GAACCGACCTGCTCACAGGAAACCTTCATCAGGCTCATCGCCGGTTCCTCGCATCGAGCGCTACATGATCGACCGGCTGCCGAAACGGAGGCATCTCGTCTTCGACCGGAAAGAAGAACCCGATCTCACGATTCCAGGACATGCCGCCCATCGATCGAGTCTCTTCGACAGCCAACACCACCGGCTTGGAGATGGGTGTATTGGAAGCGTAATCCGCCATGATCGTTCTCCTTTCGGTCTACGGGACCAGCCCACCAGGGATAGGACTGTTAGGGGTACTGGTACCTCGAGGTGTACCCGGCACCCCGGGGATAGGACTCGGGTTCGTCGCGGTACCCGGTGGCGCGCTCTGATCCTTCGGAGTGGGATTCTGATTGTCGGCCTGGGTGGGAGACACCCAGTTGTAGGCGTTGTGCTCGTAGCCGATACCTTCTTTGAGCTTGAACAACTCGGCGTCGAGAGTCTGTGCCGAAGCGATGCCGGAGACATCTTCCTGCACCTTGAAGGTCATCGTGAATTCACGAGCGACCTCGGTCACCTTGTCGTTCAGCGGTATCCCGAGCGCATAGACCGAAAACTTCCAGCCCCGGTTGACGTACTCGAAGACCCCCGGATCACCGGAATCACGCTGATTGACCAGCATGTCCCGGAAGAACAACACGGTCTGATAGAGGTGATCCCAACCGCCTCGACCGGCATGGGCAGTAACGGTGAGACTGTCGATGTTCACGGCGAGCAACTGCACGACCCGGCCGCCGTAGGTCTCGTCCACATACTTGACCAGGTTGAAGGTCCAGGTGATCGAATTCGGATTGGTACGGAACTGATAGGTGTTCCCCCCATGGGTGAGCGTAGCGAGACCCATGGGCTACCTCCCGCCGTTGGGAGCCAACTCGGAAGGAGTGGGGGAGTTGTTCTGAGATCGGTTGTAATTGGAGTCGGCATTGAGCCCGGTGTTGGTACGGGTGGGACTGCCGTTGCCCTTGTCCATCTGGACAACGAGCTTCTTGGCCGCGTCGGTGAGGTCCAGCAGGGTGTTCCCCACATTGCCGTTACCGTTGCCCCCCTGCGCTATGGCATCGGACAGGGTCATCATGTCGCCGCCGTTGATACTGACCTTGCGTTTGCCCTGCGCCACGGCATCGATCATGTCCTTGTTGTTCTGATCGAGTGTCTCTGTGCCGCCGCCTTCCTTCTCCACCTCGATGGAACCGCTGCCGTACTTCGTGACAAGTTCCTGAATACGCGGGTTGGCATAGGTGGCGTCCCGATTCTCTTTGCCGGTAGTGAACGCCTTGGTGGCATCGGTGGTGTTGTGCCAGTCGTGGCCCCCTCCAGTGAAGAGGTCGTGGATGAAACCTCCGGCAACATCGAGAACACCTCTGGCGTCGTCGGCGGGGTTGCCCGGTCCGGAAGTACCGAGAACAAACTTCTTGAGAGTGCCGGTGAACCCACCGTCCGTCTTGTCGGTGACCTGCTCGTCCTTGGTTTTCACCGCGTCCCCGGCGCGGTTGGCCTCCTTGACCAGATCCCCCTTGATGGCCAGCTCGAGATAGTGCGTCACGATCTGAATGTCGTCCGAGCCCTTGATGCCGTACATCTTCATGATGGTCTGTGCCTGTGAAATCACGGCATAACGCTGCGTGTCGGTCTTGGCAGCGGCCAACTGAGGACCGAGAGACTGAAGTGCCTTCTGGACCCCTTCCCACATCGTCACATTGACCTGGGACATGTCGCCGCCGACCTTGTCGGAAACAGCGGAAAGCAACATGTCCGGGGCAACACCTTGAAGCCCGTACTTGGTCCGAAGAGACTGCTGGGCCATGAAATTGGTGTCGAACGTGTTGAACAAGTCGGCCCCTTGACCGGCAAGCATCTTGTCTCCGGAGAACATTTCCCCCTCGATGGTGCCCATCAACCCTGCCTGCGTGCCCGAGAGCCCACCCTTCACACCCTGCTCGGACACCTTCTGGAAGGTGTCCTGCCGAGACTGAAGCGTGGCATACCCGTTACCGGCAAGACCCTTCATGGTCTCGAGCTGAGTGTTGAGCGAAGAAATGGACTGTCCACCCTCGATCACGTTGGTATTGAGCAGCTTCACGGACTGAGCCACCGACATGTTCATATTCTTCAGGTTCTCGGCCATGAAACCGGTCACCGTGTCGAACTCTTTGCCGGTGTATCCCTCGGTGAGCGCACTGTTGATGATCTGCCGGGACTGCTCGGTGTTGAGAAACGGGCTCATGGCCATGGCACGGGCCTGCATCTCGTAACCGAAACCTTCGGAGGCACCTCCACCCCGGATCATGCCCGCGTTCTTGTACTGCTGATACTGCTCACCGATCGACTGACTGGCCTGGAACCCGGCAAGCGCGATCCCGGCAACACCGGCTCCCTTGGCAATGGTCCCCACGGCCCCCGCAGCGGCACCCATCCGACCCCCTGCGGCTGCCGCTCCCCGGAAGGAGGCTTCGGTGCCGCCCTCCGCGACATGCTGGGCCAGTGCTGCCCGCTCGATCGCAGCATTGGCTGCGGTTGCTCCGGTACGCGCCAGTCGAGTGGCCGCGTGGAGGTTGCTCGAGCCACCGGCACCCTGCCGGGTCTCCTGGAGGACCTGGTTGACGAGCCCCTGACCTTGACTGGCATACTGCTGACCCGTGGCCACCCAATCGTTGGGTGCGGTGTTACGTTCCTGAGTGGGGCTGCCGGGGAACGGGCTCTGTGGTGTTTCGTCCTCGGCCGAAGCGGTACTGCTGCCCCGTCGGCGGCGAGCTGGTGCCCCTTGTGGTGAAGAATCGTCTCGAGCGGACTGCTCCCCGGTACCACGCTGGGCTCGCATGTTCGCGGCTTGACGTGGGTCCCGTTGCTGAAGATCCTCAACCTGATCCTGCACGTTCTGAGCGTCGGCTGCGGAGACGATTCCACCTCGAGGGGCCTGTGCCTGTCCGGTGACCACCTCGGCCGCCGAACGCGGACCTGAGCCGAGCCCCCCGGCTGCTCGACCCGCTGCCGAACCGATCAGAAGAGCATCCTGCCAGCGCGACTGAGCCTGAGACACCCCCTCGAGCAGGTTGGGCATCTCACGGAGGTAATCGATCACATCGGAGTTGGCTCGGGCGATGGCCTCCATGGAGGTCCGAAGATCATCGGCGCGTCGAACCATGGCATCGAGCGATTGGATCGAATCGGCAGGGACATCGACAGACAGCCGCGCGGCCACCGTGTCGTCGGTATAGGAGAAGGAGTCACCGGGAGTGGTCACTGCCACTCACCCCACTGTGGACTGTCTTCACCAGGAAGATCGCCTGCGTTGACAGACTTCTTCTCATCGATATTCCTGAGGTATTTGTCGATCTCGTCAATGTCGGAGGAATCCATCGGCACTCCTTCCTCTTCCAGATCGACCTCCGGTGCCACATACAGGTCCCGGAATCTCTTGGGGTCCAGCATAAAGAGCAGATTCTTCAGAGCCGACTCTTGCACCTCACCAAGGAACCAACGCTGGTAACTCATGTGATAGATCAGAGCCCAGCGCTGCACCGGACTGATACTGCGACCCTGAAGCAACCCCTGCTCGTAGGCCAAACGCACTTCCAACTCGGAAAGTGGGTCCAGCCTTACAGTTTTCCCAGCTTCTCCAGCAGTCCCCTGAACTCCTGCTCCGCCTCCAACACCTCCTTGTAGATGTACTGCACCACCAAGGGGTACAACGAGCGAGCCTTGTCCAACTTCTGCTGGAACAACATCTCGGGAGCCGGGTTCTCGGTGAGCGTGTTCTCCCAAGACTCGTTGTCGACAGTGCGCATCGCCGCTGCCACCGTGGCCGTCTGATACGCACGCGGATAGGCGTTGGTGTTCTCGTCGGCCTTACACTCCCGGTACACCCGGATCTCGTCGTCGGAGTTCAGGGTGCAAACGGTGACCTTGTGTTCGAACAAGGTGAAGGTACGGGTCCGGCGACCAAGAGTCATCAAGTCACGCAACTGATCCCGTTCTTCCGGGGTGAGTTCGGTGACCTTCGACGCGGCGGTCGGTGGCGCGGCCTCGACCTCGGAATCGTCATCGACCCGAACCCGATCCTCTACGGGGGGATCTTGCTTCGGAGGAGAGAGAGCGTCCTGCTCGGCCTCATCGACTACTACGGCTTCTTCGGTCGCCACTCGTGTTCCTTCTGCTCCCGGGAGCGCATCACCTCGAGGCGCTCATCGATCAGTTCCTGTGTCTTCACCGGAGGGGGACGCTTCCTCAACTCCCGGTCGATGTCTTCGAGGCTGCGCATGAGAAAAGACCCGGATCAGCTGCTGAGCATCCCCGGAGTCACCCGAGGGCCAGCAAGAAGGTCCCGTACCTCGGCGAGATCGGGAAGCTCGACGGACGCCTCGTGCTCTTCTCCACGGTCCTGCACCGCTTCGGTGAAGGCGTAGTACTCCGACTGTCGTTCGATACCGGACATGTCTAATACCACCGTGCCCGACCGCCGATAGGACGACCGGTGGAACCGAGAATCCACAAGATCGCACCGAGCACCAACAGGACGATGCCGATGTACCACAGGACCGGGATGGCCAGGAGGAAGCCGACCACCAGCAAGATAATCCCAATTACTATCATCGGGTCCCTTCTTTCGTTGTCACCTCACCGTACCGGATATGTACCCGTTATACAGGCAACTGTCAGACCGCCGACGTGTGGGTGTACGCGATCTGAATGGTCTTCGGAAGCGTCATCGATCCGATGTTGACGGTCTCTCCCTCGTTCACATCGGTGATCACGCAGTTGTAGTAGACCCTGGCGCGCATGACCCCGGTCGGAGACTTGATCACCTTCCGGCAGGTGATGGCCCCGAGAGTGATCTGCCGCTTGAGCACGTCGAGCAGGTTGTTGGTGCCCTCGAAACCGGGGAGCTGTGCCCAGACAGGGGTATTCCACAGTTCGTAGAACTGAAGAGACAACACACCTCCACGCACGGCCTGAGCCGTCACGATCTCCAACGGCACCGGCTCGTCCAGAGGCTGCACCTCTTCGGCCTGCGCTACCGGCTGGGGTGTCCTGTCCCCCACCTCGCGGAGGTAGGCCAACCGTGTGCCCTGAAAGGACAACACGGTGAACCCGGACCCTGCGACCCTTACCTTGGGCTCAGTCATTGCTACTTACCTCCACGATGTCCGTTCCCATCAGAGCGACGTACTGATCTCACCCTGAGTGACGTTGAGCGAATACCGCACCACCAGGTAGTTCAGCGGCAGGGCTGCGAGCCACTCGTAACGCACCTCGATCACGTCCGGCTGAGTGTCGAGCTGACGTACCTTGAGCTGTGCGTAGTTCCGGATCACTCCGTCACGAACCAAGGACTGAAGCGCAGCATCCACCGATGCCTTGACGTTGATCATGGTCAGATCGGTGATGATCGCCCCGAGCAGCCGGTCGTTGTCCAGATACTCCCGCAGCCGGAAGATCATGGCGTCTTCCTGACCGATGATCGACCACTCCCGAGTGAGCGTGTCCTGCGGATTGGTGGTGACCCCGTGACGGACCCGGGTGAGATTGCTGCGGGTCTTCTCGATGACCATCAAACCGTTCTGGGACTCCAGATTCTTCTGACCCTCGGCCGTCTTCTCACCGAGATCGGAGAAACCCACCACCTGACGACGGGTAAGCGGCATCGCCGAGTTCTGACTGACCGAGATACCGGCGACGGCGGCTGCCAGGAAATGACTGCCGAGCGTGATCTCCTTGTTCAGTTCCGGGACAAAATACTTCATCGTGGCCGGAGAGACCATGGCGACTCTGCTGTTGTGGATGGCCTGGGCATCGGCGATACGCTGCGCACTCGAGACCGGAGTGGCCGAGCCGTCACGGCCGACGATCGCTCGACGTTCGTACCGGTTGGACGACTGTTGGTTCACATGCGCCTGCACGATCGTCTGAATCTGTTGCATCCCGGTGGCCGGGACGACGATCGAAATATCGGGCTCGTCCTTGAGCTTGTCCAGAGCCACCTGATAATCGGCCAGTGTCGGCGTGGCCGGTGTCACCGGATCGACGGCCACAGCGATGATGGTCTGCGCCCCGTTGGTGAAGGCGAAACGAGCAGCCAGACTCAGCTCGGACTGAAGCTGACCGGCTGCGTCGTACGGGGTGCCATAAGCATCCCGGAAATCGTCGTAGTCATAGAACGAATAGGGCTGGAAATAGTCGGAATTGACGTAGCTGTAGGACACCTGCACGCTGTCGGCCGGGTGAATGTGTCCCCCCGTGATCACCCGCTGAATGGAATACAGATCGTCTCGAGTCCCGGCCTGGGCATCGGCTCCGACAGTGATCGTGTTGACGGTGTAGTCCACATTGAGCTGCCACACCTGACCGGAATCGGAGTTACGCACCACGATGGTGTCCGTGCGGATACCGGCCTGCCGAAGGGTGCGGTTGACTGCCGGTGTGCTGGCGTCGACATCGGGATCGATCACCAATGTTTCGGTATCGGTACGGTACCCAACCGACATCCCGAAGATACCGACCGAGGTCGGTGTCAGCGACTGGACCGACAGCTGTGGTCCAGGCACAGCCTCCGTATAAACCCCTGGTGGTAAATAGCGGGTAAAGTCCAGCGCCATTAGAGACCTCCTTCTGATCCTGCGGTCGTCTCGCTACTTCTGGTCGAAGCCCTAGACAATTCCAGCGTTCGGTTCATGGTCACATCCACTCCCCCGGCACCGGCACACCCTTAGGGGTGACGTTCTCGGGGATCACATCGATCCGAGACAGCCGGTACAGACCGGTGGAATCGGCCACCGACTGGAACTCGCCGATGATGTCGAACCCGATGTTGTCCTCGTAGACCAACAGTTCCGGGTCCCACGGGGTACCGACGGTGACAGACTGCCCCCCGGGACGCAGCTCGTCGGCATTGACGGCAATAGCCACATACGGGTTGGCGGCGAAACTGGCATACATCGGGCTCCGACTCTCCTTGGTCACGGGATCGATCCCGGTGTCCTGAAAGGCCAGACTGCTGATCACCGAGTCGGTGATCCTGTCCCGTTCCAGTGAGGTCAAAGCCAGAATGGTCAGCGACACTCGGCCCTCGTAGTACCACTGCTTGGTGAGGTTGCCCTCCGGGGTGATGGTCTCGTGACCGATCCCGGAGGTCCGCAACACCGAGGTGGAGAACTGCACGAAGATATTGGGGTAGGTCTCGGCGCTGGCCGGATACTCCATGTCCACATGCACCTGGGACTGGTCGGTGGTCAGCGAGGTCCCGATGAACAGGGTGCGCAGCGCGACGATGACACCCTTCTTGACCCCTTCGATCATGCCGCCAGCACTGTTGGGGGCGACCTCGAGCCCGGGAAACTCCATATGGCTAGACATCGGGAGCCTTGAACCCTTCGATCACACTGCGGCGCAACATCGGCCTGGACTCGAGAATGGCCCGGCTGATGGAGTTCTCCAGAAACTTCTGCGGCTCGATCCCGGGATGCCGCCACCGTTGCTGTCTCCAGATGGAGCCCCTGATCGGGTTGTTCTTGCGGTCTTGATAACCCATCCCGGGGAGCCCGACACCCTTGACACGGAACAGGTGACCCTTGATCGGGACGGTCTTTCCCTCGAGTGCCGTCATGAGGAACGGCCGAATGCCCTTGTTCTGATACATCAGATGCTTGGCGGTAGCCCGGATGGCGACATGACCGACCGACGGCGCGGCCTCGATCGCCTGAGAGGTGCGGTCCGACCAGCCACGGCGAGCCATGTTCTGCCGGGCCAGAACCACAGCCCGCTCGGAGATGACCCGACTCAGGGGGAGCGAGATGGGCTCACGCATTGTCGGGCTCCAGATCGTATTTCTTCTCGCTGACGATATCGAGATACTTGTCCCCGAACTCGGCTCCAACGGTGTTGAACTGAGTCGGTGGGCCTTCCCCGTAGAACCACTTCGGCTCCCGCACCCACGGTGGAAGAACATCCTCGGCCTGCGGAATCGAATCCATCGGAATCGGTATCCGATAGGCCACATGCTCGGGCTTGAGCATGTTGACCGGGCATCTCTGACCCACTCGATCGTTGTCGTCCTGAGCGACCTGATTACCGGTGCGCAGACTCTCGTCGGTGACGACACCGACGACATACCGATCGGACAGTTCCACCGGCCGATGATCCGGGGACCATTTCGACACCCGAACCAGATAATCGTTCTGCATCAGATCGATGCTGGCCTCGAGCTGGACATTACGATTGTCGGGCTGCCATTCGCCCCGCTTCCGACGAAGCTCGTTACCGTCGTTCACGGTGAATATGGCCCAGGACCGAAGCATCTTCTTGATACCACCCTCGAAGGTGGTGCCGTAGCAGACATCGCAACTGAACTGTCCGGATGCCTTGTAGATGTCGTCATAACAGTTAGGACAGCGACCCTGTGTCCCCTCATCCGTGGTCGCATGGAACATCTGAAGAAGAATGACTTCCTCTCCGTGTGACTGCATTGCCTCCCGGACATTCTTGCGAAGGTTCCGAATGGCGAATGGTTCGACAAGATCGAGACGACCCATGGTTCACCGATTCCAGATGCCGGGCGAGGAACCGTTGATGCCGTTGACGATGCCGATGGCAGCGGTGGCGGGGTAGAACCGGTAACTGCGCACCTGCGCGGCGTAGGTTCCGGCCATGAAAATACCGTTGACCCCGCCGCCGTAGATGCCACCGGACACCAACAACGATCCTTGGGCGAGACCGAGCAGCCTGCGTTTGGCCAGCTTGAACGCCGGGTCGAACTCACGCTTCTCGTCGTCGTAGATGCCCTTCCAGCGCTGAAGATAGTCACGACGATCGGTATAGGTCACCTGCATGTTCTTGAAATCCGGTTGCTCGACATAGCTCCGCATGAAGTGTTTGAGCACCTCGAGATAGAGCCCGAACACCAGCATCCCCCGGATGTAGTCGGGGACCTGTTCCCCGTCGTCCCCGGTGCCCACGGTCCAGCTCGTCGTGGGGTTCCCGATGAAATTGAGCCGAGTCACGGTGACGTTCAGCAGCTGCGCAAGCCGCTCGTAGTTGTAATGGGTCTGGAAGTTCTCCAGCAGATTGGGGCCACCCTCGGTGGAGTCGAAGAGATCTCCGAACATCCAACTGACCTGCTGCACGGTGAACCGCTCGTAGTCCCGCAGCAACTCGTAGTTGGGCATCGGCTCCATGATGGTGATGTTGTCGGTGTAGGAGAACACCAGATCACCGATCTTGTAGCGCCACAACGCGGTGAGATTGCCCAGAACATCGGTGACATCGGGACCCAGCTCGACGTAATACCGGCCGACGTCCTCCTTGATGATCTTGGCATCGCCAGTAGGCAACTCCAGAATCATCACCCCGAGCGCGTCGGTCTCGTTATAGGTGTCGAAATCGTTCTTCCGGAACAGCCGGAGACTCAGCTCGTCGGGGTCCACTCGACCGGTCTTGGACCTGATCTCGAGACCGAGGTCACCGTAGCCACCCTGGGAGACCTGCTTGCGCACCACGGAAGCCTGCCGGAGCTTCGGAGAGAAAACTCCGGTCCCCACCACCGTAATCGGACTGGTCATCGCTCTCGACCCTCCAGTTCTCGCCGACTCTTCGTCATGGCGACATATACGAGATGTCTAGCCGGGAATCGATGGCTTGCGAAGGAGAACTGAACAGCCATTGCATAAAGAACCCGTTGTGGCTGGCTTGAATGGTCAGCCGATCGTTGACCGCGAATCGGTCCTGACACGAAAGATCCACGGCCTGACTGAAACCCGGGGTGAACAAGTTACCTCGGACGAATTCGAAGTGCTGCTTGGGAGTGGGGACTCCGTTCTTCATCAACCGGACCTGGGCTCGATCACCCCATATCTGATCCGGGTCCCAGGCGATAGAACAGTCGATCACATAGAGCCCGGGCTCACGAATGACCACCTCGGTAAGGCTGGAAGTCGAATCGAACATCCCGAAGGTGTCCTCGAGTTCGGTGCGCCATTCCACGATGGAACCGGAATTGACGATCTGTTGCCGGGTGCCCTGAAGCAACCGGACCACAGGTTTGGACGCGGCCGGGAGCAGCACCCACCGAGGACTGGATTCCCCGGCCCAGGTGGTCCACACCCTGATCCGGTTGGTATCGGTCTCGTAGATCATGGCACCGGGAACCGGAGTGGCGGGCCTCGTGGTCGACGTGCAGACGAACTGAGCCAGACCGGTGATGTCGGCGGCCACATGGTGGTGATTACCGGGCGCGGCCTGATTCGCCCCGGCACCGAGCGTGTGGTGCAGGGCGGTCGGCGCGGTGTCGGTGTCGGGAGACTGATGGGTGTTGGCCTGGAGCAGCTTGGGTGCGGCGTTGAAACCGGTCCCCGAATGGTCGTGCGACTTGACGGCCACATTCGCTTCCAACGCCTCGATGGCGTCACCCATGTCCCGGTGGGACTCGTAGTGATTACGATTGCCGGTGCCCGCACCGGAGAGCGGTGTGGTTTCCGGGGCCGAGGGCTCCACGAAGGAGTCGACATTCCCGGGGAAGACTGTCGGCACGGGCGAACCTCCTGGTGTACGAAAGGGACTGCCGTTCCCGGCCGGATGGGCAGGTCGGCAGTCCCCGTTCGGGTCTTACCTCCGACTGATTACTGACCTTCGGTCGTCGGTGCTGGTGCTACCTTCTTCGGTGCTGCCTTCTTGGCGGCTGCCTTCTTCGGCTTTCCCGAGACGTCAGGGCCACGGCTGAAACCCGGGTCGGCTTCCTCGTAGAAACCGACACCCTGGGGTTGATCCGCAGCATCCGCAGGTGCCAACCCGGTGGCATCGGCACCGGTACTCTGAGCCCGATCCAGAACCGCACGCTCGGCCGCGACCGCGCCAGCGGTCGGATAGGCCAGGTTCTGAAGCAGGTCACCGCTGCCGGGCTGCGCATCGAAATTACCGATCTGCCATCCGATCCGGCCCATGGCCTCCTGAACCTCGACGGTGGGAATCTCCGACGGTGCCGAGGTGGCATCGTCCCGATTCCGTACCGAATCACGGTGCTCGTACGGGCTCGGGACGGGATCACGGTTCGGCGAACCCTTGTCCACCACCAATTCACCCGAAGTGTTGAGGACCAACGACCCTGCTGCGGCGTCATCGATCGTTGCCGCTACATCACTGGGTGTCGTCCCCTCCACCGGAGCCTGAGTGGCCTCGGCCGTCGGTGTCGCACCGGGACCGGCTCCACTGGGGGAGGTGCCGGTCGTGTCGGACGAACCGGCAGCGGGATCAGCAGCAGGAGTAGCGGGATCGCTGGCAGGGGTCGCTGCTGCGGTATCCGAACTCGTGCCATCGGGGGTGGTGGCGTCGGCCATGGTGGTTACTCCTTGAACTAGACGGTCTCGATCTCGACCTTGACGGACTTCTGAATGGTCGGCCTGCTCCAGGTGACCTGCCGACTACGGGTCTCCGGGTCGATGGACTCGACCGGAATCCACTGACTCGCCTGATCCTTGAACCGTTCCGCCAACGGCGGAACCATGTCCTTGACTTCCTGTTCGGACTGAAAGACAAGCTCGTCGGAGATCAGGCACTTCATCGGCACCATCGACCGCGAGGCCGTGCTGGGCTCCACGATGGCCTGAGTGGCCGAGGTGCGCTCCTGCTCGATCAGACCCTTCCGCTCGGCCTGGATACGCAACTCGTTCTCCATATCCGGGTCACTGGAAATCGTCATATCACCACGCAGATAGGCCCGCTGGAACCCGGGCACGACAGCCACCTCGGGAGGCAGCACCTGCACACTGTCGTCGGCACCACGAGGACCCAGGGTGAAGGAGAACTTCTTGTCGTTGCACGTGATCGTCTTCGGCGTGTTGTTCCGCACGAAGAGAGTGTCCTGATAGGTCCGAAGGTCCTTCAGTGTCAGGGTGCGAGGCTCAGCGGTAGTCATGGTGGGTGGTTCTCCTTCGTGTGGGGTGGTTCGTTTCTTCTGTGAAGCCGGTGCCGAGAAAACAGTAAGGGCAGCCGAGCGTGTGTGCTCGGCTGCCCTGTCCTACTGCTGTCGACCTGATCAGGCCGGGGTCGAACCCGTATCCGAAGTGGGAACGGCCGGGTCCGGTCCGTCGGCCGGGACCGGCACAGGTGTCGCACTGACATCCGCCGATGCCGCGATGTCGACCGGAGTGACCGTGGCCGAAGCATCGAGCGACCCTGCGGTCACCGGAGTGGCGTCGGCGGGAACCTCAGCCGGAGCCGAGGTGTCGGTCGCTGCCGGTACCTCTACGACGTTGGTGTCGGCGGGCAGGTCACCCGCCGCGACGGGAGCCGCAGAGGCGTCGGTCGGGGTGACGTCGACCGGACCCACCGTGACGGGAACGACGGTCGCATCGGGGGCGACCTCGGTGACCGCAACCGGAGTGGCGTCCACCGGGACCACGACGGGAGTAGCGACGTCGGCAGGAACTTCGACCACCGTGGTGTCGGCGGGCAACGTGCTTGCTTCTACCGGAGCCGCCGAAGGATCGACCGCCACCGGAGCAGTAACGCCTCCCGAAGTGTCAGCGCCCGAGGCACCGACTGTGCCGAGAAACCCATCGGTGTTGTCCACCGTCCCCGGAATCACCGCACTGGAGCCGTCACCCGTACGAGGGGCACCACTGGCATCGGTCGGGACACCGGGACCGGCACTCGCGCTGGCATCGGGAGCCGGAGTACCGGCTGCCGGGGTGCCGTCGGGATTGGTGGCCTCGCCACCGGGAGCCGGGATCGCCGGGACCTGGTCGGGAGTGGGAACCGGAACAGGGGTGATCGGGGGAGCGTCGGCGACCGGCGCGACATCCGGCGTGGTCGTCGGTGCGGGCTGCGCAGGATCGACCACGACCTTGAAGTGATCGGCGACCAAACCGGCATCGGCCACGGCCTTGTCGAGCGCATCGAGCGCGGTATCGTCCACGGCCGCGTTCGCCTTGAGGTCGTCCAACGCCTTCTGAAGGTTGGCATTGCTGGTGAGCAGGGCATTGACGCCCCCGGTCACGGCGATGTTGTACGCCGTGAGCTGCTCGGTAGCGACCTGGACACGATCTGTTACTGCCATCAGTACTCCTAATCTGGTCAGGAGGGCCTCGAAACGAGCCCACTCTTCTCGGCGCTCACGCCGTTGACTTTCTTCGAGCCTTTGGAACTCGGTCATCACCGGCTCGAGAAGCCAGTCTCTGAACTCCACGTGATCGACCTCCTGTAGGGGCTCTGCCGCTCACACTACCTGCGGAATCTGTACCTCAGGTGAAAGGTCCAAGGGGATCACCACAACTGGTGGCTACGCGCGCACGCGGGTACCCGTTTCTACGTTTTTGACTCTTTTGATCTGTTCCCTCGCTGAGACAAAGTACTTCGTTTTGAAGTAGTACTCGCTCAAAACCGAGCCGAGCGAAGCGAGGTGAAGGTTCTCGGCTCGAAAGAGAACCGAACTGAGCGAAGCGAAGAGAGGTTCTTTCCAACAAGACTCCTCTGGAGTCTTTGAAGTACACAGCCTCGCTGGCTGGGGAGGTCGCTGTGGAGTTATGAGGACACGACTACCGACCCCATGTCGTTCAGGACATGTGGTTCGTAGCTAGGTGAGTTCCATGGGGCCTGGGATGCTATCCCAGTGAACGGTTCATCGGTCACTGTACACACAAGCAAAGTCCCCGGCAGAGGAACCGTTAAGAAACTCTCCGGGGACTTCCGAAAGGCGACCGAGGTAGCGAATCTCGGGCTAGTCGACTTCTGAAGATCGTTGGCACACGCCTCTCGTTGCTACTGGAGATCATCTCACATCACACGAGATCACACGAGATCACACGAGATCACAATGGAACTATTCAGAACACAAGGAAGGACCCCTAGCTCGATCGAGGTCGGGGGGTGACCGTTTCTTATGATCGAAAACCGTAGGGGTCCTTCCGGAAGAGCTTACTCGCCGATCGGCCACTTGTAGGCGTCTCTCAGCTCGTTGAGCAGAGCCGGTTTCTTGTCCTCGAGCAAGAGTTTCTCCACAGCGGCGAACACCTCCCGTTTGTGTCCGGTACCCACAGCCTGAAAGAGCTGACGAGCCCAGCCCATCTGACGACCCTCCCGGCAGGTACACGCCTCTTCGGGATCGAAACGCCCCTCGGGGTTGAGGTAGCTATGGGTCTTGAGCTTGATCTTCTGCGGCTTGTCTTCGCTGGCAGGTTCCCGACGCTGTGGTCGCTCCTCCGGGATGTACCCGGTCACCCGGTAGTCGGCATACTCCAGACGCTCCGAGAGCCCTCCCGCCGCATCGTCGGAGACCCACCAATACTTCGGGGTCTCGTCGGGATGCCAACGACGCTGAGCGCTGGGAATCTTCTTGATCTCGGTCAACACGTCGGGAAGATAACCACCCGTGACGACCCTCCAGCCCGAAGCTCCGGGCTCCGGGCTGAAAGTGATCTCGATGACGGTCTCGTCTTCGATCAGGACGCCACCTCCAGTTTTGCTCTGGTGATCAGGGTGTTGTCGGTCCCTTGGTAGTTCTCGGTGCCCTTGACCGTGGCCCTGGTGATCACAACCTGTGTTCCGATCTCCAGCCCGGGAGGCGGGTTGGACGCGAACCACTTGACCGAATGACCGTCGGCGGTACGGAATCCGATCAAGGTGGTGATGCCGTAGTCGCCCTCGATCTCGCGAAGGAAGGTCACGGTGGCCTCGATGCCGGTGAGCTTGTCCTTGGCTGCTCCGAGGAACCCGGCAACATAGCCCGCGCTCTCGGCCTTCTTGGTCTCGTTGCGTGCCCACACCGACACCAGGCTGACCAGGGTGCCCAGACCCTTGAAGGAGACGGTCTCGTTGCCGAGGACGACCCTCATGTTGTCGGCATAGTCACCGTCACGCAGGGTGTCGGCCGACGCGATGACAGCGGCCACAACTTCGTCGGAGACGGTGGCGGCGACCTGACTCATCTCTGCGGCCCAGGGGCGCTCCTTGTTGTTCGGGAAGAGCACGGCAAGCACGCTGTCGGCCGAGGCAGCTCCACCGAAGTCACGAGCCCGACCCCGGCTGATGAAGTTCTTGCCCATGTCGGTGACGGCCAGCGCCAGTCGAAGGATGTGACCGACCGAGAAGATCATGGCCTCACGAGCGGGGCCACGGTCTTCGTTGATCGCTGCGATCTCCTCGAGCGTGAAGTCGCCGAGCAACCAGAGACCCTTGACCTCGATACCGAAGAACAGCTCGATGCAGGTGGAGCCCACAACCTTGAACTCGCCGGTCTCGGTGTTGCGGATGATGTAGGACGCCTTACGGGCGCGGTTCTGGTTGCAGTGGTCGCAACGAGTCTCGGTGACGCGCTCGAGGCCGTCGGTGTTCTCCCCGGGAATCAGGTTGACCAGGACGCCTTCGCCTTCGGCATTGACCGAGCCGACGAAGCGCCAGCCGTCGACCTCGACCGAGGGACGGTTGAAGATGACGCTGAAGCTCTGCGGAAGGAAAACACCCTCGGTCGAGGACTCGACCAGCTCGTTCTCGGTGGCGACGAAGGTGAAGCGATCGGCGAAGTCGTTGCGCTCGAGGCGACGGTTGACGGTCTCGACCTTCTCGGCCAGACGGGCGAGGTTCTCGGCGTTCAGGATGTGGAAGACGGTCTCGGTGACGACCATGGCGGGGGTTCCTTTCAGGGGTCCTGCTCTGTGCTGTACCCCTACTGTACCACAGGTTTAGCCGTGCGCAAACTAATAGATCGCACTCACCACAGCCGCCGCAAGTGGCACCGGGACACAGTCACCGACTTGCTGCTGTCTCTCCCCGAGCGAACCGACCCACGGGTAATCGGCCCGGAAACCCTGAAGCACACCCAGCTCGGCCGGGGTGGCCTGCCGGTTGCCTTCGGGGCTGAGCCAGGCTGCGGTGTTGCGGCCGGTGACCGTGTGCGCGGGCATGTCGAGAGATCGAGGGATCTGTCCGGCCGTACGCTCCGAAGCCGCTCCGGCTCCGGCAAAATGCCACGGCTGATCGGTGAACCGATCGATGAGCCCGGTGTCGATGAAGGCTTGTCGGATCGATACCCATCGCTTGAGAGTGAGATCGGCGAAAGGATCGAAGATCGGCTTGCGTGGATTGAACTTGCCGTGTGTCGGCTTGGGCAACTTGGCCGGTCCCCGGGCTGCGGTCTCCTCGGGACTCCGTGCCACCAGGAAAGCCCGGGTCCGAGTCTGTGGCGTCCCGAATTGCTCGGCGTGCAATTTATCCACCTCGACGGACCAGCCGAGTCTGCGCAACACCTCGGCACATGTCTGCCAGATCGGGAGGACAGCCGGAACCTGCTCCCACAACAGCCAACGAGGAGTGGTCCTCAGTGCCCAACGCAACGGCTCGAGAACCAGGATCGAGCGGTCGTCTTTCATGTGCCGACGGAGATAAAGGATCGCTGCGTCGACATCGTCGGCATCCCGGATATGTGTGATGGCCTCGAGCAACATCACCGAATCGCCATGCCCGAGCTTGAGTCCGGCCGAAGAGAAACCCTGACAGCTCGGGCTACCGAGAAGACCGGTGGGTGAGTACTCGAGCGGGTTGATCAAGGTGACATCGGCACAGAGCCGAGGGTGTCCGGCTGCACGAGCTGTACGGCAGACTGTGTCGAGCCACTCGATACCGAGCACCTCTTCGGTGATTCCGGCCTGTTTCAAGCCTTCATCCGTCCCACCCGCACCCGCGAACAAATCGATGATCATCGAGCAAGCGTACCCGATCTGTACCCGAAACTCGAGTAGCTAAGCAGTCTTCGCCGGAACGGCTGCACTAGTGGGCGCTGTGGTGGCAGCAACCGATGGTTGGGCGACACGCATCTGACCCTTGAGAAACTCGTCCACAACCTGACTGAGCGCCTGACCGAGAAGTGCTCCGAGCGCGCCGCCGATGGTGGCTCCGGCCGGAGCCCCGAGCATCGGGCCGAACGGCCCGCCGATGGTGATGCCGATAGCGGTACCCGCCGCCGTACCGATGGCACCCCCGATAGCAGTAGCTGCCCGGGTGATGGCCTGAGCCCGTACCAATGCATCGGACTGACGGACCACATCGTTGGCGAGGTGAACAACGATCGGGCGTACGGCTTCGACATTGAGCCGAAGCTGAGGGGCGACCTGATTGACGCCGAATTCGACCTGAGTGAAAAGCTGATCTACCAGTGTGGTAACAGGAGTAACGGGAGCTGTCATAACCCTCAGACTAACTTGCGAGTCGACTGTTCGGACTCATCGTCGTTGGATTGTCGCCCACATAAGTGTCGGCCTGACGCTGGATTCTCACGAGCTGGTTCGCACCTGAATACCCGACGCAGGAATCGACCGCCAGCCGTCGCCCGCGTCGTAGTGGATCTCTGTCAGCTCTACCATTTGTCCGTGGGGAAGATAGCTGTTGCCCATCATGCCCATGTCGGCAGAATCGAGATCGGGGTCCCACGGTCGATCACTCACCGTGGGTCGCTTGCCGACCAGAACAACAGGCATGGTGGCGATCACTTTGCCGTAATCCTCGATGGTGCCATCGCCCAGAGCACCGATAACGCTGTACTCGGGATCGAATCCGTTCTCGGCATACTCCTTGAAGTCGACCAGGTCACCGAAACTGCTCATAATGCCCCACCACTCACCCGTCGAACCGAATTGGGCCTGAGTGGCAGCGGCGAGCATAGAGGCGGAGACCTGATGTGCAGCAACAGCTAGAGATAGTTCGTTGGAATGCTCACTCATATCGAGAGAGAACCCCCGAGCGATCAGTTCGTCGCCATAAGCAATGCGTTCGAGACACATGGATGATACGACTACTCGCACATTGAGCGCCTCCACCTGCTCGCGAAAGGTGACGATACGACGAGTCATGTCTTCCCTCTTTAGACCGTGAACACTGCCGCGTTGATCGCCGCCGCCATCGCAGCGTGTCCAGCGTCGGTGGGATGTATTCCATCTGTCGTGTATCCGGCCTTCCACAGGCCGGTGATAGGTGTTGCCTCCGCTGCTGCTGCGGTGTCGAAGAAGCCGACTGCCGGATGACCGGACTGCCCGAAGCGGACCACTGTCGAGCTGCCAGCCGTGCCGGTAGCGACCGCCGCAAACGTGGTCGGGTTCAACGGTGCGCCGTCCCTGACCCATGCGTTGAACGGGTCACGAATGGCAGTGCTGTTTGCAACCGCGTTACCCGCGTCGGTGGACGGGATTCCCGTCACAGCCCACACCTTCATTCCCGCCATCGCCATGAACCGCCAGCCCTTGATTGTCATTATCTGGATATCAGAGAATATATATCCGCGATCGTTTGTCCAGTGCGCCCAGATACCATGCGTGTGCTGAATGCCCTTGGTGAGCTGCATTCTGCGATAGTGGTTCTGGGGAACAACGAACTGGGAACCGGAAGACCCACCGACTGCGAGGTTTTGGTGCGGAATCCCGGCTGGAACAAGAGCGCGATTGACCCAAGAATTGTCGGAAACAGTACCGCCGAGCCCGTACTCGACGGACGTTCCGATTGTCATCACGCACGGTTTCGGTACGTTCGTGATCGCTGTGATAGCTGCTGGTCCCCACGAGTATCCCGCCGTGTACGTGTAGTTGGCCGCTATGGACGACATCGAAATGTCCGTGTTCGGAGAGGCTGAAGTGTCCAGTATCCCTTCGCCTGCGTAGACAATCGGGTTCCCAAACGACCATTTCATCCCGAGCGTTGCCACGGATACTTGCGTTCTTACCCAAAGGGTGTCTCCCGCAGTGACACGGAGCCCGACATTAAATGTCACCGTTTGCCCCGGCAAGAGCGTGTATCCGTTCGGTGGTGTGATCGGGATAGGGGCGGTGAATCCCGGTGGCTCAACTGCCGCGTACACCGTGATCGGGTTAGGGCCGTCACTCTCCCCTAAGGCAGTGATGTTCTGGACGTTCGAATACGAAATTTCCAGGGAATGGCCCGAATTGATCACAGGGTGCTTGGATCGCCATGCGAACCCCTGCTTCGTCCCGTCCGACAACGAGCCGGGATTGAAATACGGCGGGAATACCCTATCGCAGACAGGAATACGGTTTCCTCCCGCAACATACTTGGCCGCAGCGGACTTCGACGTGAGTACTGGCGGGTCCAGCGGGTTCAGTAGCCCCATATCTCTATTCTCCGATTCTCATGCGTAGACCCAGATGACACGGCAGAATCCGGGACCGCCGGGCGAGCCCGCGCCGCTGTTGAACCCGTTCAGGCTGGCCCCACCACCAGCTCCGCCGACGCCGTACCCCAACGGTGTCGCGCCCGCTTGCGCGTTGGCCGTCTTCGATGCCGCGCCGCCGCCAGCGCCGGTTCCGGGAATGCCTGCACGTGCTGCTGGGCCAGCGCCAGGCAGGGCACCGGCCACGATGCCTCCAGCGCCCGCCGCGAGTGTCGAGTAGCCGACCTGCAATCCGCCAGCACCACCCGCGCCTTCGACGTCTGCGGAGGTAATACCTCCACCCGTGCCGGAAGTCGTACACTGCGCACCCCACGCGCCGGTTCCCGCAGTACCGACGCCGCCGGTCGTAGACGCGGCGGAACCAGCGATACCGTTGAAATTGCCGAACCCTGCGATGCCGCCTAGTCCGGTTGCATTCGTTCCACCTACGCCCACACCACCAGCGCTCATCTTCACGCAAGCGGTGCCCGATACGAACGACGTAGCAGTCGGTGCGCCGCCAGAATTCCCGTTCGTGTCGTCGGTCGTGACAGCAGCGCCACCGGCACCGGGGGCCGGAACGGTGACAGTGAACGTGGAGGCCAATAGGGCTGCCGGAATCCACACATCGTAGGCAGCTGCCGACGATCCTGCCGACCCGCCACCGCACCGGACTGTTCCCGCTGCCCCGCGCCTTCCCGAACCGCCGCCAGCACCGGGCGGAATCAGGGTGACATAGCAGCCGAGGACGTTGGGCGGAACCGGAACACCGGAAACCGTGGTCGTGTAATCCGTCGACGTGCGTTTCGACTCTGCCATTATCAGCTCACCACAATCGCGGGAAGGATCGAGACAGCACCGGAGGTGTCTCTGGTGACAAGGGGCTGCGTGTACGTCTTCGTCACAGGACTTCCGTACGTCACGGTGTAACTGTCGACCGCACCGGGGAACGCCGTGGACAACGCTGTTGCTGTGTATATTCCAGGCGACCCGTCCGGCCATACCACCGCGAACGACGTAATAGCCCCGTTCGCATCCCTCGTGACCGCGCCAGAGATGATCTGACCAAGGTCGCGGGCGAGTTGTGGATACCTTGGCGCTGTATCCGCCTTGCCAAGCGACGTTTGCACCCCCGCCGAAAGGTCCGTCGCGGGGATACCGCCACCGGGCCTCAGGTACTTCGTCCCGCTGCTACTCCACCCCGGATCGGAGTCGTACATGATGACCAAGGGGTCCGAGGCACTGAAATCCGGCCCCACAGCCCCCCTCGGGAGAGTGAGGACGTTGCCGGAAAGCGAAGCATTGCGCGCGTCCGCAGCCGAATAGATCAACTCGGTGCCGCGCCGGATCGAGCGAATCTGTTCCTTGACAGGGTTCGTCAAACCGGTCAGTGTGACGGTTCCTGCTACCGGGTTGAAGGCATAGGTAGAAACAAGCTGCGAAGTCACATCTCTCCTAACACATAGTGCTGAATATATGTGCGGGTCGAGCTAGATGACCCTTCATAAGTTCGCGCTCACCCACTGCCGAAGCCACGGCTCGAGATCCTTGGCCCCCTGAGTCCCGAGATAGGCCAGATCCACTTCGTCCCAGGTATCCACCGACACCGGGACCTCGTAGAGACCGAGCTTGCGGGCGGCAGCAATCCGATGATTGCCGTCCTGCATCAGCGCCTGACGATGATCGCTGCCGAGCGCAATGCTCAGCGGCTTCTGGATGCCGTAGGCGGCGATGTCACGCTCCAGCTCCTCTTGGCGCTCGGCATCGCTCGGTCCCTCCATCTCGGCATAGACATCGAACTTACGGTAATGCCACGCTGCCTCGGTCGGCATCTGGAAGACCTCGTAGTTGTAGGCCACCCTGGTGAAGGTCTCGGCCTGACGTTGAATGCGCATGGTCACCACACTGCCGCGACGATAGCCCAGCCATCGGAGAATGCCGACTCGGCTGCGGGGTTGCTGTCGTAGACCGAGAGGTAGTTCTCGATCGGCTTCCGATTGCCCCGCTTGGAGGTGTCCCAGCCCTTCTTGAAAGCTGCCTGTTCCTCGGGAGTGGTATATCGAGACGCCAACTCCTTCCGAATCGCTGCCATGTCAAGGCCCTGGCTGTGGAGCTGGTGATATTCGTCGGTGTCAGCGTGATAGGACGCGATGCGCATCCAAGAGTTCTCGTCATAGGCTGCGGGTTTGACGAAGGTCTCGGTCTGCTTCTGGATGCGCACGACTACCTCCCGTGCCGGACGGACCCGGCCTCGATCTGGCCGAAGGTGCGCTCACCCTGCCGCTTCTGGAAATGACGAATTCGATTGGCCGGGATACCCACCTTGTTACTGGGGGCCAACACACAAAGCAGGTCGTTGTCGTCCTGGCTGAAGTACCCGGCCTCGGCAATGGCTGCCTCGGAGGGAAACACGTCGGCATGTCGGTCGAGTTCGAGATCGAGGAGGTGGTCTTCTTTGCCGCCGAGGGAGTAGACCCAGAGGAAATTCGACGGCACCGAGGCCAATGTCTCGAGCACACGGCGGAACCGAGAGACCTCCTTGGTGTACGCATAGAAAATGATGTTGTCGTGCTCGCGAGCGATCGTGATCCAGTTCATCAGATACTCGTCGGAGAAGAAATCTCCCGAATCGTGGATGCGGATCGCTGCGGCCCCACGAACAAGCAGATCCTGCATCTTCGGGTCCAGATGAGCGTGAGACTCGAGCCCGATATCCCGGGAATATCCTTTGGGTTGAAACCGGCGACTGTGTAACTCGGCGCTCATCCGATCGACAAACTCCTGAGGGCGATCCATCGCCAACATGAGGTTGGATTGGTGAGCGGTGAGAACATTGGAGAACAGATAACTGCCGTTGCGGGCATAGCAGAGCTTGGCACATGCTCCGGCCTGCGGGCAGACGTTGATCACCCGGCCATCAGCAAGCCGGGTGACCCATGCGGGCAACGTCCAATTCCAGACGTGATCTTTACGCAGTTCGGAATTTTGTCGCAACAGAGTTTTGTTCATCCCGGGCCTTCACTGTAAGACAACAGAGCTTCAGGTCCACTCGTAGTGAGCCTGCTCGGCTTCGGCCTGAGCCTGACCGAGGGAAGGCACCGGGCCACCCTGTTCGATGATCTCTTCGTCGCGAGACACGGACCAGAAGAACTGACCGGTACGAGGTTCGGCCACCGTGAGCGCACAGCCGTCGACCTCGGCATACCACTCGAAGTTGCCGTAGGGCTGCCAGTTGGCAGCCGTGCGCTCCTTGGCGGCGAGGACCGAACCGGTGCCGATCTCGACCCGGTACGAGGCACCGTAGCCGGGGCCACCGTTGTCGCCGGTCGGAATCCAGGGACTGAGCCCGGCCGAGTAGCCAGCGAGTGCCAGCGCATCGGAAGCCACTCCCCAGTTGCCATTGACGATCGGGGCCACTCCACGAATCACGTCGATCTGCGCCATGTCGGCGTTGTGGATCGTGATGAAGTCCGTGTCCTTCCACATGAAGGCATAGGCGGCACCCTCGACACCGGCCGTGATGACCGGGGTCTCGATGCGCTCCCAGTTGGTGGTGGGCTTGCTCCCGAGCTTGTGCATGTCTGCCTCCCTCTCTCATCTCTTCCCCTGTGGAAGTGACTCTCTAGATATGTTTCCAAGACCGATGAGTTACGACTCCATAGACAGTCGAATCTGCAATCCCGAATTGATTCATCAGATCTCGGATGGAGCTACCACTGGCGTACCCAGCTCTGATCTCCAACACCTGCTTCTCGGTGAGCTTGGAGGTAGGGACACCCTCACCTTTCCGATACCGATCACGCTCCATAGCCTCATCGGTGTTTTGCCTACGGGTCCCAAGCTTCAAATGATTCGGATGAACGCACCCCTTGTTATCGCAGGTATGAATCACGAACATGCCCCGAGGGATTGGACCGTGGTGGACGATGTAAGAAAATTGATGCGTCGGCCGGTACCTGCCAGCGAACCAGACCGTCCCGTACCAGTTGTTGACCGAATCTTCTTTCCAGAACCAGCACCCCTCCTCTGGCGGTGATCCGGGAAGAAACCAGGAAAACACCTCCTGAGGAGTTAAGCCCGAGGGAGGAGACTTCCTCCTCGATCTCGATTTCGTCATAAGAAAATCGTACCACAAGTGTACCAAGTTCCACGCACTGTGCTCGGGGGTATCCCGAGGGAGAAGAAACGAAAGGAGGTGCATCGTGGACGACCACGTGTTGTTGATCATCATCCTGATAGTCGTTGCCATTCATCTGGCAGTCGATCTGTTCGGGACCTACGGCCACCGTCGGGTGTAAAAGGTCTCGACACGGAGAACGGCCTCCGGGCGTGATGCTCGAAGGCCGTTCTCTTTCGGTGACCCAGCAGGAGGGGAACCCCCACAGGAACACCGTCCTGCTGGCTTCCTCCAGTCTAAGCCCTAACCACAACATGTTGTGGTGATGTGGGGTACTTCTCCCACACATGTAGGGGTCAGAGTTTACTGACTAGCACCTTGGTCACCTGCTCTGCGAGACCCTGGGAAATTCCAGCGGTCAGTTTCGTCTTGAACTCGGCCACGACCTCGGCCGCCGCCACCCTGAGATCCTTCTCGAGTGCCGCCTTGACGGCCTGGTCGACCTTGATATCGACCAGACTCTTGGTATCACGGTCGTAGCTCGACGCCCGATTCCCACTCGTGGAGTATTTCTCGTTGAGCACTTCCTTGACACGATCGATGACCATTTCCCGAATGGTGGCCTCCTTGCCGGTGCGTTCCCCGTAACTGTTGGTCAGGGGGAAAGGATCGGTGAAGACCTTCTCGATCAAAGGCTCGATCCGGGCCTTGGCCGACTCGATGGCAGCCTGCTGCACTGCCTTGTCCAGAGTTTTCCCGATCCGTTGCTCGAGCCGGTGGACGAGCTGCCGGACGATCTCCTCCTTGACCCCGTAGAAGGGCTCGGGAACCTCGACATCGGGGTCTCCGGTGTAGGCCAGATTGGGCCACATGGTCTCGAGAAGCTGTGCCGGATCGAACTGGAAGGTGATGGGAGCGAGCACCTGACGGGACTCGAGAGGGACAGACTGCTGTTCCTCGGAAAATGATTCGGTCATGGGGGTTCTCCTTGGGGAAAGTCTAATCGAACGAGGTCTCGAACAGTTCTCGTAACGTCAATTGACCGGAGTCAACTGTAAATCCTGCACTTTGATGGCGACCTCGGTGCCGTCGAGGGTGACGTAGCCACTTCCCTGGACGATGTCGTTGCTCATGACGCACTCGAACGCACCCGTCAGGCAGGACAACCGTTCCCAGTAGCCCATACCGCTCGTTGCGGTCGCCGTGTACTCACCGGGCGCGATGTCTTTGCCCAACTTGAGTGTCCCGTTCTTGGGGAGCTTCTTGGGAGCGGGAGGGGCCGGGGGTGTCGGCACCGTGGTGGGAACCGGGGCTGCCGAAGGAACAATCACTGGCGGAGGCGGAACTGCTGGCAGAGATGCCTCGGTCGAAGTGTTACCGCTACCTGCGTCGTAACCCTTCTTGGCCGAGTCGGGGGAAGCGAGCACCGAGATGATGATCAGCAGTAACACGACTCCGCCGACAATCCAGGGCCACTTGTGCTTCTTCTTCGGGGTCCGAGGTGGTCCATAGTATTGCGGCCCGACCGGGGGCTGTTGCCCAGGGAACTGTGGATAACCGGGCTGGGGGTTCTGGTGGGGCATGAGAGGTCCTTCTCGGTTGTGGGGGTTCAAGCTCGGTGCCTGTACTCAGACTGTACCATAATCATCAGATATAAGATAACTCGGCCTCGATTGACGAGATAACTCCCGTGGTACGGTGCAGTTATCTATTCTCACACAGAACAGGAACCCCCACATGAGCTTCATCCAGCCATTGATCATGGCACCCAACCCCCGGGGAGCGGCGCTCCTGATCAATCGCACCTTCAAGGAGGGCGAGATCGATCAGTACAAGCGAGAGCTGGTCAAGAACGCCATCGAGGCCAATGCCACCGAGATCAGAACCACAGCTCTGCGCCTCGAAGACCTCGGGGACGAAGGAGGTGTCAAGGCAGCCTTCGTGGACAACGGCGACGGCATGAGTTCGAACAAAATCACCGACTACATCGGCGAACTGTTCAACGGGGCCTCCTCCATGGGTGCCGACGGCAACTTCCAGATGGGTGCCCGCGTGTCCACCCTGCCCTTCAACCAAGCAGGCATCCTGGTGGCCTCCTGGACCGAGGCCGAACCCGAAGGCACCATTCTCTGGATCAGATGGGACAAGACCGAGCAGTGTTACGGCGTCGAGCCCTGGGAAGACGAAGACGGAGTAGCACAGCCGACCGGAATCCCTGACCCCTCGCTCAAGCACGAGATCATCGAGAAGACCGGGCACGGGACCGTGTTCGTTCTGCTGGGCAGTAAGGACGAAGACCACACCGTCGGCGAGATCGGTCAGGGTCTCGACGGCCACTTCGTCTACCCGGACGTACGCAACACCCGTGACGACCTGCTCTTCTACAACTCGAAGTTCTGGGTCCTTCCGGAGGAAGTGGTCCTCAAGACCATGTGGGCTCCCCGGGACCTCATATCCTGGAAGAACAAGATCGCCCCGGGGCAATGGTTCGATGACATCGTGGACCACAACTCCTGGCGCTGGCGCAAGTACGAAGGTGTCGAAGACCGAATCACCAAGTTCGCCGAGACCAAGGGCTCGGTTTCGGTGACCTCTCACCGAGGTCACAAGGCCACGGTTCACTGGGCACTGTTCCCCGAAGGTAAGTTCATCGGCCAGGACGGAAGCGGGGCCTCTCGAGACACCACCGACTACTACATCCCACTGGGACTGTTCGGTGAGATGTTCAAAGGCGAGATCTACAACATTCGGCAGTTCGGCAAGGCTCGCACGGCCATGGAGCACTACGGCGTGGCTCGCAGAGAGCTACGGGACAGGCTCGTCCTGATCATCGAGCCGAACAAGAAAAGCGCATCCTTCATCGGTGCCGAGCCCTCGGGTGCGAGAGGCCACCTCATGATCGCCAACGGTCCACTGCCACACGAAGAGTGGGGTGAGAACTTTGCCCTGCATATGCCGCAGGCGATCAGGGAACGCCTGGACGACCTGAACTCGGCGAACACCGACGACCAGAAGGAGAAGATCAGGCGCATCCACGATCGGCTGAAGAACTACTTCACGCGCACGATCAGAAGCACCCTGCCGACGGCCGAGGAGGCCCCGACCGGAGACGAGACCGACGAAGACGGTAACACCGGACAGAATCCCGACACCGGCTCGACACCGGGCAAGTCGAGAAGAATCATCGACGGCCCCGAGTTCCCGCGCGGACCTCGGACAGGAATCAAGGTGACCAGGAGACCACGCAAGCTCTCCAGGATCGGTGGAGGGGCGAAGAAACGGGCTCCAGGGCTCAGCTCCAGTCATTCCAATCCGACCCAGCAGATCAACGAGGTCTGGGACACGACCGGAGAGGAGTTCACCGACGGCCTGGAGGCACTCGTCGTGAAATGGGTCCCGGCCGGGCGTCGGCTCATCGTGAACGGGGCTCATCCCTATATCACCGAGCTGCTGCGGATCGAGAAGGTGGAGCGTAAGGAGAGCAAGGCCGAGGAGGTCGAACGATACCTCAGGGAGGCAATCTTCACTCACCTGATCAGCCACATCCTGTCGGTGGAGCTGTATGCCAGGTCCACGATGGCCGGGTCTACCGGGGTCGGGACCGACTTCACCAAGGCTGCTCTGTCCGATCAGTCTCTCTCGGCCACGGTGCTGAATCTGCCGACACTCGAGTCTCTGGTCCATGCCAAGTTCAAGGGCCGAACCGGTCTCGGGAAGACCAAGACTCCAGCGGCCTAGCTCGGCAACGGAAGAAGCGCCTCAGGTCCGGACCCGAAGCGCTTCTCCACTGTGCATCCTCTTCGTCAGGCTATGACCTCTGACTATCGCCGAACTCTAGGTCTTCTTCCCCTGGGGGTCAGTGCCGGATGGATGAATCCGCCCCCAGGATGCACCTGCTCGTGAGGTTCTCGGAACCTCAGGCAGACTTCCCAGCGTGTGAGGAGAGGCCCGGTTGCGTCCGGGTCGGGGCCGTCGGCGACCGAGCCTCTCCAGGCCCTGACTCATGTGCTGCTCCAGCGGAGATGGCGGGCCAATCCCTCCGTGGCGGCTCTTGGCTTGTCCGAGATGGGCCAAGTCGGTGATCTTTCGGGCCGAAACCTCGAGCGCTCGGAATCACGCAAGACCATTACTGTACTACACCTGAGCCAGCCACCGGAAGAAACCGACGGTAGCGGCAACCAGCAGCGGCACATTGACAACCAATGGGTCTATAGGGGTACAGTACTAGGACATCTATCGGACACAATCGAGAAAGAGAACCCCCACAATGAAAACAGGTATGCGTGCAGTGAGTCTGAGTCTGATCACGTTGGTCATGGGCGCGGCCGGGACGGGGATAGCCTCGGCGGCCCCGGTGGAGAGAGCTGTCGTCTCCCCTGCCGAGCAGAACACGGCGTGGAACACCTTCGGCGAGGAGGTCGCTCTCGGTACGGCTGTCGGCACCCCTCTGGGTGCTGCTGCCGGGATCGTCCCCGGAGCGGTCATCGGAGCCGGGGTCGGGTGTGTTGCTGCCGGTCTGCTCGCCGGAGTCGTCATCCCGGTTGCCGGTTTGGTGTTCGCACCGAGTGCGTGCCTGACCGCTGGACTGGTCGGTGCGGGTACTGGTGCCGCTCTGGGGGCTGCGCTCGGCGGCGCTCTCGGTGGTGCTGCCGGTGCCGGTACTGCCGCTGCGCTGGGGGCCAATCAGCTTCAGGACAAGCTGAAATAGTTCGCGTCGGTCGGGCAATCGAAGGAGGTTCGCGATGACATTTTCGCAGAAGACTTCGGCGCAGAAATTCCACGGCGTGCTGGCGCTGTTCCTGATCGTCGTCGTGATATTCGACCTGATCAGCGGCGTGAACACCGTAATGGAGTGGGTCGGCGCTATCGGGCTGACGGTCTGTGTCGTCTCGGGTCTCTTGTCGTTCTTCCGGGCACCGCGCCCGGATCGAAGGTAGGAGAGATATGAAGATCAGTGTTCTAGGCAGTAGGCGTTCTCTGACGACCGGGATGGTTCTTGCTGCTGCTGCGGTGGGATGTCTGACATTGCAGGCTTCCCCGGCTCACGCAGTACCGGGTGACGCAGGCAAGTGCGTGACGGGAGCTGTCGTATTCGGTGCCGGTATCGCGGGGACCGCCGCCACCGATGGCGTAGCAGGGGCATTCGGAGGTCTGGGAGCGATGCTGGGAGGGGAGGAGACCATGCACACAAGCTGCCCTCCGGCTCCGGGTGTGGTTGCCGAGATTCCTACGAATCCACTGTTGGTCAAGCCCCATAACGACGGGACAGCCTGAGAGAGCCGATGTCGGGTCGGGGCTGACACCTCGGCCCGACATCGAACCAACCGAGAGCAACGTGAAGGTGGTGGGGATGGAGTTCTGCATGAAGGGTCTGCACAGCTGGACCCCCGAGAATATTACTTTCCACCGTCTCAAGGACGGCGAACTCAAGCAGACCTGTTTGCCCTGCCGTAGGGCATCGCGTCAGCGCTGGGAGCGGGCGAACCGCTGGAAACGACAAGAGCGAGACCGGCAGCGCGGGGCCTACAAAGCGAGAACCCCTCCCCGGATCGAGAAGGGGAGGGGTTTCGTCAGCTCTTGAACCAGAATGTTAGCTCAAGATTTGCGCAATGCAATCAGGCCGCGCGGATTTAGGATAGCCATACCTACCAATTCGTCCATCACCCAGCCCTTGTGGAACTGCTCCACCTGGTTGTTCTCTTCGACGTCCAGGCTGTACATCACCGGGAACACGCCGAGGAACTCCGGTGCGGGCGCGAGGTACACCGTCCCCTTCGGCACGATGATCGACTTGCCGATCTGGAACTCACCGAACTGCACGATGCGCTCACCCGCGACCACACTGTCCTTGAACGCCCAACCGGTGGTGTTGATATCCCACCGGTAGAAGTCGCGGAACTCCGACGGATGGCAGAGGAGTCGGCTCGAGTCCAACTGCCGGGTGTCGGTGTAGCTCACGGCCGTGTAGAGATCATCGGGCATGAGGTGCGTGCCGGTGATGGTGATCTCGTTGGGCAGGGTGCCGCCGATGTTGGCCGTGGAGTCCACCGTGCGGTACTGGACGATGGCCGCCTCGATCAGGGTGACGAGACGTCCGTCCTCCTGCCGCATGATGGCCTGCTTGGTCATGTCCTGCGTGTACTCCACGATGTTGCTGCGGAGGTAGTACAGGTCTTCCTTCTTGATCTTGGGGAAGCTGGCGATGCGGAAGAGCTGCACCTCCACACGCTTGCCCTCGAACGGCGTGATCTTGATCTCGCCCTCGTTGCCATGAAGGATGTACGCCTGACCCAGGTCGTCCAGCACGTCGTACTGGATCGGCACGCCGGGGGTCAAAGCATCTTCCAGCAGCACGTTGCGCAGGATGCCCTGGTAACGAAGCTGAAGCTGGATCGGACCGATCATCGACTGACCGAGCCGGAGGATGCCGTTCTGCTGATCCGAGACGATCGTGCGTAGCTTCGCCTTCTTCTCGGCTGCGGTCAATGTACGACCACCGAGCTTCTGACGTGCTGCGACAATAGACTTCACGTACTCGTCCGATGCCTTGGCGAACCTGCCGAGGCCCGACGCTTCTGCGACTGCGAGTGTCATTGGCTTCTCTCCTTTCTTTCGATCAGTGGACCAGGAAGCGGACGACGATCTTGTCCGCACCGACGACGTCGATCAGCTCGAACTGAGCTGTCGCGGCGACGGCCCCGGTGGGGGTGAGTCGGCCCTGAGCATTACCGGTCAGGTATTTACGGCTGCCGTCGGTCGGCAGCGTCCAATCGCCGGTGGCGTCGAATGCCGGTGCGAGGATCTCGAACGTGGCATCGGGGCCACCGACCCAGACGGTGAAGTTGCTGTTCCCGGTCGAGCTGATCTCATCGACCCCGAGAACCGGAGCCAGGAAGAGCGCAGCGAGACCGAACGGGACCTGCCCTGTCGCCGCTGTGAACGGCGTGAAAATCTCTTTGGTCTTCCGGGCCATGACGATGCCGGGAAGGATGTCGAAAGCCTTGTTCCAGGTCGGGTCCAGGAAGCCCGCGTAGGTCGTGGCCTGATGCTGTGCATACAGGGGACGGATCGTGCGCTTCAAGGCCGGATTGGCCAGTGGTGGACGAAACATAAGCTCTTACTCCTCTCGTGCGAAACGTGGTTGTTGGTGGGTCTTGTCTCAGCGCAGGAACAACAGGGAGTCGTTCTCCACGTCGTTATCCGACGCTGCCGTGCGCGGGGCTGCTCCCATGGAGGAGAGACCCTGCGGAATTGCACTCTTGACGCTCGACCCTCGAGTAACACCAGCGGTCTTCGTACGTGCGGGAGTAGCTTCCACGACTCGATCCAACAGAGCGATCCTGTCCAGAACGGTGGCGCGGGTTGTCTTCTCGAACTGATCGACCAGGTTCCACTTGTCAGCTTCCTTGTCGATCCCCAGCGCGATGTGCAGCTCGGCGAGTCGTACCGCCTGTGCCGCGCTGGCCTTGCGGACCGCCCCGGACTTCTTCCCGTCACCGGGAGCCCAGTTCTGATCCGTGCTCAGGTCCGGCTTGGCAACACCGTCTCCGGCGTTGTTCCCGAAGTCGGTCTTGTCGAACTGAGAATCCTGAGCTTCGTCGTCGGTCGTGCCCGAAGTGGGACGTTCCACATCGATCCGACCGTCCGGCGCGGCGACCTCGAGCTTGTCGTCGGCGGTGCGGCGACGGGTACTCGCCCGCACACGCGACTCCTTCTTCTTGTCGTCGGTGTCTTTGTCGTCGTCGGTGTCGTCTTTGTCTTTGTCGTCGTCGTCGGAGTCGTCCTTCTTCTTGTCGGCGTTCTCCTTGAAAGAATCCGGCAGCTCACCGGCCCGGCGACGACGAGCGGACTCCTTGGCCTTGTCCTTCTCGTCGTCCTCGGCCTTGGTCCCGGTGGGTCCGTCGTCATCGGGATCAGTGGCCGCACGGCGGCGCGATGCCTCGAGAACCTGACCCAACTTCGGATACAGCTCGGTGACCTCGACCCGGGCGAGCTTGGCATAGCTGCGTGCCCATTTACGGATGTCGTTGGTCGACGCGGCGCGCAGGTTGCCTCCCTCACGGGCCACGTAACGCTGGAACCGAGAGAAATGCATGGCTCGGCGCTGCGCCACCAGGTTGCCCGGGGTGTTGCTGATCGGATCGTCCTCGTTCGGTGCCACGACCGGCTCCGGAGGAGGGGTCTGAGTGACGAAAGCGTCCTCGGCCACACCTTGATCGTTGCGGCTCTGGTCCGCTCGGCGGGTTCGCGTGCGTCCCATATCCTTGCCTCCGGTGGTGGATCGACGGTTCATCTGTTCTTGTGCAGAAGGGGTACGGTTTCCAGCGCTCCGGCCACGATTGCCGGTGAAATGGCTGTTGTCGGCTCCCGCAGCCTCGGCGGCGGCCTTGGCTTCGTCCGGGGAACCAGCAGAGCCCTGCTGGATGTAGACCCCGCCGGAATCGTTCACACTCCAGCCGAAACTGCCTCCGTTGTTGGTGACCTTGAGGTACCACCCGGACGGCAGATCCTTGACGATGATGACACCGTCGAGCGGGTTCTCCTCGTAACGCCAGCCCGACGCCGTCTTCTTGCTGGCGACTCGAGGAAGGTTGTTCCAGACCTGCTCGGCCTCGTGCAGGGTTTCTTCCAGGCTCGGATTGATGTACTCGTGGCCCTCCACGTCATCGTTGGCGGCGTAGTCCCAAATCCAGTAGCCCCAATAGGTGTTGGCATCGAGTTCGCCGTAGGACTTGGCCTCGTAGACGTGGATCGAGTACTGACCACCGGGCGCGTAGTTGTACTGGGTGTTGCCATCCAAGACTTCCTTGACCCACGGGATCGAAGCCGTCTTGGTGGAGCCATAGTGCTCATCGTCGTCATCGTCGTCGTCATAGTTATAGTGCTCTTCGAGCGAAGCACCTTCGGACTTGCCCATTTCGGCATCGTCGTAGCCGAGCTGAGTCCAATAGGACATACCAGGGAACCGAGTCAGCCCCAACGCCTTGCCCTGATAACCGAACTCGTAGTCCCTGTAAATCTCGTCCCAGTTGTCATCACGTCCGTGTCCGAGGTCCCCTGAAAATCCACCGTCACTGTTGTTGAAATCGTCAACCATCTGCTGGGTGACAACGGCCTGCTTACGGTTCTTGCGTGACTTCTTGGTGGAGTCGGCAGCCTGCTTGCGCTTGGCCGTCATCGACTTGAGCGCCTGCTCGGCGGCGTCCTTGGCCGAAGACGTGTCGGTGGCAACACCGTGAGCGTAGGTCGAGCCCGAGTACGGGTCCTCGACGTACCAGGCGATTCCTCCACCGACCTGCTCGACCACCTGACCGGACGGACCGACCGGAGGTGTGGCGTTGGGATTCCAGGTGGAGAAACCCTTGGTGAAGCCGTCGTCCACGGTGAACCAGGTGACTGCGGCCGTCTTGCGGCGCTTGGCGAACAAAGCGCCCTGGCCCCCACCGAGAGCCTCGAGTTGCTGCTCAGCCCACATCTTGGCCTCCTCGACCGTGGCGAAAGTTTTCTCTGCGACCGTGCGATCCCATTCGTTGGGGTAGATCGAGCACAGGTGCGGGGTGGGGTCGTCATCGAACCACTGATCGATCCGGGCGAACGGGGCCTCGGTATCGGTATTGAGATTGGTACCGGGAAGGGTGCCGATCGACTCGTCGCCGTTGTCACTCCATTCGAGAGAGGCCGTCTTCTTGCTGGCCCACAGGTGAGCGTTGTCCGGGTCGTTCCACCCGCCAGCGTCCAAGAACGTATCGGTCACATTCTGATCCCATCCTCGGCTCTGACCGAAATCACGCACATGCTGCGGGGAAGCTGTGCCCGGCAGATCGAGCGAGCGGAGATGCTCACTCAGCTCGTCCCACTTGCCCTCGTTGTGGTACTGCTCGAACGAGTTGGCGATATGCGGGACGACGAGCGGCTTGTGCAGCGCGGTCCGGCGAGGAACGGTCATAACAGATTCCTTCTTCTTCGTGTCCGACTCGTCGGCCTTGTCATCGTCATCGTCTGTGTCGTCGCGGGGGTCTTCGGCTTCGTCGTCCGACGGGTGTTGCACCTCGAGGTTCTTCTTCAGGTCGGGGTCCCTCAGCTCCGGGGGAGACTCCACGAACTGATGGAACTCGGACTCGTCCTCTTCATCGCGTAACGTATCGACCCGCTCCGGGGATTCGATCTCCCCATATGCCTTCTTGGAGAGGTTGGCTACCCGCCAGTTCGGGTTGGCCATCTCGAAGGTCCGGCGATGACTCTCGGAGCAGTAGTCGTAGGCGGCATGAGTGCCGGAGGTGTGAACCCACCGGTCGGTGTCGGACTTCTTGGCCCAGCGCTTACAGCCGGGAAGGTCACAGAGCACCCGGCCGGGCGCGGCACCGACTCGACGGCTGGCGGCGATCACGTTGGAGGTGAGCGCGGTCTCGTCGGCGGGGTCGAACACATAACTCAGTTCGAAGAATCCGATGCCCCGGCATTCTTCGTAGACGAGCTTGCCGTCGATCGTCTGCCCCTTGTGATGAAGCACGTGATCGCACATGTCGAACATGTCGGTGGCCGTGTTCCCACACACCGAGCAGATTGTCAGTGCAGCAACGCATCCCATGGACACGGCATCGATGCCACCCTCTTCCAGCTCCTTGGCCAGCTTCGGGTACTTCTTCGCGCTGACTTCCTGGATGACCTGGATGTACTTGTCGGTGCCGTTCTCCACATACCGAGAACCGATCACCCGGCCACGTGCCTTGCTGGCGTCGTCGTTGGCATGGTTCACGAACAACGGCTTGCCGAGGAAGGTCTTGTACGCGGCTTTGAGTTCCGAGGACGGGAAGCCGTCGAAGTTCTGGTTGATCCGCGCCGAAATTGCCCTCGTGACGGTGTAGATATGACCCTCGCGCGGGACGAAGCCGTCGACCAAAGCGGAGTCAGGGTAGCTCTGCCAGGTGGCGATCAGATCACGAGCGGCCTCGATCGAGGACGCAGCGTGCTTGATACGACCTCGAACGCTGTTGGCCTTCTTCATCGTGTCGACGCTCAAGAAACTTCCCTTCCTTCGCCTCTTCTGACTCCGGCCGTGCGGGAATCCATGGTGGATCGGTCACAGGAGATAGTGCGTGCCCTCGAGGCTCAACTCTTTGGGGTCCAACGGAGCCCCGTCGGCCGATGCCTCATTGATCAGTGCCTCCTGCTCGGAGAAGGTGTAATTGCGACCGGCCACCTTGGGCACTCCACCCATCAGATAGGCCAACGGGTCCCCCTGATCGCTCACAGCGGCTTCACGAGTATCCACAGCGGAGAACATGGCCAGCGCGGGATCGTCGGCCTCCACCGGGGCCGAGCTGGACCCCGTGGACCCGGCCAGCGGGTCCATGTTGCCGAACGCCTGAATCGAATCCAGGGATGCCTCCCGGAAATCGTGATCCTCGGAGGCCGCCATCACCGGATTGATCCCCGGCACGTTCACCCGTTCCATGCGAGAGCGTTCGTGCCGCTCGACATAGGACTCGCTGGTGTCGATGTCCGGTGCGTCGACCGCGCCGGAACCCTGGAAAGGCTCATGATTCTCGGGTTCGTAGAGCCCGCCGCAGGCTTGCACCTCGATCGCCGCCGTCAGGTTGTCGGCGTTGTACCCGCGTGCGCGTAAGACCTGCACGATCCGGCTCATCTCCCGATTGCGCTCCTCGTTGTGCTGCGGCCGGTTGTTCTCGGCACCGAGCGCACGGAGACGTTCCAGCAGCTGCTGATCCTCGGGATCGATCACCCGTTGGATGTCGATGATGGCGGCCATGATGCCGATGGAGCTGCTCACTCCGATCAAACCGTGCTCGGACCGAAGGTCTTCGTGATGCAGGTGGCCCCCGGCGTCCGGGATGTCGTTGTCATCGAAATGCAGCGAACCCGGCTCGTGTGTGAGGTACCCCGGTGCGGGCTCGTAGCCCCTCCGTCCGGCCGTGTTCTGCATGTCGGCATTCGGGTCCTGGTCCTGCGGTTGACCCATGTCGCCCTCGGCATCGGCGGCGGGAACGGGCTCACTGCGGCCCTCACCGTCGGCCTCGACACTGCGAGAGGCATACCAGGCCGGGGTCTTGTCCTTCTTCTGATGCTGACTCCGCAGCTCGAGATAGGCAGCATAGGCATGGCTGCACAACCGGCCGACGAAGGTGAACTTACGTTTGAACGCCCACTTGCCCCATTCACAGGTGCAGTCCCACTCCGAGATCGAACTGTCCCCCGCCATCGCGCCGGAACGGACCACGATCGTCTCGTACACCCCGTGGTCCCCCATGACATAGGCGTAGATCGACTGCGGAGTGGCCCCGATGACCTCCACCTGACCGTCGTTACGGATACGCACGCCCTTGGCGCGTACGTCCTTCCACGCTGCGGTGCGGATATCGGCATCGGCGGCGAGAAGATTCAGGTAATTGGCGGTGTGCTCATCGATCTCGTGACCGTCACCGGCATGATGAGCGAACTGGAGGTCCTGAGCGAGCCGGACCGGGTTGTGACGCAACCGGGAGATGATCGAGTCCTTGTCGAACTCCTCCGGCACGGCAGCGAACCGGGCATCCCGGCTGCCGTAGGTCTCCTCGGTCGACGCCTCGGCGAACAGGTGCCCGGCCGGTGCGGGCTCGGCGGCGTACGGGCGTTCCTCGAAGGTCAACGAGTCGGACGGGCGCAACCGCTTGTCCGGGTCGATTCTCATGTCTCCGAGCGGCTGCTGATAGACCTCCGAAGGCCATTGCGGGCGAGGATCGTAGGGCAACGTGGTGGTGTTGCTCCGGTTCACCTCCGGAGGGTTCTCATCGAACTGGAGCAGGGCGGCATCGATCCAGATCTCGAAGCCCTCACCTGCGACCTTGTGGGTCGTACGACCGTGGACGGTCTGTGTTTCCACGACCTCCCCGAGGCCGTAGGAAGTGTGCACCTTAGACATGCGAAGCCTCCTGCTCGACTATCTCTTCCTGTCCGAAAGATGCAGGGAATACACCATCCGGGATCAATCGAAGGACCGATTGAGCTGTCGTCGGCACGCATTCGATCAAAGTGAGCCACAACCCCTGGTTGATGACTCGCATCGGTTCGGAGTGTTCGACCGACCCCACCAGATGCGTCACGATGTGCCGGGGCGACATGGTGACGATGAAGGACACCATCACGAAATCCGGAAGAACCCGCTCGGCTTCGGCCCAGCTGGCCCCTCGGGAGCGTAGCGACTCGAAGAGGGCCACGGCCTGGGCTGCCAACTCGTTGTGACGGTCCTGCTGGCTCGAGGGGACATGAAAAGCGATGTCCCGGGTGTGGGTGTCCACTCTGCCGACGGTCTTGGAGACCAATTGGTCCCCGAACTCCGATTGAACGAAGCGTGGGGCCACGATCTGCCAGGTGATCGAGCCATGAGCCAACCCGAGATCGTCACCGACGGAGTCTCGGACGATGTTGACCTCGATCTCTTCGGTGAAAACCGGTCTCATACCCATAACGGCTGGATTCCGTGGACCAATTCGTACTGCTCGAGCATTCCTTCGAGATCTTCGTGCTGACTGACGATGCTGGCGGCCGTGCGCCGACGCACTTCGTCGGAGGCGAAATGATATTCCTCGATATCGGGCCAGTCGGTGTGGAAATCCAGTCCGTTTTGATTGAGCGTGGAGTAGAAGTGCTCACTGGAGACCAGATCGGCGACCGTGGGCATCTTGTAGGCCATCCGGTCGATGGCTTCCCGGACACTCTGGTCGTCGGCGCGCAACACGGCTCCCACCGAGGACGGAGCCTGACCCAATCGATTGACCACCACCGGTACCGGCTCTTCTCCGTCGACCGAGGCGGCCTTGGGCATGGTCTTGCGCTGCTCGTCGGATTCGGCCGGACGAGACCGGTTGCGCGGGCTCGGTGGTTTGGTCTTGGTGTCTTCCGTACCGCTCGGCGGGTTCGCGTCCTTGGCGTCGGAGATCGAGGTCTCGATCCCGTTGTCCATGTCGTTGGGTCCGGCGCTGTCGGCACCCTCGGCACCGGCTGCTCCAGCCGTTCCTGGCATCTCACCGGTTTCCTCGAAGTGATCCTTGGTCGACTCGGCCATTTCGGCGTCGGTCTTGGCCTTGTCGTTGTTGATTCCGGCCTGTTCGGCCATCTTCTCTTCACGCTCGAGCTGCGACTGAGCTGCCAAGAACTTGGCCAGCTCGGGCGGCATCGGCAGCCCCTGAGCCTTGATCAGCTCGGCGGCCTTCTTCATGGCCTGAGCCTGAGCGACCAGCTTGTCCACCATCTCCTCGGACTGCTTCTCCAGCTCCGACTCGAACTCGATCGGCACGTTGACGGCCAGACTGCGATCCGAGATCGGGACCCCGGCGTTCTTGAGCATCTGAAGGAACGACCGCTCCTGTGCTTCGTCGCGCAGATTGAGTGACTGGAACTTGATGTCGGGAATCAACAGCTTGGGCACCTTGCGGATGGTCTCCTCGCCGGTCCGGGGATCGGTCTCCACGATCTCCCGATAGACCGGCTCTCGATTGCCGCCCCGAGTGTCGTAGTCGTAATGGCCTTGGGCCTCGGCGATGACCAGGCACCGCTTCCGAACGTGGCGTTTCACGGCGTTCTGGTAGCTCAGCATCATCTGCGTGACGAACTCGCGGTTGAGCGCGGTCGACGCATAGTTCTGGGTGCCGGTGCCACCGGAGATCAGAGCCTCGCCGATGCCCCATGCCTGCATCAGCTTCTTGTCGATCCGGCTGTAATCGGTGTCGAATCGGGGAACGGCTTCCCGGCCGAACACACTCTTGATGTCGAGCCCCATGTGATGCACCATCAGGCGGAAATCGGCGGCCAGGGCGCTTTGAAGGTTCTCCCGGGTTTCGTCCAGTTCGGCAGGGGTGGGAATCCACGGTCCGGCGTCGTCACCGAGGTTGGCGATGCCGAGAGTGGCCAGGATCAGCGGGCTGTAGAGCCGATCCGCCACGGCGTCCTGTGCGGCGTTGAGCGATTCTTCGAGCATCAGGGTCTTGAAGGAACGCATCATGTGAGGTGTCCCCCGGGTGTCCCACGGCTGCACCTTGTTGACGATCCGAGAGATCAGTGCGTCGGAGATGTCGATACCGTCGTCCTGGGCGGCGGCGGCGATGAACTCGGGGTACTCGTTGACCAGGGTCTGGTAGTCGTTCTGTCGCTGACGGCGTTCGCTGGCCGAAAGGTTGGCGTCGTCCATACTTCCCGAACCGGAGCGCAGGCCCTCGACCATTTCCTTGACCATGAGCTGCACTCGTTCGACCGGCTGATCGGTGTCGCTGTTCCCGAACATCGGTTTGGAGACGTGCAGGTGATCGGGGTCCATGATCTCTTCGGCTGTCCAGATGCCGAGGGTCTCGGAGAAATGGCCCAGTGCGTTGATCTCACCGGAGATGAAGTATTCCCGACCCATGTCCTGAAGGAAATTCCCGTAATCCAGGGTGTCGAAGAACATTTCGTTGTAGAAACGCTCGATCTCCGGATCTTTGTTGGTCAGTTCAAACCCGATCACCGGGAACTTGGAGTAGATGTCGATCAGCAACGGAATCAGGTCGTGGGTGCAATAGAACAACCGAGCCCAACGCCTGATCTCGATCAGTTCCTTGGGGTTACGGGTGTCGAACGGGATGCCCTTGTCGATCAGCGAGGACATCGGTTTGCGGACCTTGGGCAACGCCAGTTGCACGTTGGCCCCGGTGCGGGACATCGCCGCCACTCGTTGACGAGCGGCCCCCATGGACGCGGTGAGCGTCCGATTGTCCATCGACTCCCGGACCCGCGCTGTCTCCGACATGGCCGAGCCGTCGGAATAGGGCAAGGTGTATCCGGCCTGCCGAAGCTGCTGCATGTGGGTGTTGAGGTTGGTGGTCACAAGCCGGGGGTTGGTGGTGGCTCCACCCACACCTGCCGTCCGAGAACCACGGAGGTCTCTCACCGTGAAATCGGCCATCAGTGTGCCCTCTCATGAACCCTGGTCAAACAAATACCGGTGTACCAACGATCTTCGGGCCACTTCTCCGGATCGTCCATCTTCACGAGATACGCGGGGAAGACCGGTGTCCCCCCGTCGTGCAACTCCTCGGAGACCCGGACGACCTCCCCGTTGCCGTCGTAGTACTCGCCCACGGTGCGGCACTCCACCCGGTCTCCGACCCCGAACGGGAGCAACGAGTCGAGAAACTGAAGGTGCACGTTGAAACTGGAGGTGATGTCGTTGGACGCACATCCCCGGCAATAGCCTCGCTCGGTGATCTGGTCGACAAAGGCCACCGGTTCTCCATCAGCGCCCCAACACCTCTGCTCTGTATCCGACATGAGCCAACTCTGTCATGTTCGAGAGGCCAGCACGGCGTCGGCGCGTACCGGTACCTCACGGGCGATCATCTTGGTTCCACTGGCCGACTGCACCGTGTGAATATTCCACTGCTTCCCACACTCACAGACACCGAAGCTCGGTGCTGCGATCTTGACTCCACAAGTGCAGTCGAACGAGTCGATACCGGACTGAGCGATATATCCGGACTGATGGTGATCCCAATCCCATCCGGCGATACGCGCGATGTTGCCGCTCTGTGGCTGAATCGGCATCAGCGCGGTCTTCTCTCTCGAACCGGTCTTGTGGCTCTTCTTCCCCGGACCCCACTTCTCCAACGCCTTCTTGTGCTGGGAAGAGCCGGTGCCGAACATGGTCTCGGCATTCCTGATCTTCTCCTCGTTGGAGAACTCACCGGGAGCCGCTGTGCGGGCTGCCCGACGAGCGGACATGAACTGGCGCTGGAACTCGAGCCGAGTCTCCTCGACTTCGTCCTGACTCTTGAGCGCACCCTCGGCCATCAGCCAGTCCTCGAAGGACTGCACCCCATGATCGGTGTAATAGGCCCCACCGACCTCGTTGAACCACTGCCGGTAGTCCTCGATGTTCCCCTCGGCGATCAACTCTTTCTCACCGGGTCCCAGTGCTTCCCAGTTCTCGGTGGCCTGCCGGGGCACCGATGCCTCGAGATACTGAAGCGTGTGGTGCCCTTCCTCTTCGGTCGCCTCACCGATCAACGGGTTCAGTGTCCAGCCCGACGCGCTACCAGCTATGCGCGACGGGCCTTGCCGAAAGACTCTGCCCTCACAGCCAGCTCGGGGAAGTCCTTACTGGCCTGTTGGCGCATGGACTCGTACCCCATGCTCCGGCGCAATGCCCGCAGAACATCGTTGACGGCATCGGCGAGGAACTGCGAGGTGCCCGAGACGATCGTGGAGCCCGCCTGCCGCAGGTACCAGTCCCAACCGTTGTCCCCGGAATTGATGCCCATGCTGCGAAGCTGGTTGTCCGGGCTGCTGTACCAATGCTCGGTGTGATAACCCTCGGCCACACCCTCGGAGTACTGCCACCCGTTGTCGATGAGCCAGCGGTCGACGTTGTTCGGGTCCGGCACCACCCAGGCATAGTCCTCGGCCGTCTTGCGCAGCTCGGGGAAGTCCTTCATGGCCTGCCGCAATTCCGGGAAGTCCCGCGCTGCCACCGTCGGGTCGAGCGGCTCAGCGTCGTCCTTCATCTCTTGCTCGTTGGTACCCGAGAGCGGAGGGTCGACCTTCTTCGGCGGGTTGTCGGCCTGTTTGCGGCGAGACTGCTTCCAAACCGGATGTCCGGCCCACGATTCGAAGTCGAGCGGATGACTGCCTCCGGCTTCCTGAAGGCCACCGAGCGAAAGAGTGCGCTTGGCGATCCATGAGGCATACCCTTCGGCCACATCCGAATCCACCCCCTGGTCGATAGCCCAGTCGAAAGCGTGCTGGAAGGCGAACTGCGACTCCTCCCACAGCTCGGGAGACACATCGTCCTTGCTGGTGCCGCCTTCTTCCCCGATTCCGAAGACAGCCAGCTTCTTCCGGGCTGCGGCACGCTCCGAAGTGTTGTCGGACTTGCACTGCTCGAGCAGTTCGGCGACCTCTTCCCAGCTCAGTCCACCGGGCTGGATGGCTTCCTTGCGTTTTCCGTGGAAATGCGGGTTGGAACCGACCGGTTCCCCGGTGCTGGGCACAATGCGCGGGCTGCTGAGCACCTGCTCGGCGAAAGCTCGAGCCTCGGCGGCGGTGTTGAACTCACGACCCTCGGAGTCACCCGAAAGGGGTTCCACATAAACCGTGAACCCTTCACCAGTGGACCCGATCTCATAACTACCCCGGTCGTCCGAATGAGATTCGGCCGTCTTGCGAGCCGCCGTACGCGGGTTGCGGTAACCGTTCTGCCACGCCATCCGAGTGGCCGAATCCAGGGCCGGAAGTAAAACGGACTCATCGGTCTCGGAGGCATATGCCTGAGCCAAGAGTGCCAAATCGACCCGATCGATCACGTTCTGAGTCAGGATCGTGCCTCGGCGTGACTCCCACGATCCGCCGTTCAGTTCGGGCGCAGGGGCGAGGCCGGAAGGATCACCGGCCGTCTTGCGACTCGAATACAGCTCCGGGAAATCCTTGCGCAGCTGCTCCTCGGTACCCCGGTCGTAACCCTTGGTGAAATCCTCCATGATGGACTGATTCGCAGGGTCACCCACCGGTCGGCTCTTCATGCCGTCGTTGACCACGTTGTTGAGCGAGGGAGCCCGCATATCGCCCCGGCCGTGCGCGGCATAACCTTCGTCTTCGTAGATGCTGGCTCGCCGGTCGCTGTCCTTGGCGAAGTCGGCACGCTCGACCTCGGCGACATCGCGTTCCCGCTCCCACAGGTACCCGTCGAAGTCGTCCTTGGGGATCAGTGGTCCCCCGTCGATCGGCCCGGTGCTGTCAGCCTGCTTACGACGAGCAGTCAAAGACCAAAGCTTGTCGACCACCCTTTGTAGATCGACAGTCTCGATGACCTGCTTGGTCTTGTCGCTGCCCTTCTCGTAAGCCTGGAGAAGAAGGTTGGCAGTGTTGATATCGACCAAGAGCCCGTCGATGTTCTGGTGACCCTGAGTCTCGACAATGGAACGAATCGTGTCGATCCGACTGGACTGCTTCTCAACACTTCTTGCGAAGTCCGGCTTCTGAGAGGCCACCACCCGGCGCATCACCCCCGGCTTGGGCATGAGGAACTCGGCAACCCTCTTCATCATGTCGGACTTGACCAGCGCTATCCGGTCGGTGAAATCGTCCTTGTCCTTGGCGGCACCGAGGAAGGTCCCGAAGTCCTCGGACACGGCGTGAATCGCTCGTTCCAGAACCTGGTTCGCATCTCGTGCGGCGATCCGCTGTTCGCCCTCGTTTGTGTCGAGAGCATCGAAAACTCCGAAAACACTCATTGCCGTGGCTGTCCTTCCAGTCCAGGAATTGTCACTCTTTCCCTGTCCTGACCCAGAACATCACAGCATCGGGCTCAGCCTCGGCGTCCGGCCGGTGGCATCAGGCGATCTCCGAGCATCCGACCGGACCAACTGTTCGGTCGCTCGAGCCGAGCCCGGTGTGCCGCCACAGCACCGAAGAGCACACACATCAGGGCAGTGGTCAGGGCTGTGTCCCGGCCGAGCACGGCATAGTCGACAGTCCACATGGCATAGAGAAGGCAGAGGGCCGACCACAACCTGGCCCGCTCGATTCCGGCACAGAACCCCAGGCGGCAGAAGAGAACGAGAGTGACAGTCGTGAGAATGCCGGTCCCGACCCATGCCGATGCCGAGGTCGCACTAGACATTGGGTACCACCCACCCAGTGTGCGCTGCATCACAGAATCTGCCAAGAGGACCCTACTTCGCTCCGCACTTCGGTTCCGGTAGGGGATTGTCCTTGCGTATCTGTTCGTTCATCGCGCGTTTCGTATCGGTAGCACCCACCTGAGCGTTGTAGTCCTCGATCAGTTTGCGTGACTGAGCGGCACCCTCCTCGCGCGAAATATTCTGCGGAATCGACAAGAGCTTGACGAACAGGTCCGCCAGCGATTTACGGTCACTCGTGGCCAGCATCTCGTTGTCCTGCGACACCGACGACCGCACCTTCAGCGTGGAGTTGAACTCGGCATTGCACGCTTCCTGACGGCGAGCCTGAAGAGCCGTGATGCCCACTGCGAAGATCGAGGTCACCAGCATCAGGATCACGATGAGCGTGAAGTTCTTCGAATTCCGATCGATAAAAGGAACAGTGACCGCCTTTCCGTGTATGTGAACTTTCCCGGAAGAAAATACAATTCCGATGACGATCCCGACTCCCACCGAAACCCCGTAACGAACCAATGCCAATAGAATTTCACTCACACTCACGGAGTCGTCCCTTCTCTCTCTGTCGTTCTGTTTCCGGGACCATTGTCGTTATTCGGTGGTTTGGTCAACCGTTGCTGCGCCACAAAGAACGCAGTGACCAGGGCAATCATGGTCTCGTTCAACCCCGTGGGTGCGTGGTACTCCGGCTTGAAGATCTCAGCACTCAACGAGGCCAACCACCCCAGAACGAAAACCACCAAAACCGAAGTGATGACCCACGGCGGGATTCCCCCTATGGTGTTCTTCTGAGACGCCACAATCGTCCGCCCCTTCGTTAACCCTGGGCCACAACGGCCGGGATTGCTGCTTGTTCCGTAATCCCACTTGCATTGTCAGCCATACAGCAAGGCGTCGTCGAATTCGGTCCGAACCTGCGCCTCACGCACAACCGGACCCTGCGGCCGAACTGCTTCGGCAACCTTTTCCCGGAAACATGCCACGATCGGCTCCGCTTCCTCGACCGGAAGTCCGGAGACATGACGTTCGGCATATCGGACGGCACGGAGATCGAGTTCGTCGCCGTTGCTCACGGCATCGGCATTGTCGGTGACGAACGCGCTCACACGGGTGGCCACAAACTCTCGGCCCCGGGCCGAGAGCGGTCCGGTGGCGGCGGTGCGCTCGGGGACCTCTTCGAGCCCGGCCCCGATGGTGGCGATCTTGGCGAAATTCGCCATCTGGATCAGTTCCGTCTCGAGTTCGGCCGCCAAACAGATGGCCTGATCGGTGCCGAGCTGCTTGGCCTGATGCAGGATCGCCTCCAGGAAACGTCTGCGAGCCGTGATCGATGCCTCGGTGCCGTCGAACCAGGTCTCGGCGGCATCGTTGAGCGCGGCGACCTTCTGGGAAAGAGACTCGGCTCGCTGCTCGACAAGATGGGAGCGGGGAGAAAACATGATCGTGGCCTCCTGAAGGGTGTGTCACCTATTCCATCGGCAAGAAGGCAACATCACACCATCTCAGGTGTAATTGCGAAGCAACCGTTCCACCTCTTCGATCTCCTTCAGCAGACTGGTCCATTCGTCTCCCTGGCCGCTCACCCAGTATGACTGCATATCCGACTTCTCCTGGAGCAAGTCGGCGAGCACAGCCAGCAATTCGGTCTCACTCTTGTCCTGATACAGACTCACTGTCTTCATCCCTTTCCCCCTCCAGAATGGCTTGTGCCGTCATCGGACCCAACACGGACGCAAGTATCGGTTGGTGATCTACGCGGGTCTCCACGAGGCACAGGGAGCGAATGAGAGTGATAGGAACCTTGACGACCTCGAGGCGGCCGGTACGAATACGCCACGACCGGATGTAATCCCGATTGGCCTGGGTACATGACTCACACGCCCAGCCTCGAAGCTTCATCTCCTTCTGGAACTGAGCCGTCGTGCCGTGCGCGACCTGTTCCACAGAGACTCCTATCCCGGACCCTTTCGTACTTTCAGGTCCGGGATCGGAAGATATTCCATTGTCGAGACTCAGGAACGGTCCTGAGCAGCGCGGTAGGCGTCCTCGAACTGCACGACGCCCCGCGCGTCTTCCATCTGACGGTCGAGTTCGGCCTCTTCCCAGCCCGCGTTCTCCGCGTGTCGAAGCCAAGCGTTCTCGGCCCAGATTTCTCCGGCCTGCTGAGCAGCCCATTCTTCGAGCTGACCGACCTCTTCGTGGCTACGGATGCCGCCCTCGCGGGAGTAGCACAGACGAACCTGAGCGACGGAATCGTGGTGGTGGGCCATGCCCTCCAGCTCTACCGCGAAGTGCTGGTGGCACTTGTTGCCGCAACGTACGTCGGACATGGTGGGGGTTCCTTTCGAATGATCTTGCCTTGTTCCTGTACTAACACTGTACCACGGCTGCGCCGAAGCGCAACCGTGGCTGTCAAGAGATCAGGAACGCATCTCCAGCTCGAAGATCGCGTCGGCCCAGTCGTCCATCTGCCGCTCCTCGATGGAACGAACCGGCCGGACCAGCTGGCAGACCTTGGTCTGAGCGACCGTGTCGTGGTGGGCGTGGGGACCGGCGTTGAGGGCCATGTGGACTCGGTTTCCGCAGCGGATCATGGGGAGTTCCTTTCTCGGGTCTTGCTCTTTGCTTGTACTAATACTGTACCTCAAGATTCCTCGGTCCGCAACCCCCGAATCGCGACGATCGAGAAGGTGGGGCCGAAGCCCCACCCCGAGATCAGCAGAGCGTGGAGATCACGCTCGAGTCGAGCAGGCCCAGGCCCTTGGCGAAGACGCCCTCCCGCTTGGCCATGGCGATGAGATCGCCCTTGAGCTGACCCTTGCGGAACTGGTGAACCGGAAGGTCGACCGTGACCTTCGTGCCGTCCTTCAGCTCGCCGTAGCAGTAGCTGAGGTCCCAATACGGGAAGCCGGGATCGGTCAGGAGGCGAAGCCGGACGACGCGGGCAAGACGCGGATCGTTCAGGGAAACCCGCTGGCTGCGGTCGATGTTCTCGCGGAAGTCGTGCCAGTGCTCGGTCATCCCGTTGGTCTCGTAGACACCGTAGGTCTGGAGTGCGTCCTGGTTGATCATGGGAGGTTCCTTTCGTGGGTCCTGCTCTGTGCCTGTACTAGAACCATACCATAACTGTACTAGGCACGCAACACCCCCGGGTCACCTCAGCTGTCGATCAACGGGAAGACATATTCCTCTGACCCCCAGCGTAAAACGATTCGGTCGAAGGTGATCTCTCCCGGGGGTGCCAGCTCCTCGATCGAACCGTCGTACTTTGCTGTGAGATGGGGCAGCCATGGCTCGTGCTGCTCAGGAAGAGGCCGGGGGCCGAAGACGGAGACCGTGTGGTTGACGATCTCTTTGAGTGGAGTGAGCAGAGTGGAGTCGCTGACCAGATAGACAGCACAGGGTTCTTCGGAGGTGGGGTTGAACATGGCATGAGCGAAAAGCTTGGCCGTGATCGTCGGATACATCTCCAGCTCGGCATCGAGCCCGGTGAGCAGCTCTCTACACGAGAGCGCGGTGACGTCGGAACCGAAGAAATAGAGCGTGACGTGAAGATCTTCGACCGGTTCCCCGCCCTCGACGGCATAGTAACGGGCATCCTCGATCCGGGGTATGAGCGCCAACATCCCACCGGTCTTCTTACTCTGCTCGGCGTCGGCAAGATGTAGCTGTGGTGTGGTCATGAACCCAGTGTCTCTCAGCATCGGAGGATTGGGCTCGAGATCGACATCCTGGGGATAGCCCCCGTGCTCCACGACCCACCCGATGATCAGCTCCGCGCGGCGCTCGAAATCGATGCGTTCGTGCTCGGTCAAAGGCTGTTGCGGACAACAGGCTTCACATTGATGAAGGAAAATGGCGAGACGTCTTTGTAAGTCCGACATAGCCTCAGCTCGGCGAAGCGGTCCGGGTCCTGATCCTGAGCAGAATGTCCATCGGTTTCACCCCGAGAGTGGCACAAAGTTCGGATACGGCCTGTTTGTAAAGATCGTGCTCAGCGGATAATTCGTCCAATCGGCGGACACACCAGGCGATGGAACCCGAAGACGAACCGGCGTCTCTGTCGCTACCACACATGACACAGCCCTATGAGATCTCGACCAAGGCGAAAGCTGTCCTGGGATCAAGGCCCAGCATGAGGAAGGATTCCTCGGCCTCCTCCCGAGTCTTGGAATGAGCACAGACGGTACGGATGGCCTGGCGTTCCTGTTCGGTGGTGGTGGTGGCAGGGTCCACCTCTTCGATCTGATCGGCCAAGACACGATACGACATTTGTACCAAACCCTTTCTCCGCTAGGAACTTTCTCTAAGGTAACTCTGCCGCAAGGACTTCGGGGATTAGCGTGTGGTCCGTCGCAGTGGGGTGAGCCCGGGCTGATCCCCTCCGGAGTGTCTCCCCGAGGACAGGTTCCGCAACCGGTCCCGCGCGCTCCCGGTATTCCAGCCTCGAGTTTGACCGATGGCGCTTTCCCGGAATTGACCCATCCGTTCCAGTTCATGGCCTGCCCGAAGCGCCGAGACGTTGGACGATCCGACAGACGGAGCGATACCGAGATTCTCCTCGTACCATCGGTCCAGGCTGGCACCCAGAAGCTTGTCGGTGACCACCATCAAAGTGTCCGAAAGATCCTTGGTGGTGACCGGTCCGAAGTCTTGCTTGTCGACCTTTCCGTTGGGCTTCTTCTGAAGAAACTTCAGCTCCATTTCCAGCAGACTGCCGTCTTCCTCATCGAAGAAATTGTCCCGAAAAGAGTGCACCCAGCCAAGATTGATCGCAGTCTTGAAACGCTCGAACCGACTCTGGTTGTAGGCCGCATTGAAGTTCTCTTCGGAGATACGGATACGCGGGGAGTACTTCTTCCGCAGCGCTGCGATGAATCCGGCCGAGTTCCACTGGTCGAAGCTCATGTGCGTGGTCGAGGGAAAACGCTCCAGGATATCGTCCAGCTCTTCGCCGATCTCGACATAGTCGACGGTGTGGTCCTCGAAATTCTCCGGTTTCCACACGTGCATGAAGTCGACCACGACATGGGGCCAGACGGTACCGTTCTTGTCGGCCGGACCGTCCTCGAGGTGGGCGATCGTGATGGCGAAATTGGCGTTGGTCGTAGAAGGGTCGACGTGGATGCGGTAGGGGATGTCCATCCGGCCACGCGAGACGGACTCGAGTACCCGGCCCTCGAACGGGTCGAAGATGGCCTCGACCTTGCGAGGGTTGAGGTAGGCGTCGAGTACCGAGGCGAACTGAGCCTTACGCTCGACCGCGAACTTGTCCGGGCTGGTCAGCTCGAGCCGTTTCATGCGCTCGTCGTACGCCTGAATCGGCCGTTTGATCTTCGGTCCGCCGAGGCTCTCGGACTTCTCGTAGTCCTCGTAGAGCCCCCAGCTCGGCAACTGGACCACCAACATCTCGGGGTTGGCGGTCAACTCCACCAGCCGCTGTGCCTGTTCGTCCCGGGTGGTGCCCAGCTCCTTGGCCGTCTTCATCTCGATACGATGGGTATCGGTCTCGGGATCGTAAGTGCTCATCAGCACCTGACCCTCTTTGTAGAGGCTGTACGCCTTACCCGTCTTCGTGAACGGACTCGAGGGGATGTACGTCAGGGAGTCCTTGCCGAACTGATCCAGCGAGGGCTGGTACGCCTCGTAGATCTCCTCGCTCGACTTCTGTGACCCGGTACCGGACACCATATGTGCGAATTCGTCGTAGAAATTGGCAAAGCCCGTACCGCCACGGCCGGAGGACGAATTGGACGACATTGCCACCACTCGTAACGAAGCCACCACATGGTCGATCGGCATCCTCTTGGCCCGCATGTAGGCCAACCGTCGGGAATCGGCCGGTGTCCGGATGGCCACCTCCGAAGCGCTGGAGAGGACCAGAGCGCGCTCGAGGTATTTACAGGATTCGATAGTCTCCCGGATATCGGCGAACTGGAACTTCTTGGCCTGGTTCTGGCTGGTGGCCACCACCGAGGCATAGCCGTCCTTGCCCCGGGCGATGCCGTAATGCTCCTGCCAGTTGTCCAGGGAGTACATCTGAGCGACCTTCTCGGCCCCGAGAACACCCCCGATCAGACCTTTGGAGCCACGGCGGCCGACGAGCGACTCGATGTGCGGGAAATGCCGGTAGCCGCGCTCCTTGAGGTAATGCACACGCTCCCAGATGTCCTCCTGGACGCCAGCGACCTCAGAGGTGTCCCTCCACCCCTCTCGCCACCCTTCGATCACGTCCACGTCGTACGCGGTCATGTTCTCGGTCTCGAGATAGATCAGCCGGAGCAGCGTGATCTGACGGGGGTAGAGCCGGAGCCCACAGAAGCTGGAGTGCGTGGCGAACGTGGTGATGTTGTCCCAGGGCAACGAGACGTCCTGATTCAGTTCGTTGTGGAACTCACTGATCAGATCGAACGGAGCTGTCGTCGTTCCGTTGCGGGGCATTCGTTGTTTGTACCACTTCCGTGCTAGATCAGGAGACAGGTGTCGGCGAGGAATCCCCCGGTGAAGTGCTTTCCACCGGGCTCGGCGCTGGTGACAGCGTTGCCACTGTCACCGAGGTCTGCTCGGGAGTGGTGACGACGGTGGTTGTGGCTTGAGTGGTCTGAACAGTGCTCTGCTCGGGTGGGGACGTTGTCTCTGTGGTGGTGACGACCGGAGGGGGCGACGATCTCGTCACCGTGCTCGAGGTGGGCACCGAGACCGAACTACCAGTCTGTTGCGGAGGAAGGGGAGGTGGGGGAGACAGCGAACTGCTGCCCCCACCGAGCACGACACACGCCGGTCCGGAGATCACCTCGGCGAGGCATCCGTTGTAGACCTTCACGTCTTCGGCCGTGGACAGCCTCGAGCGAGGATCATCCGGAGGGAAAGCGTTCGGGTTCAGGGCTACCGGGTTCCCGTCGGGGTTGAGGACATCGGGACGACGCGCTGCCGACGGGGGAACTGTGGTTGTGGTGGGGGAGGGCCGGACCTTGGTGCCATCCGAGGAATCGTTCGCCGGAGGCGAGTAGCTGAAGACGAAGACGATCAGCATGACGAAGAGTAACGAGAAACTCCCCACCACCCAGATCACCAACCATGGGCTGACAGGGGGTGTCGACTCCTTCTCCGGGATCACAAACCTCGCCTCAGTCGCAGTGGATATCCGGGATCGGGTGGTCCTTCTGGTCCTGCGTCAACGCTGTCCGCTGTTGGCCCGTCGCCAGAGTATCGGTGTGGTATCGGTCGAACAGCGCTCTTATCTCGGCCTGAGCGTCCTGTCTTCCCAGGTAGGGGATGACTCCGAAGACGAGAGCCGAGATGTTCTGGGCGTCCTGAGCGTTGACCATGTTGATCCTGGCGTCGATCGACTGTTGTGCGATAAGCGCGACCTTGACCTCCTGATTGCACGCGGCCTGCGCTTGCACGCTGTTGCTTTGCCGGTTGAGGGCGAAGCCGCTGATCACGATCGAGACCGCCGAGATGATCAGAATGATCACCAGCATTGCCGTCTGGCCGTTCTCCCACCTCCGAGTTTTCGCCTGCAATTCGCCGGTCAGTATCTCCGCCGCGCGAGTCTCCTTCTCGGAGGCCCGGGTTTCCTTCTCCGAGGCCCGAGTCTGTGTCTCGGAGGCCCGAGTCTCCTGCTCCGAGGCCCGAGTCTGCGCCTCCGATGCGCGGGCTGTCTGGTCCGACATCTTCTGCCGCAACCTGTCCTCTTCGTTGAACACAAATCCGCCTTCTTCATTCGTCATTTACGGAGCACCCTGCTATTGAGGTGGCTGAGCGTAGTTCGGCGTGATCTTGAGTCGGGCCACGTACGAAATCGCCGTCTGGATGACCGTCTTCGCGACCAGGATCGCCAACACGCTCCACGCGGCCTTGTTGAAGAAATCGAAGCCCGTCCCCGACGTCAGCACGAGGCCGAACACCGACAGCAACGCGAACCCGATGTCGATGCCGAGGCCCTGCACGAACGTGCGGAAGCTCCGGTTCCTGGCCGACGCGATGGTCAGCTCCTTGCCGGTGACCGTGGTCCCGGTGATGTTCGGGACGACGCCGGGAAGCCCCTGTCCGGTCAACTCACCCATGCCGACCTGCTGCACGTAGCCAGCCACCTGAGCCTGAAGAGCCGGTTGCTGCGCCTTGATCTCGTCGCGTGCCGCCGTGGCGGCCTCCGCGCGGACGGATTCCCAGAATGAGACCTTGCCCTCGCCGGGTATGTGCTGCCCCGGTGTGTCGGGATTGGCCACACCGATCAGCTCGGGAGGCGGAGAAGGTGTCGAATCCTTCGGCGTGCTCATTTGGTCATCTCCTTCACTACGGCATCGTGTTCGGCCACCGTGAGCGGAGAACCTTTCTCGGCGGCCTTGCGCAGCAACGCGAGCACGATGTTCAACTCACCGCGTGCGGACAGAATGTGGCCGAAGGCGTCGTCGTCCTGTGCCGGGGTGACGGGACGCTTGATCGTGCCCTCGCCCCACACCCTCAGCCGCTTGGTGGTCTTCCACAGCACCTTCGCGAATGCGCCACGCAGGCTGAGCTTGTCGCCCTGCTCGTTCTCCTGCAACGGCAGACCCGCGCTCGCCGACAACTCCGAGGCGATGTTCTGGAGAGATTCCTCTGCGGTCATGGTGGTGATTCCTTTCGATGGGGTTGCGTTCTGAGCTGGGGGTGCCACGACGCGAGGTAACGAACCCCGCACCTGCATGACGTGATAGGGATCGGCGTTGTCTCCCCACTGACTGATCGAATAATGCAGGTTGTCCATCGTGGAGAGCGGGTGAAAGAAGCCCCCGTAGAGCCGGGGGAACTGCACTCCGGTGGCGAGATCGTGCCGTGGTGCGGTGTAGGCGTTCCCGGTGGGTCCGTCGAGCACTCTGCCGGTGACCGCGTAGCGAGTGGGCTCGAATACCGAGATGACCCAGTTGCCCTCGATCTTGCGCCAGTGCGGCTCACCGAAAATTCCGGTGATGATGGGTGACGGTGGCCGTCCCCATTTCCAGTCCCGAGAATCCTTGTCGTAGCCCCAGCCCTCATAGGTGCTCAGGTCACTGAGCGACCCCACCGGAGCCCGCTGAATGAAGAGGCCATCGGCCAGGTGCCGTCCGTTCGACGTGGACAGGCAGTAGGCGTAGTTGCCGTCCACGATCCACGACTGCATCTGGAAGATGTCGCTGTGCACGAGGTTGTTGTTCCACAGCTTGTGATCGTCCCAGGTCTCGCCCCGGTCGGCCGAGAAGGCCAGGCCAGCGTAGTTCGTCTCCCAGGTGCCGTGATCCCAGTTGTTGACGCTCATGTAGCTCATGCAGAAGATGCCGTCGACCACGAACACGTCGGTCGGAATCTTGGTGACCTCGCCCTCGTACCACTTCTGATGCGCGTTCGGGAGTAGCTCCCTCCCTCCCGCCAGAGCCCGGTCGAAGGTGATACCGGAGTCGAGGTCCGTCGCGGTGGACACCAGACCCACCGGAGAACGCCACCATCCCGGCCTGCCGACGTTGTCCTCGAACGAGTCGCCGAACAGGGCACCGAACTCGCCATTTCCCATGTCCCACCAGATACCAAGATCGGTACCGCCGAGACCCAAGGTCTTCGGCCTGACGTCACTGCCCACGAGGGTCTTGATCAGGTCGCTCATGGCAGGAACTGCCTCTCGATCAACTCGACCAATTTCTCCTCGATCGAAGTCACTGCCGGAGCCGGTGAAGAGGTCGGCGTAGCTCCTGGCGCGGACTGAGCAGGCGTTTCTCCTGGCGTCGGCGGTGCCTGAGCTGGCGCTGCGATAGATACCGGCGCGGGAGCCAGACTCGGCGCTGCATCGTTGACACCCCACGCCGACAGCCACACATGCAGCGGCATCTTGGAAACATTCATGTCGGTAGGACCGAATGGAGCGGTGTCTTCGGAGTCGGTGTACTGATGACCGAATATCGGGTCCGGGCTGTCGGGCTCGTTGTCGGCCCCGTTGTAGGCAGGCACGACGAGCTTGATGCCGTTGGGCCTTGTTTGCCACAACTCCGCGTTGGAGTTGAAGTTGAGGTATCCCGCCGTCGCCTGTGGGTTCTTGAAATAGTCGTTGATCTTCGAGATCAGCTCGTTGACCTCCGCGCTCTGGTCGCCGGAGATGCCCCACTTGGCCCCGCCGTCTTCGACGTCGACCATCGCGCACAATTCGGCGAACACCCCACCTGTTTGCGTGATGACCCCGGTGAACGTGCCGAGGTTGTCGACTCCTGGAACGAAGAAGTGATAGCCGATGACCTTCTGGAGCTTCCCCCTCGATACGGCATCGCGTGCCTTCTGCATCTGCTCGACAGCGTGCTCGTCCACGGTATCGCCGATGGAGAGCCGGAACGCGATGACCGGATAGGGGTAGGAATCGTCCAGGAAGGCGTCCTGATACTGGCTGTAGTCGCCCCACTTGACCACGACCGGCTCGGGGTCCGAGATAACGGAGAGCGGGGCCTTGAGTCGCCAACCGTCCTTGATGACCGCGTCCCATTCCCACGATCCGACGTGACCGTGCGGTGCCCAGCCCTTGTCGAGCTGAAGCAGAGTCGCGGCCTTCGAGGTGGCACCGTCGTTCCATTTCTTGGTGACCGGCAGACCGAGAGCCTCCTGCCAGCGGCCCAAGCCATCCTTGGCCGCCTGCGAATCTCCACGCCACTCACCCGAGACGGACTCGTCGGGACCATCCTGCGGCCCGTAGTAATAACCGAGCGGTAGCGGAAACTCGTTGGGGTCCGCAGCGGCCCAGATGTTGAGGTAGCCACCCTGTAGCTTCGCGGCGAACGGAGCGATCTGTTCCGCGTTGCCCTGAATCTGGAAGTGCATTTCGTCGGGACGATCCCAATCCCGGCCCCAGAACACCGTGCCCTCGAACAGTGCGAGACCGACACGAATCTTGTCGATCATCCACTGCGGCATGGTGTATTCCTGCCAGGGCCACTGACTGGAGTTGATGTCCATCGCGGTGCCCGAGAGGTGGTTGGAATTCCAGACGGTATTCGTCCGACTCCAACCCCATTCGTCGCGCTCACCTTGATCTATCGGTGCGACGTTGCGGTGATACCAGGCTGCGAACCCCTTGAGAATGGTGGTGACATCACCCTGAAGAATCTCGCAGACAGCATTGGTGCCGGGAATCAGTCCCCGATCCAACACATCGGAATCGCATTGATCCCAACCGTTCTCGGTCACAATAGTCACGCGATATCCACCCTCTCTCGGTCTGCCCTTCTCTCTTTCTCGGGAGTTAGTGAGCAGATCACATCAGCTCCCTCGAACGACACACCCTCTGTCAACCGATCTTCACGAGATACACCACTGCCGTTACCAGGTACCCGGTAGCGCCGAAGGTCACCGACGTCCCCGAATTGTTGAACGGCTCCACGATGTTCAACGAAATATTCGGGGTACTGGCCCCCGAATACGAAGTCGGCGGATTACCGGACTGAGATGTGATGTCCGGGGCCGGATGAAGCGAGACCGCCTGATATCCGTTGTAGGCGAAACCCCAACCGAACCCGATCAAGGTGCCGCTGAGCCTGGCTTCGAGACAGGGCCTGGTCGAGCCCGCCCCGCTGATGATCGCCGAGGCGAAGATGAGCGGTCGCCAGGAGAATCCGGGAGCCGAGAGAGTCCAGTTCGCGATGGTGAAGGAACCACCCTGTCCGGCCGTACCCGTCGTGCGGGAGGTCGTACCGAACGGACCCTGAATGTTCCCCGCCCCGAACGCGGGAATCTGCGCAACGGGAATCTTGGAACCGGAATCGAGACTGGCGACCCCGTTGGCGGCCGCCTTCTGCGCATTGGGAATCAGCAATCCGTCTTGTTGCTGGTAATAAGCGGGGGTGGCAGCATTGTTGTCTGCGGCGTCCACATAATCCGTACGCGCGAGCCCGGTGACCCCGGTAGCCACCTTGTTGTCGACATAGGAACGCTGGGTCCCTCCGGCAAAAGTATTGTCGATAGCAAGGCGTCTGGTGATGTCGGTAGTCGCAGTGGGAGCCTTACCTGTGTACTTTAACGAAGACGTTTCACTCACCTCCCTTTACAGCGACGGCAGTAGTAGCGCATAGAAAATGAAACCTGTGCTCTGGAAATAAAAGGTTCCACTCCCGGAATACAGCGACAGCCACAATTCCAGTGTCCTTCCGCCACTCAGTCCATAAGCCGCCTGTGCAGCCGCTGCGTACGGCATGACCTGGTAGCTCTGAATATTGGTGTTGTCCCCGGTAACACCTACGCCAGTCCACCCGTTGTTCGAGGGGTCGAGAATGACACCCTGGCCCCAATTGCCTGCCGCCGAGGCGAACCCTCGCAACGTGGCGAACGAGAACATCACATACGGCCAACCGGGATCGGGAACCGTCAGGCTGGCTGCCCGATAGGTCTTCGTCGTCGTACTGGACACCCCTTGCGTACCGCTGAGATATTGCGTTCCGGTGGCGGCAACAACTATGGAGCGGTCGGGTATGGACGTTGGCACCTGCGCGGCCGGGACCAGATTGTCCGCGCCGAGGGACGCTATGCCGCTCGCGGCTCCGCGCGCCGTCGCCAGGAGATATCCGTTGTCCGCCGTGTCGACTGCGGTCTTCTTGGCCTTGGTGTTGTCCTGGGTGTCGACATAGGTCTTGAGCGCGAGAACGCCGGTTTGCGCTGCCACAGCCGAATTGACGTACGCCTGATTGACACCGGTCGTGGCGAATCGATCGTCTACGGTCTGTTTACTCGAGATCGAAAAGTCGGAATCGGCTGCTTTCCCGACATATTTAAGTGACGACGTTTCACTCACCCCTCACGAAGGTATGGCCATCACGTAGAAATACGGCTTGTAGGTCGACACTGTCACCTGACCATTGCTCCCGCCTTGATACAGCGTCACATAGAGCGTCGTCGCGCCGGTCTTGATCGTCTGTCCGTTCACGTTGTACGGCTCCACGTTCACACCTGTCCAGTACGTCGCATCGGCTGGCCCCCACCCCTGCGCTATCAGCTGTCCACCGGAACTGCCGACCCGAACCTCGATGACGGGATAGGTGGAGATATCGGCGGAGTGCACCTCATGACTGGCAAAACACAGCAACCTGTACGAATAGCCAGGGTCGCTGATCGCACAGGTGTAGAGGACTGTCGTTCCGCTGTAAACATCGACGTTCGAGCCGGGGTAGGACGAAGGACTCCAGAACAGTCGGTTGTTGCGTTGCGTGACCGTGACGTTGAGCTTGCTGGCCAACACCTTGCCGGTCGCGCCAAGCCCAGGGACCCCGTTCGCCACATCCTTCTGCGCGAGCTTGAGCCGGAGGTTGTCCTGACTGTCGACATAACTCGTCGTCGCGTTGAGCGCGTCCTGACTGTCCACATAGGTCTTCGCGGCATACGGGGCGAGCTGGCTGTTGACCGAGGTATCGACCTGCGCCTGGGTCAGAGCCGTAGCCTGGACGGAATCCACATAGGATTTCCTGGCGATCGTCTTGGCGACATCGACAGACTTGCCGACATATCTCAAGGTGCTGATCTCACTCGCCTCCCGTCACTCGACACGAAACCCTCATTGTCATCCGATTATCGACGCTTCCCATTGGTTGGTCGTCGGTGCCGTGTCGAACTCGATGGAAGCCGAAGTCAACGAGATAGCCGTGACACCGATGAGCTGAATGTCGTTGGTGGACAGGTCCCGGACCCAACCCCAGACCGCCTGAGTGTTGAGATTATGTGTGAGCGTGACCAGCGTGCTCCCTGCGGGTACGACCTGGGTGTACTTCCGCATGACAGCCGTGGTGTCCAGGGTGAGACCGCTGGCCCCGATGAGCAACGGTGCCGCGACCTTGACGGCCAGGGTCTTGGCTGCGGAGTCCACCACGATCGAGGCGTACGGCGAAGTCGACGCGGTATAGGCAATCGGCAGACCACCCCGAAGAATCTTGGCCCAGTTCTGTGCGGTGGTGTCCACTGTCACGGTACCGGTACCGGTCATCTGCCAAATCGAGTCGGCGTTGGTTCCACCGGACTGGATGGCGATGAGCGCACCGGGCATCAACGCAGAGCCACTGGCCATGTCGGTCGGCCGAATCCACGCCCCGGCCTTCACGATCCAGATACCGTTCTGGCTCGAGGCCGACTGAAGAGGAAGCAGCACTCTCTTGTCCAGGGCGACCAGGGTGCCGTCGATCGATTGCTGACCGGACAACGAAGACACAGCGGCATTGGCGGCATAATCGACCGCGAACTTGGCCTGACCCAACGTGGCCACCTGATCGGTGACATTGGACGGGGTGGTCCGGGTCGCCACCTGAGCGTTGACATAGGTGGTGTCGGCCTTGTTGGTGAGCGCCGTGGTCAGACCGGTGATGTCGGATTGTGGGATGGCCACGGCGGCCGAGCGCGCGCCCACATCGGCGGCGTTGAGCACGATGGTGCCGGTGTACCCGTTGACCGAGGTGACCGCGTTCGGCAGAGACTGATAAGCCAGCCAGTTCCCGAACTGACTCGGGTCGGCGGCCACCAACGCATAGGTGCCCTGATCAGCGGTGGAGGTGATGATGGCCACATCACCGAGCTGTACCTGAGCGGTGGTCAGTGCCAGCATCGCGGCCCTGTTGGCCACGGCATATGTTTCGTGAGTAGCGATAGCGGGAATCTGACCGGTGGGCACTTTGCCGCCAACGAGGTCGGCTTTGCCCGCTAGTCCGGTCGTGAGGGCCGAGCTGTCGGCCTTGGAAGAAAGCGCCGTATCAACTTGGTCCTTGCGATACGGATGCCCCGCCGCCGTCGCGGCGACCACAGCGAACAGTCCCGCACTGTCGGTCTTGACGAGCTGGCTGGCTGTTCCGGTCGCGGTTGCGGCGTCGACCGAGGTCTTGGCGGCGTCTCCTCGGTTCAGCTTGGACTGGGTTCCCGCGTCGAGCGTGGTGGCGGGGATACCTCCGACCGGAACCTGATACTTGGTGGCCAGCTGCTGGTCCACCGAATCGGACTGGGTATTGAAGGTGGACGTGTCGACCTTGGACTGTAGTGCCGTGTTGGTGTTGTCCAGTGCTGTCTGGTCGGCCTTGGTGGCGACCGTGGTGCTCAGCGCATTCAGTGCGGCTGTGGTGGCCTTGGTGCCGACCGTGGTGACCAAGGTATCGAAAGCGGCCTGGGCCACCTTCCCGTCGACCGTGGTCTGAAGAGCGTTGAGCGCTGCTGTGGTGGCCTTACCAGCGACCACGGCAGTAAGTGCATCCAGAGCGCTCACCGTGGCAAAGGCTGCCTCGGCCGGAGCGTTGAGATCGAGTTTGCGGAACGAAAGCGCGCCGTTAGCGGCGACATAGGGCCACATGGCCTCGGCCGGGTCCGCACCGAGGTGGTTGTAGTAGAGCACTCCCCCCGGGGTCCGGCCGAACGGGGAACGGATGGCCACGGTGCCGATGTCATCGAGACCGTTGTCCACCCAGGACACCAGGTTCTTGGGAGCACTGCCGCCGCCCCCGAGCGCGGCGATATCGGTCTCGTTCTGCGAGATACGACTCAGTGCCGACGTGAGTCCGGTCTGTGCGGCCTTGGCGTCCAATGCGTCCTGAAGCCCGGCCACATCGGCCAAGGGCACAGCGACCGTACTGTCTCGAGCCCCCACATCGGCAGCGTTGAGGACAACAGTGCCGATATGACCGTTGACCGAGGCGACCGCGCCGGAGCCACCCCCGGTGGAGATGACCGTGCCGTCTTTCTTGACCAGCTGATTGAGGTTGTTCACCAACGGCACATCGGAATCGAGCAGCGTGGTAGGGACGAAACCCCCGGCCGTCTTGAGCACGGCAGAGTTCTGAAGCGTGGACAACGAGGCAGCGCTGGCCTTGGTGCCGAGCGCGGTGTTGATCGTGGCCAGGTCGGTCTGAGAAAGCTTGGCCGCCAGGTCTGCGGTGAGCCCGGTGATCTCGGATTCGGCGATCGCCAACCCGACCGGTCGTGCCCCCACATCGGTGGCCCCCAGTGTGATAAGCCCGGTCTGTCCGTTGACCGAGGTGACACTGCCTGCGGCTGCCGAAAGCCGTTTCCAGGAGGCGAGCAGAGCAGGGCTGGCAGACACCAACATCCAGGTGCCGTCCGGCCGGATCGCAATGTCTCCGGGCTGTACCTGCGTGGTGGTCAGTGCCAGCATCCCGGCTTCGTCGTTGACCGAGAGGGCAGTGCCCAGGGCGATCGAAGGGATCTGACTGGTCGGGATCTTGCCTCCCACCAAGTCGGCCTTGGTGGCCATGGTGGCGTTGAGCAGAGCAAGCGAAGACGACAGCGAAGCCACCGAGGCGTTGGTGTCGGTGACGATCCCGTTGACCGTGATCTGAAGCGCGGCAATCGCGGACTCTCGAGCAATCCGCTCGGTGAGATCGGCAGCCCGGAACTCGGTGATCGCACCGTTGATCATGGCGGTGCTCGAGGAGATGACAGAGCTGATCTGGATCTCGAGCTGCGCAGCGGCATAAGACCGGTTGGCAGCGTCGATCGTCATACGATCCAGAATCTCCTGAGTGATCCTGTTGTCGAGTGCGGCAGTGGCATCGCCCCCGGTGACCTCGTTGCCGTTGGCGTCGATCACCAGACCGGCCGAGTTGAGCCGGGCCACCCGTCCCGCCACCCCGAGGTCTTGCTCCTTGAGGTAGGTCTCGTCGCCCATGATCGCACCGAGATCGAAGAGATCGTCGTAGCTGATGTCGGAGTTCGGCATCGTGAAATCGGTGTTCTCCACCCGGCCGAGGAAGTCCTTGCGCCAGGAGACTCGGTACAGGATCGGCCGATCGAGTCCGGGTTCGTAGCTGGGGGTCAGCATGAACTCGGCTGTGTTGATGTCGTCGGTGAGCGTGATCATTCTGCGCTCGAACACAGCCGGGTAGGTCACATTGCCACTGCCGGAGCTGCTGGTGGTCAACGACCGGACGATGACCTCGATCCGGTCTGCTTTCCCGGTGGCGGTGATCGAATGCCCGAACGGGACCGAGAATTTCCGTTTCACTCTGTCTCCCAGGGCCGACGGTTGGGCTTGTCGTCCATTCTGTTGCCAGCCGGGGGAGGTCACAGCATCGGTAGACCTACCAGGTACCTCAGTCGGTTGCGTAAGGCGTCTTGGGGATGTCCGAGATGTTGTCGATGTTCCCTAGACCAATTTCCTGCTTGTACGGCCGGACCGTGCGCTTCTCGACAACGGGTTTACTCCGAGAAGCGTCATAGGGGTCGTACATCAAACCCTTCTGCACCTCACCAGGACCCAGATCCTCCAGCATGATCTCGGCTTCTCGAGCCTTGATCTGTGACCGTAGCTCGACGGCCTCGGTCACCCAGGTGGCACCGTTCTCCACGAACCAGCGGAGGTCGTCGTCGCTCAGGTCATCGATCCGGTGGTCGTAGTCGGGGATTACGGTGACCGTGAACTTGGGGTCGAGCTTAGGCAGGTCGTACACGGTGAACATCTCAGGAATAGCGTTGATGACATCTTGCTCGGCCGATCCGGATCGGGGCTTGATCCCCCAACCCACCACGATAGATGCCACCATGACAGCGAACAGCACGTAATTGATCTCCAGAGGCAGAAGATATCTCGGATTCATGATCTGAACCACGATCTGAAGAGCCCAGACGACACCCGTCAGCACAGTAAGGAATCGAAACACCTTGACCGGGATCATCGTCTTTCCAACACCCGACGAACCTTCTCGATATCGGCGCGAGCATCGGCCAGACCTTCTTTGCCCGCCGTACAAAGCACCTGATCGGCCAGACGCTCGAACGCAGCCTGCGCCGGACTCCGACGCAACTTGCGAGTACGGAATCTACCTTTGAAACGCCACACGGCCGTGGCTTTGTGGTTGCGGAACTGCTCGAGACCCACGCTCTGCGGGTCGAGACAGTGATCTTTCGGTCGGTGAGCCTCGTAGGCGTCCCCATTGATGAAGATCGATCGGCAACGCTCACACCAGGTCTCGTCTGGCAGAAGTAGAGGCATGGAGGTAGGCACGGTGTGGGGGTTCCTTCCGTCGGAGGCTAAGCCGAGGCTGGATAGAGTTCTCCAGTCTCCGGATCGGCAACGGTTTGTTCGCGAAGTGCCGTGGCAAGGTTCTCGCACATCTCGAGAACTGTTCTCAGGGACATTCCTCCAGCAAGAATGACCTGGATGTCTGGTTCGTCCCCACACGTGCATCCCCGAGGATGTCCGGGCAGAAGAAGAACGCCGGGCTGTACCGACTCGGTGTTGTACTGGATCGCCACCGAGAGATCATTCTGACCTTGAGACATTGGTGGCTCCTTTCCTTCAGGTAGCCACAGTGTATCCAACCTGTCCTAGCATTGACATGATCAACTGGGCTACAGCGTGTGACCGATGGTGTCGATGAACAAGAAGGGCTTGGGTCTCAACCCGTCGGGGGTGTTGACGGTATCGCCCTTGACTCGGCCGACCACGTTCACCAGGTCGCCCTTGACGACACCCTCCTTCACCGATTCGGCCTGATCACCGAAACAGATGGCCTCGATCTCGAAGGAATCACCGGGCACCTTACGGCCCAGGTTCTTGTCGAAGCGTTCCGAACTGAAGCGCAGCTGAACCAGAGTCGTACCTTTACCCTTACCGTTGCGGCTGAACGAAGGGTCCTCGAGCAACTCGGCTTGTCCGTTCAGATACGGAAGTCCCATGATGGATCACTGTTCCTTTCGAGTGGTCGTGCTCTGTACCCAGACTGTACCACAGTCAGAGGTTGTCGTTGGGTGGGGCTCCCGAAGGAACCCCACGAGATCAGAGGCTCTGAGCGCGGAGCTTGGTCGAGTTCGCCATCTTGTCGGCGAAACGCTCGATGCTCGGCCGGAGCATCTCGGCGTAGTTCAGCCACGCCTGCTCGTCGGAGGCCATCCAGCCCATGCCGTAGACATCGGAGACCGGCCGGTAGCAGCTCCGGCAGATGACCCCGTGCTGTCCGCCCTTGCCGGACGCCTTGCAGCAATCGGTGAGGTAGTACACGATCCCGTCCTGGGCTACCAGGGTGCCGCCGACCGAGTCGGACGCGAGGACTACCGGCTGGCTGGGGGCGAAGGTGGAGGACATGAGGTTCCTTTCTCGGCGAGGCCCGGTGCCTTGCTCGTAATAGAACTGTACCACAGATGTACCTAGGGTTGTCAACCCCCGAACCGAAAGCAAAAATCCCCTCTCCCGCGAGGGGAGAGGGGATTCCGGGGAATCAGGCGTTGATCAGGAACTTCACGCCGTTACGGTCCTGGCGGAAGTCGCGACGGTCACGACGGTGGCTGGAAGCCTTGACGACCTTGCGAACGCGAGCAACCTTGCGGCTCTGCACGATGTGATCACAATGACCGTCGCACTTGCCGTGGAAGATGTCCAGCTCGTCGGCGGTGGTGTTGTGAAGGGCTCGCATCGGGGGTTCCTTTCGTTGTTCTTGCTTGTGTACTCATACTGTACCACAGATTTAGGAAGCCGCAACGGTCGATTCCTGGAGGGCTCGCTGAATCGTCGCGGCGATCATCTCCTCGGTGGCCCCGGCCGACCGGGCCTCGTTGGCCCAGCTGATCTGAGCGGCTCTTCGAGTCCGGATCAGGTCCCGATCAGCGTTCTCCAGCGCGGCCTGATAGAGACGCTGGGTGGAGTCGTGAACGCGCCCCAGGGACTGGTCGAGAGACGACATGTGGTTTCCTTCCGAGAGGTTCTTGCCTGTACCCATACAGTACCACAAATGAACTACATGCACGCCCGAACGGACCGGGGTTTTACATCTCGTACCAGTGCGAATCCAACTGACCTGTTGCCCGCCCGAACTCCAGAATTCTTTCCAGTTCCTCGTTGCTCATCGTCGTGTCCTCTCGTGTGAAGTAGAGCGTGAAGTGGCCGGGGAGGTTGCCCCCCTCCCCGACATCCGATCAGGAGAACTGTACGTAGAAGGCGGGACGGTCCCGACGATCCTTCTCGACTGCCTTCAGGTCTCGCTTGTTCTTCGCGGCTGCCTTGTCCTCGAATCCCTTGAGCACCTCGATGAAGTCCCTCCCATGCTTGGCAGCAACGGCCCGAGCGATCCGGTCTGCTGTATTGATCCACTCGGCAGCGTCGGGGTGCGTCTGGCCGTACCAGAGAAGACTGGCCAGACCGGACACTGCTTCGAGTTCCGCGCCCCGCTCGGTCTTGAACATCATCTCGCCGGTCGTCGGATCGTTGAGCTGCTTGGCGTTCTTCTCGATGTTCTTGGCTGCCCGCTCCGCACGAACCTGCTCCAGGCGACGGTCCTCGTCGGTCTTGATCGTCCCCGGACGGCTGGTCATCTCGACCGGAGCGTCCGGGTAGCACCAGGTGCACGCCTTGTTGCCTGCGGCGGCGATGATCTCGTCCTGAGCCTGCCCGCTGAATTCGGTGAGCCACACGTACTCGGTGGTAATGAAGCACGATCCGCAATGAGTGCTGGTGTGCACGTGCCCCCCGGTGTTGTTGACCAGGAAGGCCCGCTCCCATCCGCCCCGCGCCGCGAAGACCTCGTTGAGGTAGTCCTGACGCTTGCGAACCTCGGCCAGCTTGGCTGCCAACACGGCCTCTTCGCCACCGAGCTTGGACAACTCGCGATCGATGTCTGCTGGGGTGCGAACCTGGTCTGTGTGGCGGATCGTGGTGGTCATCGCGGGGGTTCCTTTCAAGTGGTCTTGCTTACAACTCCTATAGTACAGGAGTGGTACAGCACCTGTCAACACATGTACCCAAACTGACCCAAGCCTGTGCTTATCGAAACTAACGATCCGCCTGACCTGGGGAAACAGGAACCGATACCTCGATCTCGTCGGCCAACTCCCGCAACCACCGAGCTACTCGGGCTGGAGTGTGATTGACCCCGGTCATCTTGGACTCGGGATTCTCCGGCCCACCACCGATGTAGACCGAGACATGAATGTTCCCGAATCGATCGACCTTGTGCTGAAAACTCATCAGACCTCGGCTCCCGAGGTCACCAGCCTGCGCAGGGCAGTCTTGATGCTGGTCTCCCCGACCACGGTCAGGACCCGCTCGTCACGGCCCTCGAGCACGACGATCTCCTTGGTCGTGTTCGGCACGGCCTCGATGAAGAAGCGCGTCGGCAGCCAGGTCGGCCGGGAGGTCTGCGGGCTACCGGTACCGGACTGCGTGGTGTCACGACGGACTCCTCCACCGACGGCCTGCTCGATCCGGTAGGTCCCGTCCATCAGCTCCACTGCGCGGAGCCTGAGATCGGTGAGGGTGTCGGTATGGTAGACGGTCTTGCTCATAGCGGGGGTTCCTTTGCTGGGGAGTGAAAGTGTCGGCGCGCGTGTCAGCGGGCGAGGTACCGGGTCCAGGCCCCGTTACCGGTGGCGAGCACGAACTGGTGGCGCACCATCCATCGGATGACCACCGAGGTGTCCTGGTAGTCGGCCTTGACCTTGCGTGCCAGCTCCGAGATCGTCCAGGTCTTGGCCGGATCGGCCCGGAGCACGGCCTCGATCGGATCGGCGAGGTCCCACTGGGTGTCGGTCATCTCCCCGGCGAGGTACGCGGCGAGGCCGTCGTTGGCGGAGTCTCGGACATCTTGGTCGGCTGCACAGATCATGATGCGGTTCCTTTCGATGGGTCCTGCTCTTTGTGTGTACTGTTACTGTACCACAATTGAGCTAGTGTGCAACCCCTTTTACGAGACTCTCTGGAAACACTCCAGGACGGCCTTGGTGACGGCCTTCTCGATATCGTCGTGCCCGAGCGCGGGGAAGCGCTTGAGCAACTCCCCCATCCGCTGCGCCAGGGCCTGACCCTCTTCGGTCTCGTAGAGGAACTCCTGGACCACGAAGGTGGCCACCTCGGTGACCCCCCGATCCAGCGCCTCGGCAATCTTCTCGGCGAGCGCGTTCTCCACGCTGTCCGAAGCCACCGAAAAGGTGAAGGCGGCCGGGGTCGGCTCCTGCTGCTCGGTGAAGTACTTGCGAAGTCGTTCCCGCAGATTCATGTTCATCGGACGATCCTTTGAGGGGAGAGTTTGTCTCGGAGAATCGGAATCAGCTCCCCAAGATGTTTCCGGGTCGACGGCCACGGGACCACGTTGGCCGGGATCGTCGGGTCCGGGTAGTAGGGGGCAGGCAGATAGACCGAGTACGCCTCGAAGGAGACCGCGATCGAGAGCACATGATCCCCGGCGTAGCTCCCCTGCGTGACCCTGGTCAGGCCCAGAAGATACCGGGTCCCGTCCCCCGGCTGCCACACGGTGCCGATCTCGCCCAGGGTCTCGATCAGGTGCTGCGCCACGGCCGCGAGGTCCCGGGAGGGGTCGGTTGCCTCGTTCTCGAAAGACCGAGTCATCGTGTGCGCTCGTCGTGCTCGAGCGCGGGGAAGCGCTTCCACTCCTCGGGCAGGAAACCACCCTTGGACAACCATTCGTCCAGGGCCGAGACGGCCTCGGACATGTCCTGTGCGGCATCGAGCGCGGTCTCGTCGTTCTCAGCGTTCGAGAACGTCTCCCGAGCTTCTCGCAGAGTGCTCAGGGCTGTATTCGGGTCCATCGTGGGGGTTCTCCTCTAGGTCTTCGGTCTCGATGAAGCGGGCACCGCATTCGATGCACACCGACAATATGGGGGTTCCGTCGTCCCCGGTCTCGGAGACCGTGACGTAGTGGGTGTAATGCCGGTTCGGTGTCATTCCCACGAGCGAAATCACGATCATGGCAGGTTCCTCCGAATGAAACATCTGTGGGGGTGGAGAGGAATGTACCGAACCCGGGAAGAGCTGTGTGAGGATTCGCCGAGACGGGGCTCCGTGTCGGAGCCCCGCCGATCTCAGACGTACTTGCGGGCGATCTCGACCATCGTCTCGGCGTAGATGTCCTTGGCGTCTTCGAGGGACTCCCACTCGAAGGTGCGCTTGTTCAGGAACCCGATCGACATGTCGTAGAGGTCGAACGGGGTGAGTGTGATCGTGACCCGCATGATGCGGACCTGACGGGTGCCCGGCTTGACGATCCGGGCGTCGAAGGTGAGCGCGTCCCGGTAGTAGGCGAGGTTGTGTGCTCCCATTCCCATCAGGGTGGCCACACCGAGCTGACGCTTGATCTCGAGCGGAACACGGGCCGAGGACTCGGTGGCGGCGATGTTGGCGGGGATGAAGGAGGACATTGTGGGGGGTTCCTTTCGCTTGGTGTACCACCACTGTACCATAGATATCTCGGGAGGAGAACCCCCCCCCACAATGTCAGGGATCGATCAGGACCCGAACGACCCGGTCGGGATCATGCCACCCAGCCCGGTCGACGGATCAGACTGCCGCTGAGGTGGTGTCTTCTGATACGCCGGACCCTGGTGTGGCTTGGACCCCGGCAACGATCCACCGGGCACCACGACCCATTGCTTGCCCATCGAGAAGCTCTGGCAGCCCCACGACACGCTGTAACCACCTCCGGGGACATCGGTATAGGTCACCGTCGCCGTGCTCCGTGGCGGGACCCGCAGAGTGATGGTGTCGAAGTACACCGGCCCCGAAGCCTGAGCCGCACAAGAGGTGGCATCGTAATCGTTGTTCGTGAACGTGAACGTGAGAGCGTTGAGACTCGGTGTCGCGGTGAGAGGAACGACAGCGGCATCGGCTGCCCCCACCCCCAGCACCAACGCCGACACCAACGCGCCCATCGAGACCAGCAGAGTGCGAACCTTCATGAATCGAATCCTCTTCTTCTAGGTCCCCGACCCATAGGCACAAGATGTGTCCAAGCTGATCAGTGTGCCCGGTTTCACGATTTCTCGTGCTTGTACTGCTTGATCTTCTGAAGAACGAACGCAACATCGTCCGAACCACTGACCAAATTGTCACGAAGCCATACCTGGAACCCGTCGAGCTGGTCGAAATGATCGGTTTCGAGCACCTCGTCCCAGGTGATATGCACAGCCGTGTCATCGGCTTCGATCCTGGCCCGGTCCATGTAGGAACCCTGCGGCCCCGACACCTGGAACATTCCGATCAACTGTTCGAGGTCGCCCACGACTCCGGGAGTCGGGATGCTCATGTGGTGTCGAAGAATGTGCTCGACGCCGGTCGTCACGTTGGTCATCGTTCTCCTGGATGGGTTGGTTGGCTCTCGTATCGTTTCTTGAGGCGGAGATAGTCGGCGTAGTCGGGATCGTCCTCACGATTGACGTACTTGCCCTTATTCCACACGCATTCGGCCCTGCCGGTGCCGTACAGCAGGTCGTGACTGCTGATCACGTAGACGCTGCCCGGTGTGCCCTGCGTACTGGAATGGCGCGCATCGGGCATGTAGTCGGGCCATTCGCCCCTCTCCGGAACGACATGCGCCTCGTAGACCCTCTCGCCACCCTTCCCCTCGGTGAGATCCTCGTTGCCGGTGATGAACACGATCCAGCTCATGAGCGGTAACTACCGTTCATCCGGGCGTCGGCTCGTATGCGGTGCGCTGACGTAACTCCTCGGGCTGCTCCCAGGCGTACCAGGGTTCGCTACTGGAGGTCTTGTCGATGGGTGGCCCTTCGGTCGGCCCGCCATAGGTGTCGAATCGGTCGGTGTGCTTCTGGCACAGCGCACCCCAACCTCCACGAGTGGCGTGGCGGCGGAAGCCGCACCACCACACCGAACACAGGACATAGCCATCGGTACTCATCTTCGGTGGCCGCATGATGCTGTTCGCCCGTACCTTCATCGAAAACTCTCCTTCTTCATCGGTAGTCACCCTTCATCTCGAGGTTGCCTCCCTTGGCCTGGGCATCGACCCAGTGATCCCAGCCCGGCACGTGATAGGTGGGGATGCCGAACGACCTCCACAACTCCACGATGTGCGGGGCATCGTCCATGGCCGCCACGATCCGGAACCCGAGCTGCGTCACGAGATGGTCGTACATGTCGGTCTTGACCTCGGTGTCCGGACGGCCGTCGTCGTCGGCACGCATGATCGGCCCGTGATAAGGAACCGGCATGTGCTCGTTGAGCCAGGACACCGTGATCCCCCGGAACTTTTCCTTGCGGCCGGTGGCGACGATGACCACATGACCGTCGGCCACTGCACGCTCGCACCAATCCAGAGACTCCCGATGTGGAGGGCATCCCCTGGCCTCGAGGTGAAACAACTCGAAATCCTTGGGCTGGCTCAGCACATGATGACGAACACTGGAGACATCACAAAGGGCTCCGTCGAAATCGGCGATGACTGCCGTCTGTTCTGTCATCAGGCAGGCTGTGGAGCCAGGCCGAAACCGAACCAGGCGACTACTTGCTGCCAGGGACTGGGGCTCGGCCGAAAACTCGGGATGAAATGCTGGACGGTGTAGTGATGACGACCTTTGCCGGTTCTACGATGCATTGGGGGTTCCTTCTGACTAGTTGTGGGCGAGAAACTGGGGGCAGAGGTGGTTTGCGGCGATACCGACGAACTTGTATGCCTGACCGAGAGAGATGCCCCCACCCGCAGCATGGCCACGGTCGCTGTTGGAGAACAGAGAATCGGCGGCCGAGCGCACGGAAAGGCCACCTTGCAGCATGTCGCACACGTCGGCGGCCGTCCCGTAGACACTGCCCCCGGGGCCGAAACCGATCCCGGCAGCGGACACCTCGAGTTCGAGAGATTCCCGGGGGGTGAGGCTGGTGCTGTTGTTCAGGCCGAGCGAGTTGCCCCCGTTGGACTTCGGTCCGTCGGTGTGAGTGACGATGCTGAGCAGGACGACGACGGCGATGACTCCGAGGATGATCACGAAAAGCTTGTTGTTGTTCATCTTCTTGCGGGGTCCGGCGACAAAGATCGGGGGAGCGTCGAAGTGCGACATCGGGGGTTCCTTTCGGGGTGGGAGGCTCGGTGCCTCCTTCTACCGAAACTGTACCAGAGATGTACCTACAAACACAAGGGCTAGGCACATCTCGTCGGGTAGTGGCACAGCTCCCCGGTGGCATACGCCCTGCGGTAACACCTCGAGCACAGGCTGCGGCTGTGCTCGGCCACCGTGTTCGGGGCTTCACAGAGCTTGATCCGGCGTGGACGCAGCGCCACCCCGCAGCACCGGCAACCCCATTCCTCGGGTCCGGCCCGGTGGGTCGGCGGATGAAGACGCTTGGGTTCGCCGGAAGCCTTGCGCTGAGACGGCCGCACCTTGCGATAGACCCGGCGCAACGACTCGTTGTAGTCACCGGAGGCCAGCTTCCGTTTGAGCTGATATCGGGCCTCGGTCGTCTCGGACCGATTGCCGGAGGAGGTTTCCGGGAGAGCCACCCCGGCCGCCACCAGACCGGACCAGTTGTCGGCCAGTGCATACCCGGCGCAGCGCTCCCAGATCGGGCACCCCTCACAAAGCCGATGAGCACGATCCCGGCGCTTACGCGGATCTCGAGGCAGATTGTCGGTCGTGAAGGCTTCAAGCCTGCCTCCACACAAAGAACCATCCCAAAATCCAGGGTCGAGCATCGCTGATTCCTCCTTTGTGGGGTCAGAGGTCATCGCTCAGACGCGGGCTGCTGCACGTCGAGTGGATGAGCTGTACAAGAACTGCCGGTGATTCCCACGGCAGACGTGATGGAACAACAGGTCGATCAGCCAATAATGCGCCAGATCGAGCCGATCCAGCAGGGTGGGTCGAGGGACGGCGAAGACCTCGTGCGCCCAGGTCTTGTAATCCACCACCGTCGAGGAGACAGAACCGGGAACCCGCTGGTATCCACCTGGCGAGTCCATACGGCGCTCCTCACGTCGTTGAAGAGTCCTTTCCCTCACTTATTCCCGGTGAAACTTGCCCAGAGTGAAGTGCCTGCTCGCTCTGCCATTTACACCAACCACGCACATTGACATATCCGTAGGCTGCGGCCGAAATGATGAACCCCCACTGAGTCGTGCTGACGGCATAGACCACCCACAGCACCTGCACCCCCACCCCGATCATGAAGCCATACCAATGACGATTCGTGACCAGGTACAAACCAGATACGCCGATACCGGTGAGCACGAAACTCCAGAGTGGGTTCACAGCTTCCCATTGACGAGCCCGGGATCACAGGTGGCCAGGGTGGCATGGATCTGGGCCTGGGCCAGAAGCTGACGTATCGGTGTCTTGTCGTAATCCCGCTCGTACCAAGCGTTCACCTCGGCAAGAAGCTTCTCGGCCGTCTCGTAATGCTGTTGTGGAGTGCTCACCACTCGACTCCTCTTTCCGCAGCGATATTGGACAGCACCCAGGTGGCGTGCCGGATTCCCTGGGCATAGCTCGAGGGATCGGAGGCCGGGTAGTTCTCCTCCAACAAGTCGAGCCGACGAAGCAGAGCCATCAGGGTGTCTCGCGTCTGTTTCTCCTGCTCCCGGGCAGAGAGCCGAGCCCTCGGAACGATCGGCCCCGTCTCGACCACCCACACGATGGCCTGCCGCCCACTACGCATGGGCCGACGACGAGAGGTGTCTCGAACCAACCCGAGATCTCGCAGTTCGGACCGACGAGAACGCACGCTCTGCGGAGTTTGATACGGGGCATCGCTGCGGACATAGGCGGCGACCAATTCTTCGTCGGTCATCCCGTCGCTCGCGCGCAGGATCTCGAGTATCCGACGTTGCCGCTCCCGCAGCCCGGTGATCGAGGCCGCCGCCTCGTGCGAGGTCGAAGGATCGGTGGTCCGTGCGGTCGCCGTGGCACCGGACAACTCCATCAGCCGACCCGCTTCAGTCGCATCGGGACACGGCCGGTGTGCGGCATCGGATCGAACTGTCCGGCGCAACACCGAAGACACGGCTCGACACCGTGCGCGACCGCGTCCCCGATCGTGGTCCAGATGTTCTCGTGCAGAGTGCGAAGCTTGTCGATCGCTTCGTCGGTGCCCCGCACATAGCCGGTGCACTCTTCGCTCAGGTGAAACCTGCGCCCGGTGCCGGTGTAGAAACACCGGGACTCGAGCAGGTCGATCACATGAACCGGTTTCATATCATGCCTTTCTTGGTGGGGGTTATGACAGTTCCGTCCTCGTTCAACGACACGACAGAGGCCGAGATCATGCGGCCGTCCTCGAGATGGACCCGGGCACGTTCACCGAGATAGTCGTCGTGATAACGCTCCACTCGGTCGATCATGTCCGGCGCGATACGACCGGTGGCACTGATAAGCACGATCAACTCGGACACTCCTGCTCCTGTCGAGCCCACACCTGCTGCACGCTGTCCAGCTTCACCAGGTCGACCCTGTAGGTATCGCCCGCCTGATAATCGGCCGAATGCTTCCCGGTGCCCCGCATCCTGTGCTTCTCGCATCGTCGCTCCCCAGCGAACCCATGATTACGGCAATACGGGTCGGAGCCCTCTCGCTCACCGCAGGAACAGCAGTAACACGTGGTGCGCTCACACTCGACCCACGGTGTGGCCGTGACCGTCCGGCTGTTCTTCCAGCCGTACCAATCCTGGTACTCGGTCCAGGTCTGCACCCGGGTTTCCGGGTCGACGGTGACCGGCCCCTTGGAATAGGACTCGTAGATGCCCATCAGGCCCTCTTCAGCTCTTCGAGAGTCTTGATCTCGGTGGTCTTGCGGTCGATCCCCTCCTGGAGAAACGCGGTACGAGAAAGACTCAGCTCGGCATCGGCGACCGTGGGCTCGAAGAGGGCGTACGCCAGATGCTTGTAACGCGCAAACTCCGACGGCGGGTAAGAATCCCACTTGTCGTCGTGCAGTTCGGTCCCGTCGGCATCCTCCCCGAAAGAATCGTTCCGATCGAAGAGCCACTTCCCGTCACACTGGTACCGATATTGCAGCTCGGTCGTGAAATAGACCCGCTCGGGTCGAGGGGAGGATTCACCGAGCACCATGACGAACTCCACGGTCACACTGGCGAATCCGGCCGAGAGCACCCGGGGAAGGTGGTACTCGATATCGGCGAAGGCGACCTCGGTTCTCTGAGGGCCAAGAATCTCGGTCATCGGTGGGGGTTCCTTACGTTGTGGGTTGTACCCAGAGCGTACCGGAAACGAACTAAGATTTCATAGCGACACGCCGAGACCGAATCAGACGATCGGGTCTCCGTCACGACCCTCCAGCTCGTCGGACACGTACACGGCCAAGGCATAGCTCTGCCACACGTCGGAGCGGAAGCCGTGAAACCATCCCGGAGCGGCCTTGGTCCCCTTGCCGTGGTTGGGCTGCCCCGGAGCGAACCGATCCACCAGGGCCTGGGTGACGTTGGAGTCCTTGGCCTTGGCGCTGTGGCAGAAGTGCATCTTGACGGGGCGACGATAGACGAGCCGCGCGTCTCCCCTCACACACTCCAGGAACCGACCGACCCACACGCAGGTCTCGAACACGTCCTTGCCGACCGCCATGCCGTAGGACGCCACCATCTCGATGGCGTAATGGTCGGCTTTCACCTCACCCTGAACCATCTCGCGCAGGGTGTGGTTGTCGTGCTTCCCGAACTCCAACGGCTTTCGGGTCTCGGCGTCGATCAGCGTCCAGCCGCTCTCGGTGTTGCCTGGGTCTATGGCGAGGATCGTGGTCACTCGTTGCTCCACGGGTCACACGGCAATCGGCGCTCGGATGGCCTCGTGATGCTGGTAATCGAGAACGGCGACGTCTTCGAACCGATAATCAAAGATGCTGTTTCGCTTCGTGAGCTGGAGAGTGGGAAACGGGTACGGCTCCCGGGCGAGCTGCTCGGTCACCTGGTCGAAATGGTTGATGTAGATGTGACAGTCACCCCCGGACCAGATCAGATCGCCCACCTCGAGGTCGGTCTGCTGCGCCAGCATGTGCGTGAGTAGTGCATAACTGGCGATGTTGAACGGCACGCCGAGGAACATGTCGCAGCTGCGCTGATTGATCATCAGGTCGAGCTTGCCGTTACGCACATTGCACTGGAAGGCGTAGTGGCACGGGGCCAACGCCATCTCGGGGAGATCGGTGGGGTTCCACGCCGTGACAAGATGCCGACGGCTCTCGGGGTTCGTGCGGAGGCCCTCGATGAGCACGGCGATCTGGTCGATCCCCTCCCAATCCGTGTCGTCCTGACCCCAATGACGCCACTGGAATCCGTACACCGGACCCAGCTCACCGTCTGGACTAGCCCACTCGTCCCAGATATGCACCCCGTTGTCGTTGAGATACCTGATATCCGTCAACCCGGACAGCAGCCAGATCAGCTCGTGAACGACGGCCTTGAACGCCACCTTCTTGGTGGTGATCAACGGAAATCCCTGGCTCAGGTCGTACCGCAGCTGCCGACCGAACACCCCGTAGGTGTCGACTCCGGTCCTGTTCGGCCGCAGCACCCCGTCGCACAGAATCTCGCGGAGCAGGTCCTCGTACTGATGTTCGGTCACTTCGTCTCCTTCGGAGGTAGTAATGCATCGATCTGAGCCATCCATTCGCCCGATGGAGCCCACCGTTCGCCCATGATGTCCTGAAGCTTGCGGGTGAGCTGATGTGCGTCCCAGTGCTTCGTGTTCTTCAGCAGCGGTAGGAACTCCTCCCGCAACCGAGCACGCTGATAGCTATCGGAATCGGCGTTGGCAGCGCCGACGAGCATCACGAACGCCATGTGCCCTGCGAGCAACTTGGGGTCGAGAGTCACCGCAGCCCCCTCATTGCATGAAGTTTGCCGCAGGCCACGTGCACATAGAACCCGGAATCCAGCACTCGGCCGATCATGTCTCCGGAATCGATCTCCGTTCTGCATCGGACACAGGTGCCACCGAACTCGGCCTCGAAAGGATGCCCGATCGTCCAGTCCGGCTCGGTGTCCAGCGTCAGGCCCCGGCAATCGGCGCAATACGCCTTGGTCATGCCGTGTTTGCACTCGTCGTCATCGGCAGGCATGGTAAGCCGCCCCTACTGGTACATATTCGCTGCATCCCTCACACACCCGATGGCCCGGACGAACACCGTTCAAGTACATCTCGTGAGTTCGAGCCAGACTGCGAGCAGCCAGAATGCGCCCGAACGCCTGCTCCTTCTCCTCCGTGGTGGATGTCCACAGATCGAAGGACTTGTCAAGGTCCCCGGAAGCGATGAAAGGGTAAGCCCGGACCATTTCCTGCTTGTAGGCGGAATCGAAGTCGGCCGAATCGAAGTCGGCCGAATCGAAGTCAGCCGAATCGAAGTCAGCCACGCTGATCCTCGACATACTCGGGATGCTGATTCTTCATGTGCCGGGTCACTTGGGCGAACGTGCGATGACAACAGGGGCAGATCCCGGCAGCAATACGTTTCCTCACCTTGGTGAGCTGGCCCTTGGTGGCGGCATGAGAACGCCTCTGCGCCTCGATGGTGTTGTCCTTTTCGGCGATGATTCGATCCCGTGACTCCAGCGACCGGGACAACCGATCGGCGCGTTCACGTTCCTTCTGCGCCTGAGACTTCTCCTGATAGGACCCCACGTGACCGTTGGGACAGTAGATGTCCTGGTGATCCGCTCGACGCTTCTGCTCGTAATCGATCGGGAAAGCGTAGGCGATCCCACACTGCCAACAGGTCTCGACATGGAACGTCTCGATGCTGGTGAAGCTAGCCACGACTCGACTCCTTTTCCTTGGTCTTCTGAGCCTCACGCTCGGCGTGATACCTGCTCAGCGGCATACGGGTCCAGATATCGGTGTCGATCTCGGAATCGACCAGGACGCTCCACGTGATTTCCAAGGTGTCCTCGTTGTCTCCGATCACATCCACCCCATAGGTGTAAACCCGGTGGGACCCGTTATCCAGGTAGTCCCCGTCGGCCGTGACCGGCATTCCCGGAAGCACCCTGCGTGGGCTCGGCTGATGACCGAAACTCCGAAGCTTCTCGTCGGCGGCGCGACCGTCGGCACTGCGTTTGTCCGGGACGATCTGCCCGGGACGGGGCTTGTTCCTGGTCTTCCTGCGCCATCCACGGGGGATGCCGTCAGCTCGGTTCGGCAATCCGAGACAGGACACATAGGTGCTGTCGAGGAAACCGCTGAAATAAGCCATGCCTCCCTCTCCGCAGACCTCGACGGCCCAGGCGTGCACGGCGGCGATCCAATCGTTGGCAGCGGTGCGCGCCTCTCGATACGCCCGTACCAGCTCGGGATCGGAGGATCGATAGACCTCCATCGGGTTGTCGACCATGCGATCCTCTCGTGGGGTGTCCCCCGATTGTACTGTCTCCGTACCAGTGATTACAAGGTCAACAGTAGTAGCACTTGGGAGTACTCTTGTCGTGCCGTACACGGCCGCAGTTGAAGCACGGGCTCGGAGGTGCCAGCGTGATCTCCAGACGTCCCGGCCACTTGTCGGAGTCACCGATACCGACGAGATCCTGACCGTTGCAGAACACCTCGCGGTCCATCCGATCGGGGCCACCGTCCTGACAGGCCCGGATCAATTCGGCCAGTGTCATCGGGCTTCGGCTTCCCTCGCTCGATACGCCTGCCTGAGAAATTCGGCATCCCGGCGTAACGGTGTGACGATCGATTCCTGATTGGGTCCGTTACGGTCCGAGTTCATCTCGTACCATTCGGCGGCGCGCTCGAGAACAGCCGCCTCCTCCAGCAGACTCTCCGCACCGTCCATCCCGTACTCGAGATCCTGAGCGGCGATCAGATTGCGCTCCTCGATGGCCGTCCTCAGGTAGACACAGAGATCCAAGGACTCCTCATAGGCATCCTGAAGCTGATCTCTCCCGTTGAACGGCTGAAGCAGGGAATTATATTTGTCGAGGCCGTACTGCTTGCGCTTGGTCTGGTCGGCGATCACCAGATCGTGCGCGGAGGGTCCCCCGTTGGAAATGGGCTCGGGCTGGACCTCGAGTCCGGCGTCGGCGAGCATCTTCTTCTCGGCCTCGGTGGGCAGGGTGTCACTCAACGGACTTGCTCCTCTGTTCTTTGAGCTGTTTGACGAACTCCTCGACGGCCTTCATGTCCGTTGTGCTCGGTTTCCCGCGTCCCCGCAACCGCACGGTGACACCGTCGACATGAACCGAGCACCACCCGATCTTGTCGATCATGCGGGGCTCCCATACCGGGCATTGAGCAGCTCGGCCCCATATTCGTTCCAGGTGAGCGAGGACCCCGGGAAATGATGACCCGGGTCCATGTAGGCACCGTGCTCCGTCGGTGGCGTCTTGGTGTAGTTGTAGATGTCGACCACCGCTTGGCTGTACCGCAGCCAGAACGCCGGATTCCAGAACTGATAGAGAGCCTGCTTGTTGCGTTGCACCCTGATCTGCGCGCCGAGATTGCCGATCTCCCCGCCCTCGATCAACGAGAACGGCGAAATAGCGTCGGAAATACGTCGAACAGGGCTCAACGGGTCGGCATCGGTGATCATGTCGGCGGGGTTGGCCAGCTCGTAGACCGGAATATCAGCCGGACCGAGCACCCGCTCACCGTGTAACCCGAAATTGGTCTTGTTGCAGACATCACCGATGCTTTCTCCGGCGCGGCGACCGGGATTGGCGATGTTGAAAGCGAAACGGACATCCATGTCACCCCGAACCTGCGGACTGACCAGCTCGGTGAGTATCTGATCGACCACCAACGCACCCAACGAGTACCCCAGGAAGGCGATCGGCGTCCCGGCGTACTTCTGGGCCAGCGCCAGACCGTTGCTGGCACCGATTCGCACGGCCGTGTTGAGCGAAACACCCGAAGGCTGGATTCCCCGACCGACTGGGCCGAGCGTTGCCGGGAAATCCACGTCCTCGACCGCGAAACTCGAGTTCAGACGGTCGGTGAAGTCCTTGAGCATCCCCTCGCCCAATACCTCGCCGGTACCTCTGAAGGCAAGAACCATAATCATCCGATCAACTCCCTGAGAGTGTGGCGGCGACTCATGGTATGTCTCTCTTTCGAGTTATTTCCTCGGTTTCGGTGATGGCACCGAGATGGTCGAGCACGATGAGCACATACGGAGGCTCATTGCGGGTCAATGCCTGTATTCGGCAATGTTGCTGGTCCGAGCACCCCTCACTGCTTCCGGCGACGATCTCACCGTGTGGGGTGGTGCGCTTCCAGCGCCAATTCTGTGCGGTGTCTCGGTGGACGAGCACCTCGGGAAGCTGTACCGGTGTCTCACCCATGTTGCGGCCCCGTCCAGGGAAGTTTCAGCCCATCGTTCTCGGTCCGTGGGACTACGTGAATGTGAGTGTGATTCACGCTTTGACTGGCAGGCTCACCGATGCTGGTGATGATGTTGGCCGAATACCCCTGGTCCTGCACGTAGGAGGCAGCCACCCGAAACGCCTTCCCCGCCCAGCCCGGCCGGACGGCTGCCGAGGTGCTGTGCACCATCGGCACGAACAACATGTGCCCCGGTGTCACCGGATCGAGCGGGGTGAACCACACGACTCCGAGTTCCCGGTTGTACCCCTCGACCTTCTGTCTCCGCACGAGATCGCAGAACACACAGACCTCGGCCTCCGGGTCGTCCGGCACGGCCATGAACTCCCCGCACAGCGGAGCCCACTCGGCACCACCGGGGGTCCCGCACCAGGTCGAATAGAACGGTTCGTCGTTATCGTCCAACGACCCCCGGGGATGAGTCCAGAACCCTGTCGCCCCGACGATCTTGGGCTGTTCGGCCCACTCGACAGGCTCGAGACAGTTCTTACATAAATGGTCGGTCATCCTCTTCTTTCCGATAGGGGTTGTCGAGACGGGCACGAGCGAAATGCACGTTGTCCCGGTGGCTCTTCATGCCGTGGAAGAAACCTTCGAGCCACGCTGCCTCCCGAATCGGACGCAACCGCTCGTCCTCCTTGTCCTTCGCCTCGGCAATACGTGCCGCAGCGTCGTACCACCCGAGATGCGGGTTGTAGCTGAGACCCTTGGCCTCCTGTGCCGCATAGTCCTCCAGGAACAACCGAGCGATCTGCTCGTACTTCTGATTCTCTGGGTGAACCCGGATGATGTGCTCGGCGATTCCCTTCTCGGTGTGAGCCAGGGCTTCGCATCCCTTGACCGGACACGTCGCGTCACTCATGTCCTTCGCCTCCATTCGTTGTCGCGATAGTCGTCCCAGTCGTTCGCCGTGCGGTATTCCCCGGTGAGGCACTCGGTACAGCCACAGTCGGGCGGATCGACCTGACGGACGTCGATATCGTCAATGTCGAGCCCCAGCTTGCACAGAACTCCGAGAATGATCTCCGTCTCGTGACGGCCCGGATACTTCAAGCGCGGAATCAGTCGAAGTATCTCGTCCACGAGCGCGTCGTGACCTCTGCCGTCGAACGGGTCACTCATCATGGCTCCGGTCGAGGTAATCCAGCGCGTCACTCGCGACGTTGTGCCAGCTCGTAAGACTGATATCGGAACCGCCGCTCCCCCACTTACCGAAGAGATGAAACGCCAGACCTTGGACGGCAACGACCCGAACTTCGCCAGTCCCGTATTTGGTGTGTGCTGCGCAGTATCCAGTGCTGGTTCGTTTGTCGTGGTGATGGCAATCGCCCATGCCATCGTGTTCATGTAGTGGGTGTGTGCAGATATCACATGAGATTGTGTTCACGATGTCCTCCATCGCGTCACTCATTGCACCACCGCTGCCCAGAAGTACCCGAGCCAGAAGACGGCCATGGGACCCAGCTCTTTCGGGATAGCGCTGTCACCGAACATCACCACGGTGTGGTCACCCTGGAGCGTCAGATCGGACACGAGCTTGGCCACCGTCTCGTAGCTGTACTTGTCGATGCCGTTCTTCACATAGCTCAGGGTGACCACTTCCTCCTCGCCGAGGAAGTTGTCGACCAGAACGACCTGGTTCGGCTCCACGAACTGCATGACGTACCGATCGTTCAGCCTGGCCATCAGGGGTTCCTCCAATAGGTGAGGTGCTTCCGGTATCTCTTGTCTTCCTCGATCAGCCGCTTGGTCGTCTTGTCACTCCAACAGCCCTGCCACTCGGCATAGCGGCCGTAGCTGCGGCGCAGTGCCTTCATGCCGTCCCAGTTGTCGGTGCACACATCGAGCCACACATCGTGCCAGACGACGGCCCAGCGGTCGTCCTTGCCGAAGAGCGCCTTCCGGTCGTACGCATCCCCGTGATGGATAGTGAGGGTTTTGCCGTGCTCGGCCGCAAGCTTCTCGTAGTGCGGGCCGACCAGATCGATCACGTTCCGGTCGATCTCCACCACGTCGATGTGCTGCGGGTCCGGCAACAGGATCATGGCCTGCACGACCATGCCGATCCCCAGCCCGGTGATGAGCACCCGCCGGTTGTCGGTCAACGAGCGCGCCCGCTCGACCGGACCGTAATGGTCGGCCATCTCGGCGTGAGTGTCGCTCATCCACAACTCGCCATTACGGTCGAGCCGGGTATAGGTCCCCGGTGGGGTGTAGAAACGCATTCCCCCCTTCATCATCGCAAAGGACACGTCCTCTTTGCTGATGTCGAAGCGACTGATCGAGACGGCGTTCCTTGTGCCGACGGGCACCGAGACTGTCATCAGATCCCGGTAGTTCTGATACGTCATGCCGTGACCCTCCGAAGGCCCTGGTTCCAGCGCAACTCCTCGAGCGCGTCGAGCAGCTTGGCATAGGCCCCGGGCTCGACCGAGACGGTAGCCCCCTGCACCCCGATGTATTCGGCTTCCCATCCGCCCATGGACCCGTCGGCCATGGTCTTCCAGACGAACGCCCGGCCGACCGGCTCCGAGTAGAACGTGATCCCCTCGAAGAAAACGGCGTGGGAACTGACGATCCGATAGTCCTTGACCTCACCGGCCTGCTCAGCGTCGAGAATTTGGTCGATCATCTCCTGGGCTGCCGCGAGATCGGCGACATAGAGCTTGACGAACTCCTTCCCACCGTCCTCGGAGAGATACTGGAGAACGAAGCTGTGCAGGGTGTCATGCGTCCCCTTGCGCCCATAACTGGCGAAGAAACGATCGTCTCGAGTGTGATAGACGCCAGGTAAGCGTTCACTTTCTCGCAGTTCTGTCATGAGGGGGTTCCTTTGTATCGGCGAAGACTACTTGTCCCCCTACTGTACCATGAATGAACCAGTTGTCTAGCCCAATCAGGTGGCCTCGAGATGCCGGGAGAACCTGTCCTTCTCCTGCGAGGCGTACAGGCACTCGGACACGATGTGGATGCCACAGACATCGGTGACGAAGGTCAGCCCCTCGTAGTGGTACTTGGCCTGCCGAGTGCACTGCTTCTCGGTGGTGGTTGCTGCCCGACACCTGCGTTCCACCGAGATCAGAGCCACCCAGGGCAAACCCAGGTATTCCGCTTCCTTCTCACTGGCCACCCGGGGACTCCTCACCCTGCGACGACATGCCGAGAGCCGTATAGAGTTCGGCGGCGAACGCACGAGACACCGGATGCGGGGTACCGGTCTCCGAATTGAGCGCGTCGTGCCAATCGTTGGCCAACTTCAGGGCCTTGGTGTACGCGACGACGAGCTTGTTCAGCTCCGGCAGCCGGGCGAGCACTATCTTCTTCGGGTCGAAACTCACCGTTTCGTAGGGCTCACCCAGGCTCCGATGCCCGGACACGATGATCATGTCCGGGTCGACCGGGTGTCCGGCCTCCTCGTGCAACGCCATCAGCTCGGCCGTGGGAACCACGGTGTACGGGGCCGGGGGCCTCTGCCGGGGTTCAGCCACCGGATACCTCCTCGTTCTGGGGCCAGGTATCGGACGAGACCGTCGGCTGCCCCACGATCCTGGGATAGAGCACCGGAACCGCATTGGCGACCATGTCCGTCATGGCCCACCGCACCCGATCGGTAGCGTGCGCCCCGGCGTTCTCGGCGGCCTCCAAGTTCGGAGCCTCGAGCACCAGATCGACCCGGATCTCCACCTCGAACCGTGCCATCAGAGGTCGGTCGTCACCAACGACGACCCGGCGAAGTACCGGAAACACGCCTGCTGCTCGTGCATCGCGTGCATGGTATAGGGCAACAGGGTCTCGTAGCCGTACCGTTCCAACACGGCCTTCGGATACCCGGTGCTCACCTCACTCGTGTTCTTGTTGACGACCAGCGACGTCAGCAACGGCTCACCGTGAGCCTTGTTCAACCGGACGACCTCCATCAGCCTGTCCGCGATCGTGTACCGCCAGTTCGGTCGTTGCAACTCCCCCATCCGGACACTGACCGCCGCGTCCAGTGCGCTGTAACTGATCAGCTCCCGGCGCGCGGCCTGCTCGATCAGAATGATCCGGGCGTACTCGGCCCAGAGCAGGAAACTGCGGACACTCATTTCTCGTCCTGTTCGGTCTCGGCGTCGAGAGAGTGGATGTCAACAGTCGCGGTCCCGAGAGCGGCAGACAACTCGTCGGCGAACCTCCGATGCACCGCAGAGGGGTCCTTGGTTCTCGTGTCCAGCGTGGTGCGCCACATCTCGGCGAGCACGGTGGCCCTTTCCACGGCACCCCGCAGGTCGGCCAGCTCCTCGTTCTTGACGACGGTGTACTTGGCCACGTCCAGAATGTCGAACGGGGCCAGGATCGGGTCGACAGCCGTGTCGGCGGTGTCCGCCACGGCCTGTTCGCTCATTTCTCGATCCCCTTGGTCGCGGCAGCCTTGAGCTGACCTGCGCCCGCCATGTCGATGATCGTGTCGATTCGGCTGCGGACACCTATCGCGTCGGCCAGCTCCTTCTCCTTGCGATCGATCTCCTTCTGCGACGTCTCGCGCAGGGTGTTCATGTGCGAAGTGATCTCGTCGGGAGTGGCGTGATAGAGAGCCACCTCGGAGTCTCCGGCAAAGACCTGAAGCTGCACCCTGACCGAAGAGTAGTTCTCCTCGAATTCGATGGCCGTGATTGCGGCCTCCTCGCCGTTGTGCATGATGCCGGTGACCACACCCAGATAGAGCTTGTAATCGGTCTCGTAGTTGTTCTTGTGCAGTCGCTTGTAGACATCACCCTCGGCGAGATTGGTGATAGTGACGATGTTGGCGGTGGCCTGAACGAGAGTCTTGGTCTGCATGGTGGGGGGTTCCTTCACGGTTGTGGGGGTTTGTACTCATAGCGTACCAGTAGATAACTTCAATTACTCAGTCGACCCAGCCCCTTTTAATTCGCAGCTCGTCCAGACTCAGGCCCGGGAAGCTGGTCCATCCGGCATCCGGGGTCACCCTGCGGACCAGCTCGTACTCGTTCCACGGCTGTACCGATTTGATTTCACCGGCCCGGTCCAGCACCTCCCGGAAGGTGTGGAAACCTCCCAGGACCAGGCCCGGGATCGTGGTCTCGCTGGCATGAGCGAGCAGGATTCCGTACTCGTGGGCCGGTGTTCTCGACATCGGGGGAGGTTCCTTTCATGGGGTCGAACACGGCATCGGAATGGTCATGTCCTCGCATAGAGACCGGATTCGGCCGGGATCACCGTGACGACATAATCGTGACGACGTGACGGATGGAGGTGGTCGTAGAGCAGACACCCCACGACCACTCCCACCAAGGCGGACACGAGAAACAGGACACAGAGTTGGACGACGTACTTCGTCCTCATCCGGGGCATCAGATCATTCTCGATGCTCGTCATTCCTGCCTTCCGGAAACTCGACGGCGAAATGCACGTGCTCGTGGTTCGGGTCGATCCCGAGCTTCGCGCTGAGATGACGGGGCTCGAAGTAGGTGACGTCGGCCACGGTGGGATCGTATTCGTATCGCTCGCACAGCAACACCCACTTGAGCGCATTCGACTCCAACGGGATCAGCTCGTCCCGGCCGTCGAACCCGGACCCGGTGTCACCGCTCATGCTCGTTCCTCGTATCGGCCGACGACGGCCCAACGGTTGGCCACGTCCAAGGCCCGGGCCTTGGACGTGAGCCGGTGACGTTCGAAGAGCACCGTGCCGCCGACCCCGATCACCTCGAGCGACCACAGCATGTCGTTCTCGTGTTTGCGCACGATGTAGCGCTCGGGACGATACATCCTCGGGTCCAGCGCCTGATAGTGCCCGGATTCGACCCGATGGAACGAGAGCGCCAACGGCTTGGCCACCCGGGGCGGCCGCTGCACATGATGCAGCACCGAGAACGGGGCCAGGTCGATCAGTTGAGAGGTGGACCAGACGGTCGGGCTGTCGTCGGCGTAGTGCCAACCGTTGTCCCGTAACTGAGCGACATTGCCCTCACGATCGAGAACAGCTGAGCCGAGTCCGAGCAGATCGAGGTCCTCGACGCCTTCCGAAGAAATGGTCATGGTGGGGGTTCCTTACGTTAGATGTCCCTAGACTGTACCACAGGTACAGTTCACGTCAGAATGCCTTCTTGTCGTAGCCCTCAGGCTCGCCCTGTCCGTCCCACGCAAAGGCTGCGGCGGTGGCAGCAAGCAGTGCGGTGAACATCGTGCGCGGGGTGCCTTCATTGTTCGTGCCGTGCCCGAAGTAACAGAACCCGTGCTCGGTGAGCATGTGTGGCGAATCGTCAGTGGGACGATGGCTGGTGAGCACCACCCGGTAGTTGTAGAGCATCTTGAGCACGTCGACACAATGCGTCTCATCGACCCGCTTGACGCACCAACCACCCAGAATCGGAGTGAGTTCGTCCATCAGTATCGCCGCGCGGTCTTGAGGCTGTCTTTCACGGTCATGTCGCGTACGTAATAGGTGTCGCCGAGCCACGAGCCCCGGCGAGCATCCACCCACTGATTGGCGGTCTGCTCTGTGGAGAACAACTCCACCACCCGCACCCCGTCGTCCCCGGAGTGCGAATCGGGGTCGTCACATCCGCCGTCATGTTGAGTCACGGCCCATACCTTCATCGGTCCCGCGCCGACACCCTCTCGTTCCTCGGCGTTCGCACCGGTATCCGGATCGACAAAGGCAATACTCGACCCGATGAACTGCACCTGTGTGCCCTCCGGGTAGCGAGACAGGATCTCGATCCATTCCGTAGTGCTCTTCATCAGTTCGCCTCCAGCTTCGCCTCGAAGAACTCGCGGTTCATCTCGATGAGGTCGAGGGTGAGCTGGCGGAAGCGCTCGGCGTCCATGTCCCGATCCTGCTGGTACATCACTCCGAGAATCTCGGTGTCGACGCACGCCTTCTGGTGGTCGAGGGTGAGCTTCCCCCACGCCATTCCCCAACGGTCCTCGGCGTAGCCGGAAGCAATGCCGTAGAGGCGCTCGACGTTGGTCTGTGGCTTCTTCTTGGTCATCGGGACTCTCCTCGTGGGGGTTTCATCTGCTCCTGTACCTAGACTGTACCACAGGTATTGCCCCCGTCAAACCCCCACGGGTCACCGGAGCGACGTGTCCTCGGCCTTCACTCGTACAGCTCCCTCGTACCCCGCCGCTGATTCTCGATCAGACGCGCCTGCCGCTGCCAGTGCCGCTCCCGGAAACGCTTACGCACCCAATACGTCTCGGCCCCGGCCATGTTGTCCTCGGCCGCGATGGTCCACACCCGTTCGCAAACAGAACACACCCAGATATCGCCGGGCTCCCCGTTGGGAAAACCGTCCTCCCGGCCGGGCACATCGCACCGATGCTGCTCACCCAGCTCCTTGGCCCGATACACCCAGGTCACCATCGGCTCCGATCGAAGAAATGCAACAGATCGTAGATCAACAGATCGAGCAGGCTCGAATTCATCGGTACGGATTCTCGGGTTCGCTCCGGTCCCGGTCGAGCATGTCCTTGACGTCGGCGTCCTTGGTGTCGTACCCCTCGCGCCACGCCTCGGCGAGCACGGCCATCAGTGCCTCCCCGGAGATCAGGATGTTGTGTTTGTGCGACGGACCCGGGAACTCCTCGGGCTTCAGATGCGAGAACTGCTCCATCACCCGGTGCACATGTTCACAGGCCGGACAGAACGACATCCCGGTCTCGTTGGTGATTCGGCCCATCACGTCGTCCACAGGAGTTGCGCGGGAAGGTAACGGCGCATCGTGGATGCGGCCAATGGTGCGGTTTCGTAGCTGCACCACAGACTGTCGCGCTTCTGATGCATGTCTCGGTCCCGGTCGATAACGACAGCAAGATCCGGCAGTGCATTCAACTGCTCGACGGTGGTGATGGTGCAGGCATCTCGGATTGCTTGCGCGATATGCCCTGCGAAGTCCAGTGCCTGTGCGCCGTGGCCTGCCGATGACTTCCAGCCACACGAGCAATCGCGACGATGAGAGTGCGGATAGAGAATGGGGTTGTACAGGTGTGCTGCGATGACGCTCGTCAGATCGCTCACGACGTCACCTCACGATACGGATTGACGATATCGTCGTTCGAACATGCTGCCAATACGCCTTCGTCCCATGCTTCGGCGCAACGCGCCTCTGCCAACATTGCGCGCTGATGCAGTGAGATGAGCCGCGCCGCGTCCTCGTCACCTCGGGCTGCCGCCTCTTCGAAACGTCGCTTCCACTCGTCCGCTCGGTCGCGTTCGATCCCGATCTCTGTAAACAACTGCGGCACTGTCATGTGTGCGATCTGCTCGTCGGTGGACCGATTACTCGTGTGCGGCATGAAAGCCTCCGCAATTATGGAAGTATCGTTCCTCGTCCAACTGCTCCTGTAGACGATCTGCTCGATCTCGTTCGGCGACAGCAAGGTTGCGCAGTTGCAGCATCGGCACGCGGTAGTCACCCTCGGGGTGAGTGCATCCCATCGGTAGACCACCGTCGCAGAGACCACAGACCGCGAGCCACGGATCGAACTCGGAAAGCTGCTCGTCCGTGGTCCGAGGCCGCTCACCGGCATCGTGGGTCATCAGTCCACCTGAGTGTTCCGGTCGTCGGAGCCCTGGTACTCCCGCAGAATGTCGTCGTCGGAATAGATGTCGGCCATCCGCATGGACGACCCATCCGGCCCCGCAGCCTCCCGTTCCACCAACCCCCGCTCGTCGTCCAGCACATCGTCCAGGATGTGATCCTGCACGTACGAACTCGGTGACGGGGTCGACCCCCTACCCTCCGGACCGATCATCGGAACAGGTCCGGCTCTTCGAAATACCCGCTCCACGGTTCCACCGTCGGATCGAAACCCTCCGGCAGACCCTCCACCGCGATCGAAGCGTTGGACCACATGGCAGCCTGCTGAAGCGCGGTGAGCGCCAGATTCCGGTGTCGCCCGGGCCGGGTCATGTCCATCACGGTGACGGCCATGGCCTTGTACGAACGCCGGATCGTCTCGTGTGCCTTGACGCTGAGCGCGTTCGGCGGATGGTAATCGAACCGGTTGAGCACCTCGACCACCTCCTTGGCGCTGAACTCCTCCTCATTCGTCACCGTCGTCCCCCTCTTCGTCGTCGGTCTCGACCTCGGGTCCCCCGAGCAGAGCGTTACGGTGCTCCTCGGCCGTGGCGAGACGCTCCAACGCCTCGGCGATCCGGACCGCTGTCTCTTGGGTCATTTCGAATCCTTCTGCTTTGTGCACGGTTGTTGGTAGCCGTCGTCTTCGCATCCGCAATCCCGGCACCTGCGTCCGCGACCGAGCGTGGTCTTGCTCCACGGTTCCCAGTCGTGATCGCCCGAACCTTTGATCCGAGGAAGGCGTCCGTCGATAGTGAGGTGCTCGGTCACGGTGTCTTCACGTCCCCGCGAAAGGACGTGCGCCGTTCTTCGTCGGTGCTCAGTTCCCGCACGGTATAGGGATCGTGACCTGGTCCGTGATTGGGCGCAAAGGGCCTGAAATCGTCATCGAGCACGAACCACTCGCACGCCTCGTGCGTCTCCACCTCGATCACCCGGTCGAAGAGCCAGCGCCGCCACGACTGCTCGTTGTAGCTTGCGGCCGGAACGATGAAAAAGTGCAGCACACCCCGATTGATCTCGTGATGATAGGTGTCCGGCCCCACCACCTGAATCGTGAGGGTCAAACCCTCGGACCCTTGTCCCCGATCGATCTCTCGAAGGTTGAAACACCAGTTGGCCTTGTACGTGAGCCGGGACACCAGGTCCGCCAGCGCCGTGGGGTACGGCGCGCTCTGAGTCATCGGCTGCTCCGGCATCACCGTTCTCCTTCGGGCCGAATGTCGAAGGTCCGCTGAATCCAGCTGCCCCCCTCGTGGTCGACGGCCATCAACGCGACACCCTCCGAACTCGGCTGGAAGCCCGGAGTCAGAGACTGGGTGGAATGCCGCATCGCCTGCCGCAACGATCGCAGATGATTGTCACAGGCCGTGTCGATGAGCGTCTCGAGATCACCCACCGGCATAGTCCCCTTCCGTTCCTCCTCGAGACTCTGGTGCAGCAGCAACGACAGCACGGCCCGGATCAGGTCCCGCCGAGTGGACTCGGGACTCGGATAGTGCGGGAACGGACTCTTGCTCATCGGATCATCTTCCTCTCGACCCCCGACGGAAACGACCCCCGGAACCCCCGTGCGGCCGCCCCAAACGGCCGCCCGAGCCTGTTCGGCGTCGGCGCTCACATTTCCCCTGCCCGGCCGGTGTTGCGGACGCAGGAAAGCACTCCGGCGATCACCAGACCCATGTAGACCCCGACGGCGAGACCCAGCACGATCGACACGAACCTCACGGGCGTATCTGACACAACTGGTCCACCCCGAAATGACTCCAGTACCAGACCCCCACCCCGAAACCGACGGTCCCGAAGCTCAGCATCCCGACGATGCTCACGAAGAGCAGGTTCTTCGCCATCACGACCAGAGACGAATCACCGCTCATCGGATACTCATCTCGTCGGAGATCTCATAGACGTGTGCGACGACATTGCCCGCGTAGTCGCTGGTGTCCTCGTACCAGGTATGGCCGGTGGGATCGACATGGTGTTGCCCGTCGCAGTCCTCCGCGATACAGAACAGAGCCTTGCATCTCATACCGCTCTCCTCAGGTCGATTGCCGAAAATGGGGTGGACCAGGGAGGAATCGAACCTCCGACCACGGATAACACCGACTCTTGCCGAGTCCGCTGCGCAGCATGTGCCCCTTGCTCTACCACTGAGCTACCGGCCCCTTGTCATTCGACCGAACCGATCTCCAGGTCGTGCGCCATCCACCCGTTGTCGTGCACCAGATCCGACAACCGGCTCTCGGCGTCGTCCCGGGTGTCGAGACCCGCCTCGATCTCGTCCCCGGTCACGGCGTTGAAGATGACATACTCCTCGCCCGGCATCGTCAGAACCTCCGCTCGCATCGCCAGGGACCGATCAGCCAGGTGTGGCCCCGCCAATAGATGCGCAGCCGCCTGTTCGATGTCGCCGGGTGCCCGTCGAACCACGTCGTGGTGGCGTGGTGGACGCTGATCAGACGTTTGTCCAGCGCCGTGAAGCCCAACGAGTCCCGCACATGAACGACGTTCATCCGATCCTCTCTTGGGTCGCCTCGAGCACCTGCACATTGGTCTTCCCGAACTCCGTCTCCAGCCCCCGCTGCACCCGTTCGAGGAACCCGCTGCTCGAGATCGGATCGAGATCGGGGGGCACCCGCAACGCCACGGTGAGCGTGAGGAAGCGCCGCTCCCAGGGTGCGGAATCCTCCCGGGCACAGACCTCGGTCCTGGTCGAGGTGCTCACGACGTACCGCGACTGCGGGTTGCCGACGGGATGCAACTCGACCGAGATCATCGAGCCGTCCATCCCCAGGTAAGGCCGCGACACCCCGAAGATCAAGCACTCCTCCCCGTTGTTACGGATGACGTGCCCGGGCCGAAGATCGGCCACGGGCATCTTGTCCCAGAGTGCCCGGTCGGTCATCCGTCCTCCGGATCGTCGCTGTAGGGGTGCTCGGCACCCTCTTCCATCACCGAATCCCAGTACCCCAGTGCGTCGGGGTCGATCTCGTCATTGTCCTCGAAATCGAAGTTCGGGTCCATCCGGTGAAAGCGGTCCATCGTGGTGTCGATCATGGGGGTTCCTTCCGTCGGTTGCTGCTACACCTATGGTACAGCATCGGTACAGGAAGTCAATCCCCTCTCATCAGGGATCGCTGCTCGTGCATCTTCTCGAGCCGTCGGTTCATCTCGGCATCGACCTCCGCGACATCACGGCCGAGCTGCTTGCGCCGGGCGTCCAGCTCCGTCAGACTCATGGCCTCGAGGTTCACGGGCGGAACCAGCTCGTTCACCCTTTTCACCCGCGCCGATATTTGTTCTCGAAGATGTCGTTCTTGATGGGGTAGAAACCGTGTGAATCCTTCGCCACCCATTCTCCGACCTCCAGGGGTAACCAGGACTCGTTCGCATCGACATAGAGGTTCGCCGTACGTCCGACGACCCCTTCACCGGGAGAAATGACCGCCCTCGACACAAACTTCGGTCCGCACCACTCCAGCACGGCGTCGGTACTGTCGGGCTCCCCCGTCCACTGCATGGCCACGATCTCGGTGGGAACGGAGACGTAGGTCTGCGGTTCCGTCGACGCATTCCGAAAGCTCATGACGAAGCCCCCTCTTCGTCCGCATGGTTGCAGCCGGGAGAGAGCCACCCCGGGAATATCTTGCTCCACAGGGCCATCAGATCTCGGAGCGGCACGATGACGTCGATATCCTCGTTCTCGTTGATCACCCTGATCAGCTCGGGCTCCACGTTGTGATAGGCCAACCGGACCCGGCGACGTTCCCCGTCGAGATAGACCACTTCGTCGGGGGTGTGCGGATCGAGAGTGTCGTACTCCATCCCGTCCACGATCATCCTGGGAGAAACAGGCATCACAGCGCCCACAGCCGGGTCAGCAGCAGGTAATAGATCAGGTTCCCGAGTTTGCGGATCATCACTCACCATCCTGTCCCCAATCGTCGCTGTTGTCCGGACTGACTCAGGGCCAGCTGCTCCCGCAGGTACCTGATCTCCTCGACCAGAGGCTGCTCCCCGGTCACGGCGGTGTACGAACGGTGCGGGCCGGGATGGGCGTAGGTCTGCGAACACGTGACATCCGAACAGTTCCCGGTGCGGCCGTTGTCCTTGGTGAGCCCGGAGGGCATCGTCGTCTCCTTCATCGGGCATACACCTCCGGATGTGCCAGCCACTCCGGCAGAACGGTGGGAGCGTCCTCGGGGCTCAGCTTCATGTCGTGGAACTTGGCCTGCTTGAAGACGTTCTCCCGGTCGTACATCACGATCAGCCGGATCATGCCCTTCCCGAAACTGTCGTAGGTCGGCCCGGACACTCGTTGCCAACCCTTGAGCCGGGCCTCCTTGGCCACGGCGGCACGACCCAGCTCGATCCTCTTCATGGCTTCATCCTTGGCTTCATCCACCTTCGCATCGGGTCTCTGTTCTCCGGGATCACATAGGGGTTGCTGGCCTGCTTCCCACCCTGGGGCTCGGTCCAGTTGACCTTCGGGAAATCATCGATACAGGCGTCGTAGCCGTTGTTCCAGGCTTGGTAGAGCGGATCGAGCCTCTCCCAGAGTCCGCGCTCCTTGGCCTCCAGAATCGATCCGATGATCTGCCGGGAGATCAGGCCGATTCCCAGCAGAACGAGACACAGGAGGATGACCACCGAAAGCGTGGACACCATATCGATCGCCCACCGGCTCAGCATGTGTCGCCGCTCTCTCGTAATTCCACCGGAGAGCCTTCAACCCGGCTCCAGCCCGTGTGGTCGAACAACCACACCCCGAAGTCCTGGGTACGGTGCGGGACGAAAGACGGGTCGACGTCCTCGGTCGGGAGCACCAGGGTGGGTTCGTCCTCGAGCGGTTCGGGTTCGAGGTCCTGTTTGAGCGGCACCACGAAATGACCGTGCCGAGTGCTGCGCTGAGGTTTGTGCCCCACCGGCAGACAGCACCTCCACCCGGGAACATCGGTAAATCCACACGTCTCGGCCGGACCGTCGACCGACTTCACCTTCTTCAAGTGCCTGCCCCTCTTCTCGATGGTGGCGAAGACCCGGCCACAGGAACAATGCCAGCCGTACTTGGTCCGGGTCCCCGGAGTGTGCTCAACCATCCTCGAGTCCGTCACGGTCCATCAGATATGCAGCAGCCAGCGCACGAGGCTGACCGCCGCTCCGAGCAGCAGCAGTACGGCATGTGGGTCTATGGGGTCTCTCATCACGGCTCCTCGTGTTGTTTCGTCGCAGCTTCAACGGTATGCCGAATTGCGTTGCTCAGAGCGTCCACAGCGGCCTCGATACCGGCGTGAAAAGTGGTGTGTGTCCCGGTGTTCGCAACCAAGGCAGAACAGCGATGGCACACCCAGAGCCCATTCAGGGCGGTGTAGTCATCCGACAGCGAGTACGCCAGCCCGAAATAATGGTTCGTCTGGATGTCCGCCTGACCACGATTATGTCCAGCGGCAAGAACGCACCGATGACCGTTGTAGGTCGCACCACATTGCCGCTCTCGGCTCGACTGTGCCGAGTCCGGGGGTGGTGTCATCTCGCTGCGAGGCACGGTCGCCGAGGGGTAGCCACCCGTGACCTCCCGGCTCATGTCTATCCGGCCCGCGTCTGTCAGGCACGGATCTGTCAAGCGCGTCCAGCCCGCATGGTTGAACAGGTAGACGCCGTAGCTGGAGGGATTCTCGAGTTGACTCGGGTCCGTGGTGTCGGAGTCGGTGTCGAGCCGACGGCAGAGATCCCGCCACTTCTGACCGTCCGACAGCACCTCCTCACCGCTGTTCGGAGAATTCATCGTTCATCCCTCCATGCATCTGCATACCCAACGACTGTCGATCAGCGTCCTACAGCCACCGCACCACCGGCACACGTCGGTGATCAGCTTCATCCGAGCCTCTTCCAGCAGTAGTTGCATCGCCTGCGAACGAACCCGGAGTACCCGATACGCCTCGTGGAGCGGTGCCAGCCCAGTCGGCACAGAAGCGGAACCTTGCATGGGGCAGGACCGTCGAAGTTCAGCTCAGTCCCGAGCCGATGTCTCATCAGCGCACTGCCCTCGCGCACCGCACGTGGAAGATGGAACCCGCAGCAGGATGGTTGTCGGCCAACATCCTGGGGAACGGTGAGCCGATGTATCAGCACGTCCTTGTCGGTGAGCTGTGCAGCCACCAGGGCCACCCCCATAGGACCGAACTCGTCGCCCAGCACCCGCAGCATCCATGACAGCCGGTGGTCGATGCCCGGTAAGCGCGAGCGCTCTATTTCCTTGTTCATGCGCACTCGCACGGCCTCGGCGTCGTACCGCTTCTCGGTCATGGCTACGGAAGGATGAGCTTGCTCTTAGGGTCACCCAGGGTGCCGTCGGCGCGCAGTGTGCCCTCCTTGCCGTCGGCCGCACCACTCTGAATCTCACGGGACATCTGCTCGTGATCGATGGTGTAGTCCTTGGGGTCGATGCGGGCCTCGATGGCGATCGTCGGCAAGAAGTACAGGGTGTCCGAGTTCGGGTCCCCGTCCACATCCACATCCTTCCAATAGACCTTGGCAAGCAGGCCCAGAGCGGCGAAGCGATCCGGGACCTCGGCCTCGAACGCCTTGCTCGTCGTGTCCGTGAACGGCTTGAAGCCGTACTTGTTCTGAAGGTCGGCTGCCAGCTCACGGACCGAGTTCATCTCATTGGGGTACAGATCGATGCTCTCGGGTGGACCTGCTGTAGGCATCTGGGGCATAAGTGACTCCTGGGATCATTAGGGTAAAACTGTTTAGGCCAGTTCGTATTCAGTTGTCGGTCACTTCGACATTGTCGTTCAGACCGTATTACGATCCGGGATCACCCGTTCACATGTCTGGCAACGATGCACGATGGCAGCAGTGTGATCGATCATGTGTCCGCCGAAACGCTGAAGCTTGTTGGCCTGAACGAAGCTCGCCCGGTTGGCCAGACTGGTGAAGAGATTCAGTGCGTCGTACACCGTCCACTCCGTCTGTCCGTAGGCTGCGGCCCAGTCCAGTGCCCGGTCGATCACCGTACGGCTGATGCCGTGATCCTGTCCCACCTGACGCAGGAAGGCGAGATAGTTCCCCGGGACCGCCGTCTCCGCCGTCTTACGGAAATTGTCGAGATGCTCGTCCAGGCCGGAGAGCAGCACCCCCGCCGCATTCTCCATCTCCTCGAGAATGTCATCGATCGTCTGACCCTTGAGCTGGATCACCTGATCGGTCGACGGAAGCACCATGCCGTTGGTACATACCAGACGGTTGAGGAACGTGGACACGACCGGCTTGTGCTCCTTGAGGTTGGTCGGCACGTAGAGCCGGATACCTCCGGAGGTGATGTCCCCGACCTCGCCGACGGCCGGACGGTCCAGCACCCCGTTGCCGGGGACGTCCACCTGCCAGCGCTCGGAGGTGATGTCCATCTGAAAGGTGCGGTCGTCGGTATGGAAGGTGTGGATGGTGTCGTCGGCCTCGAAGACACGCGGGATGATCTCGGCCACCCGGGAGGTGGGCAAAACGACCTTGTCCGGGGTGTAGACGGCATTGATGTCTCGGCCGTCGATGACCGAGAACACGGCCGAGGACTCGGCGTTGGCCTGAAGCCAGAAGTTGAGATTGATCGCCTTGAGCTGACCCGGGCAGTTCTCGATGTACTTGAACGGGACCCCGAGGAACTTGCTCAGCTCCTTCTCACTCAGCTCGTCCAGAGAGAACCGGGTGACCTTGGGGTCCTGCTCTTCGGCGAAATGATCCTCGGTCACGTTGATGAAATGCCCGGTCTCGTCCACTTCCACGTTCTCGAGACGCACCTGGACGGGGGAGGGCTCGTGCTTGGGCAGCAGCGACTCGAGTTCAGACACCTTGGTGTTGTAGACACTGGTCATGTGAGTATGGGCTCCTTGCTGAATGGTGAATGAACGACGTTGCAGAACGACATGGGCCTGCCGGGGGAGATGATCGTCGGAAGTGGTTCACGGACCACCCTCAAATCACATCCTCCTTGCGGCCGGATGCCTCCAGCCATGTCTCGATGACGGACTTACGCCAGACAGGTCGACGGCCGATCATCTCGGGCGCAGGATCAGGAAGCAGATTGCGCTTCTTCCATTGGTACACCGTGCCGACCTTGACGCCAGCGAGTTTGGCCACGTTGTGATAGGTCAGCAACGGGTCGGGTTGGTCGACTGGTCGTGGTTTGGAAGTGGTCTTGGCGGACACGTTTCTCGTCTCTTTCCTGAGGATCGTTCGTTCCAGAGGACAGGGCTCCTTGTGGGGGAAGGATTGTTCTGGTGGGACTACAGATTGATGGGTGGGGTGTGCATTCCACTGCGGACGTCTCACGGCCCGGGAGGTGGGGGTTCAGTTGTGACTCATGTCCGTAACAGTACCAGAACTGTACGGTTTGTGTCCAGCTTGTGAGCTACTCAGGCTCAAGAAATCTCACACTGTCATGAAGAAAATCAGGATGCGATCATTTCGAGATAGGTGGTCGCCGTTCCCGCCGTCATCGTCTTCGACAGACCCGAAGTCTGCTTGGCCTGGAAGCTGACCAGGTCTCCCCAGGCCACGGTGAACGGCGAAGTGGTGACCGTTTGCGTCGTCCCTGTCGTGGCGGCGCTCGTTGCCTGGGCAACACCGTTCTTCAGGATCTGTATTTGAAGGTTGGTCGCCGATGCCGATGTCGTGACCTTGGCATTGCATGTCACCGTTCCGGCCCCGGTGCAGAACAAGGCACCGTTACCCTCGAACGAGGTGTCGTCATAACCGGCCTTCTGGAAAACACCGTTCGCGGCAGTGGACAGAACGGCAGCGTTCCCGATGGTGACGAAGGACCCGGTAGCCAGAGAGGTGTTCGTGCTGAGATATATGGCCTGCGAGGTAACGAGGTCGGTAGCGGCAACATCCCTCGCCCAGAAATCGTCCCAACCAGGACCATAACTCACGGCACCCGCCGGGACCGTGCGCAGCACCGTGACATCGGCCCCCACATACAGATGGCTGGAATCTCGCGGAATGACGTTGCTGGCATCAGTGAACGAAAGTATCAGCACGCCGTTCTGATACGCCTTGAGCAATTGCCCGACAGCTCGGACCTTCATCCTGCTACCCGCCGGAACAGCAGTAGTCGACGTTGACGTAGCGAGACTGGTTTGACCACTAGCGCTGTCCTGTTTGACGAATGCTCTGGCAAATGCACCCCTAAAGCAGGTAAGTGCACCGAAAACCCCGTCTCCGATAGGCATTCGGAAGATAAGGTAAGTCGAGTAGTTGGACTGCGTAATACCCGACACCATGTCAACCAAGGTTCCCCTGACCTCGACATCACTGGTGAGTAACTGCTCATCCCTGTGCATCGAGCAGTTGGTGCCGCTGGCACCGACTGGTGGGTTGGACGACCCGGCCAACCTGTTGCTCCATATCCGTAAGGCAGCCGAAGTGTGGGTGCTCTCCATGTTTATCGGGCCGACCCAACCGGTTATCGGCTCCTCGTCAGCACGACCGAACGCGTCGACAATCACAGGGCGACGCTGTCGCATCATCATCCGACTCATACGAGATCACTCTGTCCCAATACGGCAGCCTTGGTCTTGGTAGGGGTGACGTCGGCGGCATACCAGGTCACCGTGGCCCCCGACCACGAGCGCCCGAAGGCGGCAAACGTCACCGGACCGGTATGCGGTCCCGCATGAGCAGAAGTCCCGGCGTTGGTGCATGTCACGACCACGGCGGTGCCGGGGAACGTCTTGGTTACTCCACACGCCATTATGCGTACCTGCCTCTCAGCTGGACATGAACAGGATCGGGAACCACGGCAGTGCCCTTGGTGAAGTACGCCCGGATCACCGCATTGGCCGCGCACGCCTGTGGCGTACCCAGGGTCGTGATGATGTTGTTCGAACCCACAGTGAGCGTGATGGTCGAGAGCAAGGTGCCCTGTGTGGTTGCGGTGCCGGAGTAGATGGCGATGGTCAGGTTTCCGGTGCCCACCGTCCCGGCCAGGTTGCCGATGCGCACCCAGATCGCATCCAGGATGACGCCCGCAGCGGCGATTCCCGGCTCCACCGCGATACCACCGGGCATGTCGTTGTAGCCGTCCACGATGGAGACGGAGTTGCACACCATTTCCGGGCACCACGGAATGGTGGCATTGTCCACCTTGGCATTGAGCGCCGTCTGCTGTGCGGTACTGACCGGCTTGCCTGCATCGGAGGTGTTGTCGACACTTCCCAGACCCACATCACCCTTGACGATTCCGGTCGGTGTGACAAGAGCGGGAGATGTGGCGAAAACCGCTGCGCCGGAACCCGTTTCGTCCGACAGGACGCCTTTCAGTTGTGCCGAAGTCGTCGCGGCGAACTGTGACAACGGGTTGGCGACCAGGGCATCTCCGCCACCGGCAGGCAACGTCTGCCAGGTCTTGTCGCCACGCCAGTACTGCCCGGTGGTACCCGCCGCGATAGTCGGTTCCTTGGTCGCATCGGCCACGGTGACGTTCGCCGTGCCGTCGAAAGCAACCCCGTTGATGTTTCGAGCGGTAGCAAGTTTGGTGGCCGAGGCAGCATTGCCCGACGTGCTCTGATTCAGCGTCGGGAACGTGTTCGTACCGCTGGTGAGGTCCTTGTTCGTCAGGGCTACGGCTGCCGCGTTCTTGGTGGTGTCGCTCGTGTTATCGACATTGCCGAGGCCCACGTCACCCTTGACGATTCCGGTCGGGGTGTTGACGACAGGGCTGGTCAGGGTCTTGTTGGTGAGCGTGGCCACGGCCGCGTTCTTGACGGCATCGGAGGTGTTGTCCACATTGGCCAGACCGACGGCTGTCTTGTCCAAGGTCTGCCAGGTCTTGTCACCCCGGTAGTACTGGGCACTGGTTCCCGCCGCAAGCGTGGGTTCCTTGGTGGCGATGCTGGTGGCCTGCGCGGTGCTGACCGGCTTGTTCGCGTCGGACGTGTTGTCCACATTGGCGAGACCGACATCGGTCTTACCGAGAACGACGGCCCCCACCTGAGAGTTGACCGAGGTGACCACATCGGTCGAAGAGGACAGGGCACGCCAGTTACCGAGCACCGAAGGATCGGCTGCCATCAGCATGAACGTGCCTGCGCCGTCGGAACGCACAGCCAGATCGCCCGGCTGGACCTGACCCGTGGTCAACGCCAACATGGCAGCCTGGGACGCCACAGCTACCGAAGTGATCAACGAGAGGGGCGGCATCTGACTCGTCGGGATGATGCCGCCCACGAGATCGGCCTTGGCTGCCAATGCAGTGGTGGTGGCAGTCGAGACGGGCTTGTTCGCATCGGAGGTGTTGTCGGCGTTGCCGAGACCGACGGCTGTCTTGTCGAGCGTGGCCCAGGTCTTGTCACCCTTGTAGTACTGCGCAGTCGTTCCGGCCGCAACAGCAGGTTCCTTGGTCGCGTCGGCGATCGTGATGGCTGCGGTGCCGTCGAAGTTCACCCCGTTGATGGCCCGCGCCGTCGCCAACTTGGTGGCGGAAGCCGCGTTGCCCGTCGTGCTCTGGTTCAGGGTCGGGAAGGTGTTCGTGCCGGAGGTCAGGTCCTTGTTCGTCAGCGCGACAGCGGCAGCGTTCTTCGTGACATCCGAGGTGTTGTCGGCCGAACCGAGACCGATCGAAGCCTTGTCGTGGGTAGCCCAGGTTTTGTCTCCCCGGTAATACTGACCTGCGGTTCCGGCCGCAAGGGTCGGTTCCTTGGTGGCGATGCTCGCAGCCTGCGCGGTAGAGACGGGCTTGTTCGCATCGGAAGTATTGTCCACATTCGAAAGACCGACAGCCGTCTTGTCCAGAGTGGCCCAGCTCTTGTCACCCTTCCAATACTGCGCGGTGGTCCCGGCCGTGATGGACGCTTCTTTACCGTTGAGCGCGGTCTGGGTTGCCGTGCTGACCGGCTTGTTGACATCGGAGGTGTTGTCCGCGTTCCCGAGGCCGACATCGGCCTTGCCGAGCACGACAGCACCGACCATGGCATTAACGCTCGTGACGACGTCGGTCGAGCTGGAGAGCGCCCGCCAGTTTCCCAGCACCGAGGGGTCGGCTGCCATCAACATGAACGTGCCCGCGCCGTCGCTGCGCACGGCCAAGTCGCCTGGCTGCACCTGTCCCGTCGTCAGCGCCAGCATCGCCGCCTGACTGGCGACCGGCACCGACGTGATGAGCGAGAGCGGCGGCATCTGACTCGTGGGGATGATTCCCCCCACCAGGTCCGCCTTCGCCGCGAGCGCGGTCGTGACAGCACTCGAGACCGGCTTGTTTGCGTCACTGGTGTTGTCCACATTGCCGAGGCCGACGTCGGCCTTGACCAGAGTGACCACACCCTGTTTGCCCGCCACCGAGGTGACCAGATTGGTGGCGGGGTCACCCGCTGGTCCCTGGATACCCTGAGGACCGGTGGCCCCGGTGTTCCCGGCCGGACCCTGTGCACCGGTCGAGCCGGTAGTGCCCTGAATACCCTGGGCTCCGGTGGCCCCCGTGGTGCCGGTGGCACCGGCCGGACCGGTCGGACCGTCGGCCCCCGTCGGCCCGGTGTCCCCGATCGGGCCTTGTGCTCCGGTGGCCCCGGTCGGACCGGTGTTCCCGATCGGACCTTGTGCCCCGGTGGTGCCGGTGTCACCCTTGACACCCTGAATGCCCTGCGAGCCTGCGGGACCGGTGGCCCCCGTGGTACCAGTGAGACCGGTGTCTCCGGTGAGACCGATCGGACCTTGCACGCCGTCGGGACCGACAGGCCCGACATCACCCGTGTCCCCTTTGACACCCTGAGGACCTGCTACACCTTGTGCCCCTGTAGGACCGGCCGCACCTGTCGGGCCGGTAGCTCCAATGGAACCGGTGGTGCCGGTCGGTCCGATGGTGCCTTGCGGACCTGCGGGGCCGACATCACCCTGGGCTCCGGTGACACCGATGGGACCGGTCGGACCGTCGGCTCCGACGTCACCTCTGGCTCCCGCCGTACCTTGCGGACCGGTGAGGCCGATCGAGCCCTGGTCACCTGGGTCACCCTTGTCACCCTTGTCTCCCTTGAACGGGACACCAGCGGACTCGATGGGGAAAGAGGTACCGGACCAGACATAGAGCAGACCACTGGTGTTGACCAGATAACCCTTGCCGGAGTCGGTCGAAGTAAGAGTAGTGGGGAGGTCGGCATAGGTGTCCACGCTTCCGGCGAGGTTGATGCCGGAACCCTGGGCTCCGGTGTCTCCCTTGACACCCTGAATGCCCTGCGGCCCGATGGGACCGACATCACCCTGGGAACCGGTAGGGCCACTCGGGCCGATGGGACCGAGGTCGCCCTGTGGGCCTGGTGATCCCGTGGCTCCGGTCAGGCCGATGGTGCCTTGAGGGCCTGTAGCGCCGATGGGACCGGTGGTGCCCTGCGGACCTGCGGCCCCGGTGTTGCCGGTGGTACCGATGGGACCCTGAGCACCGGTTGTGCCCTGTGGGCCTGACGACCCGGTGGCTCCGGTGGGGCCGACAGCGCCCTGGACTCCGGTGAGACCCTGAATGCCCTGATTGCCGGTGTCGCCCTTGTCGCCCTTGACCCCGGTAGCACCGATAGGACCTTGCGGACCGGTGTTCCCCGTGGGTCCCTGAAGACCAGTGTCGCCCTTGGGTCCCTGGCTTCCGGTGGGGCCGGTGGTCCCGGTCGGACCGGTGGTGCCCTGGATACCCTGGGAGCCGGGGAGACCGGTGTCACCCTTGATGCCTTGCGGACCTGCGAAACCGATCGGCCCCATAGATCCTTGCGGACCGAACGGACCTACAGCCCCCTGATCTCCGGTGTCCCCCTTGGTGCCCTGAATACCCTGGGGTCCGAGCGGACCGATGACACCCTGCGGTCCCGGTACCCCCTGAGGACCGAGTGGGCCGATCAGCCCCTGAAGTCCTTGTGGCCCCTGACTACCGACGTCACCCTGCGGCCCCTGTGCTCCGGTGTCTCCTCGAGGACCGGTGAGCCCGAGTGGTCCGACAGGACCAACATCACCCTTGACACCCTTCGGGCCTTGCGGACCGATGTATGCCTCCCCGTTGGGGAGGTACCCGAGCCGCTCCGGGTCGATCGGCACAGGGGGGTGTGTCGGTGACGGAGTCGGCGATTCGGGAGATGTGTCCCCGGGTGGGGTGGGACCCTCGCCCGTGAATTCGTTCCATCCCACGAAGTTTCTCCCCTCGAAGAGCAGGCTGCTAACTCTTCTCTCGAGGTGACGGGCCTGTCACAGCAAAGGTCAGGCCCCAAGTCGCAGAACCGGCAGAACATCCCAGGTCGTGGAGATGAGCCCGGTCGCCTGAACAGACTTGCAGAACGGGATACCGGAGAACACCAGGGTGGAGGAGAAAACCGAATGCGAGGGATTGGCGTTGAGGCTCTGCTGAAGTCGCAGACCCGAACCGAGATAGGTGCCGTTGGCGTCGTTGCCCAGGGGGTAGTTGGTGGCACTCATCGTCCAGGACCCGAACGGAGCATCCCGGGTACTCCACACGTGCCCGGTCACGTCGTTGTTCCCGGCCTTGGTGGCAGTGGTCAGCAAGAAAATGTTCTTCGAACGAGCCAGAGTCACGGTGGAATAGGAGGTGATCGGGGTGCCGTCCTTGGCTTGCAACGCAGCCAGATCGAGCCCGTTACGGGACCAGCCTCCGATTCCGGCGAACATCCATCGGCTGGTGTCGAATGGGGCGACGACGGGGACCCCCATGATGTAGAGCGCGTTGTCACTGGCTCGGGAACCCACCAGCATCAAATAGTCACCGTCGAAGAAAATACCCCGATTCCACTGCACCAGGGTGGTGCCGTCACCGAGCAGAACCGAGGGAATCGGGAAGGCTCGCCGAAACTGCACAACCTTGTTGAGCGTCTCGTATGTGGTGATCAGGTTGTAGCCTCCACCGTTCCGCAGATAGAACACCCGGGAACCGATGGACACTCCTCCGGACAAGGTGAGCGTGGTGGGATCGGTGACAACCGAGTTCATCTCTCCTGGGACGCCCCCTCGATCGACCACCGGAACGAGTGCCCCTCCGGCCGTGGGAACCACGGTGAAGAAGGTGGGCACGGTCTTGGTGGAGTGCGAGCTGTAGACAGCGGCCCCGAGCACGGCGTTGTTCCAGATCGTGCGGTAGGCAAGCAGGAACTTACCGTCAGGCATCCGGTGCACGTGCACCAGATCACCGCAGGCAAGCTTGAGCGGGTCGTAGAGGCTTCCGGTGATACCTCGGTCCTCGGCGAACGATGTGGTGGAGACCAGGGACAGGCCGGAGTCGTCGGCACCGAGCAGATTGACCATTCAGACGTCGTCCTCTCCGACGAAAACGGTCTCGACATCTTCCACATCCACATCGTCGTTCTGTTGGTGCCGGACCTCGGCCAGGATATCCGGCCACATGGTGGCGGGCACCACTTTCTTGACAGCCTCCACGAGTTGATTGAACTGAAGCACCATCTGCTCCACGTCCTCGTTGCCCTTGGCTGCGGTGAGTGCGTTCTGAAGCTTGTCGGCCGCGCGCAACCCCACCTCGGGAGGAATCGGTTCGGCGCGTCGTTCCTGAAGATCCTGGAACGCCTTCTGCATGACCACTTCCATGAAGGCCAATGGTGTGAGCGCGGTGCCGGTGGCGGCGACGAAGTCGAGCCCGGTCTGCTGGGCTCGGCGCTCCACGATCTCTCGGTACAAAGCCTTGGCGGCCTCGTTGTGCGGGAAATGTGTCTTGGCGTGATGCCGGATCGACCCATAGGTGACACGCTCGATCTCGGGCATCGACTCCTCGAGCGGAGCGATCATGCGCATGATGTGGGCATAACCGAGACCGTTGGCGAGCAGGTCGTTGACCACCCGCGAAATCGAGGGGGACTTACACACCCGACACCGGGGCTCGAGCCGGAACTCGTAGGTATTTCCGGCGAGCTTGAGCTGCTCCAGCTCCTCGGACACCCGAAGGTCCAAGGTATTGTCCACGGTCACGGCCTACTCCTGGGTGATGGCGAGGGTCTTGGTCGGCCGTTTACCTGCAAACGGGTTCCATGCCCTGCGGAACAGTCCGCAGTAGAGGTTGGCATCGGGAACCCCGTTCTGGCTGTAGACCTCACGCTCTCGGCGGCGCTCCAACTGATCGGTGGTCAGAAAATCCTGCTTGTCGCTCACCTTGGTGAGCCCTGCTCGTGACTTCTTGAGCAACTCGTCGGCCTGAGATTCGAGATCCCAGTCGACACCACATTTGATTCGTGCACCTGTCCCCGAAATAGGCAACTCCAGGGAGACCGGCACCACGTCGACCTCGCTCCAACAAGTCATACCGGAACTGTACCGCTCGATCAAAATTTTGTGCCGAAGCATCCTTTGAAAACGATCCTGTCACCCCGTAGCGCACTCGTTCACCGGCCCCCTGTTGGACCCGGTAGCCCGGTCGTACGCTCTCAGCATCGACTTGAGCGCGGCGCTGGCGTACTGGCCGACCAAGGTGGTGTAGTGCGAGCTGAAGTGCATCTGCTTGTGTGCTTCGGCCTCGGTGTATCCCATGAGGACGTGCAATTCGAAGGCTTGTCGTTGTCTGGGGGGAAGCTCCTCGAGCCCGACCAGCAGATCATAGAAATAGATCTGCTCCCCTTCGACGGTGATCTCCATGATCTGGTGATCCTCGACCAGGGCGGCCCAATGATAATAATGCAAGTAGACGTTTTGAAAGATCTGTAGACGTCGCTTCTCGGGATCGTCACTAAGCGTCTTCGGCATAAATCAACTCCGCTGACTGCGGACGCCCCAGTCGCGTGTCTTCTCGAGAAGTCTCTGGAGACTGTTCAATTCACGCATAAAAACATCGCCTTGCGACCATAGGTAGAACCTGAAATACGCGGCATATTTATCTGTTCGGGCCTCACGATTGGCGCGGGCTTCCCGGTCGCCGATGGTGCCCTCTACCACTGCACTGTAGGCGTCGGAATGCACATCGTCGTACAAGTGCTTGGCGAAGATGGCCTCCATGAGCAACCCGTTCAGCTTCGGAGCGATGTGAAGCTTCAGTTCCTGGAGCTGGAACAGCACGGTCTCGAAGTCCTGACCGGTGAGCTGGCTCCAGTCCTGAACGATCATCCCGTTGTCATCGACCTCCCAGATCACCCGCTTCTGCGAATCCCGCAGAAGTTGACCGTTGCGCTTCTTCGGGATGCGCGCCTTCTCGTACAGCGCGTCGATCAGGAAGAAAGCGTTGTCGTAGAGATCGATGAACGCAGCGTCGGCCCCGGCCTTGATCTGCTCCATGATCACCGAGTCCTCGGGCCTCCACCCGAACCGCACCCGGTCCATGATCGAGCCCTTGGTTCTGAGCTTGGAGCCCCGGCCGGTGCTGTCCCGTTGCCCCCGGGACTCCATGTGCATGATGTCGACGTCTTCCTGGAGCTTGATCTCTCCAGAGGCAATGCCAGCAACATGTTCGGCCTGGAGCTTCTCGGCAGCCACTGCTGCGAGGTCACCGACGGATTCCATGGCTCTAGCCCTTCTTCCCGAGGGTCGGCATTCCCATATCGACAACCTCATCCTTGAGATGGCACAGAAAACGCGCGGGGCATTCCTTCATCTGAGCCGAGCCCGGTGCGCAGCAATAGCGCGGCGGAGTATCCAGCTCGACACTCTCGAGAACGTAGTGATACTTCTCGTAGATCTCGGACACAAGCGCGTCATTACGCCGAACCCGGAATTCACGCATGTTGTAAGGCCACCCGGCCTCCACGAGCATGAGAATGCCGAAGTCGTAGCCTGCCTCGGTCAGAGCGATGGAAAGCTGAGCATCCCAGCTCGGTTTGATCTCCGTCAGCGCACGATAGCTGTAGGTGTTCATCGTTTTGAGTTCGACGGGAAGCCGACCATGTACGGGGTGACCGACGATGAAATCGATCCGGCCCCGCACGTTGTGATCCTTGTTGACGTACTCGAACTCGATATCCTCCTCGACCACCAGATTCGACATCTGCATCTGAGTCTGGAAGACACCGTGTAATGCCGAACCCATGGCCAGAGTCAGCATCGAAGTGATGGTGCGTTTCTCCCAGACGAGCTGGGAGGCAAAGACCGGATGGAACATGTACCAAAGCTGCCGGGCACCCAGCAACGGGTGTGTCGAGGGGTGGAACATACCGTCACCCGGACCGGTCTCGTGCACCTCACCCTCGGGGTCACAGAGACCGTAGTACGGGCTCGAGTCGATCTCGATGGTGTACTTCTCCGGCCAGTTGTCGGCCAGCATCGAAGATTCGAAATACGGCAGGATCAGATCGTCGGCCTGGAGCCGAGCCAGAACCGAAGAGAACACCGGTTTGTGGATGACCATTCAGCGACCGGCTTCGATCTTGGCGACAATGGCATAGAACTCCCGCTGCGCCTCCGGTTGGGTGAGAGCCTCGGCGATCTTCTCGAGGAACTTCATCTCCCCGTCGGTGAGCCGCTCCGGGGGGACCGGTTCCTCGGTGATATGGCCGACCAGTTCGGCATAATCGTCGGTGGGAATCACCACATAATCGGAGGCGAACCCTCCCGGCTCCTCGAACCGAATCGGCAGAGCGAAATGTTTCCCGGCCGCGCGTGCGGTGACGACCCACTGGTCCATGAGCTTGCGGACCACCCGGTAACCCTTCTGGGTGGTGTGCTTGGCGTCGATCATCAAAGGCCACGCGGCCTCGGTGTAGTACCCGGTGGTGACTCCGTCGGAAGGAGAATGCCATTGGTTGCCGGAACCCGGCGTGGATTCCAAGTCGAACATCTTCTGCATGTCGTTCTCCAGCCTCAGCCAAGGGAGCATCAGTGATCCTCCGGGTCGGGGAGTCCGCGCCTCATTCCGGCACCCACAAGATCGGGTTCGGATGTGCGGTCTTGTACTGCTTGATGAGTGAGGGCCTGCTCGTCCATGTCCAGATCGATGTCTGTGATGGGAGCTATCTCGGCGATCCGAGAACTGTCGTCACTGAGCGCGGCGAGCACCTCGGAAACAATGGTGGCCTTGAGCTTCTCGTCGGCGAGAATCGCGTCTCGCAGCCTGGCCCGTCCTCGGACCCTACCGCCCTCAAGAGCGGCATGAGCATAGTATCCACCGGATTGCACGTCGACCACGCCAACCATCTCGGAGAGCCGGATGCATTCCTCGGTGGTGTCGATACCGACCGGACCGTACTGGCTTTCCAGGTTGAAGAAGTTCCACGACGCCACCCGGCCCGGGGCTGCCATCTGATTCTTGAACACCCGGGCCTTGATGTCGTAACCGACGGTCACGATCTCCCCGTTGATCTTGTCCTCGAACTTCTCCCGGCCTCGGCGCAGCATAATCCTGGCGATACAGGCATGTCGCCAGGCCATCCCCCCAGGAGAGTTGATCTTCTGCCCGGGACCACTGCTCATGTCAACACGCATCTGATTGACCCCGATGGTGAGGCACTCGTACTTGGCCGAGAAATTGGCGGCGATCCGGGAGAAACGACTGATGGCCTTGGCGTTGCCACCGTACTCACCGACCTCGGCACTCTTCTCCATCGAGGCCAGGGTGGGAGCCCCGCCGATCGAATCGAAGATCACGGCCTGGATGGTGCCGGTGCCGACCGCCTCCACATACATATCGGTAGCCTGCTCGGCCGAGTCCGGCGAGAAATACAACAACCGCGACATCGCCTCGGAGCCGATCAGCTTCTCCGCCCACTCGGTGGTGAGCTTGTGCTCCATGTCGATGAACACGGCATGGCGAGAGGAGTCCCCGAGCAACAACTGTCGGATGATCAGCAGAGCCAAGGTAGTTTTCCCGGAACCTTCCTCCCCGATCAACTCGATCATTCGGTTACGGGGGACGCCTCCGGCACCGAGCGCGAAATCGAGAGCCAACGAACCGGAGTGACAGACCTTGAGCGAGGGCATGTCGGTGGCCAGCATGACGGCGTTGTCGCCGAACTTCTTGGCCATGTCGACCCTGAGCTTGTCGAGCTTGGCCATCTGAGCCTTGGTGGCCATCAATTGTCCTCTCCGAATATCCAATCCAACCGCTCCACTTCGGAAGCACAACACCCCTTGAGCAACCGAGTCACCCGGACGGCCACCGGAACTTCTTCCTTCAGGTCCAGGAACCGATACCTGGCGTACTCGTGCGGGAACACGGTCACGTTGAAGATCTGGTAGTTCCACTCGATGTCGAGGAAGGCCATCTTCTGACCGGGATTCTTACCTCGTTTAGTGACGATCTCCTTGATCCGGGTGATCTGACCACCGACGATGGCGGTCTGATTGGTGTGCAGATCCTCGAGTTCTTCCGGAGAGGACAGACAGTTCTGCTCGATGGCATGGACATAGGGAGCCATCGGGTCCTCCGTGACGAACGAGCCGGTGAGGTCTTTCTCGATCTCGTAAAGGTCGCGCCGTGATCCGAAACTCGGGATCGGATCGGCGGCCACCTTCTCCCGGGCTGCCTTGACCAGTTTCTTGTGCGTCGGGGTGCCGTGGATCAGGATGTCCCGGAAACGCATCCACAGATCGTGGCGTTTCTCGCCGAAGGAATCGAAGGCCCCGATCTTGATCATCGTGAAAATAGCGCCCCGGTTGACGTTGGTCCGCTCGAGGAAATCATCGAAACTGGTGAACGGCTGCATCGGGAGGAAACGCTTGGTGGTGGAATCACCGATACCTTTGATGAAGTTGAATCCATAACGCACACCGTTGTCGGTAGAGCGGAAATCTCCACGGGACTCGTTGATGTCGGGACCGAGGATGTCGAGTCCACGCATCCGCGCGTGACGCATGTAGATGGCCGTCTTCGGCGGCTCATCCTTCTCCTTCTTGGCGTCGGTGGACAACAGCGCGGTGAGGAACTCCGGGTAGTAGTAGTGCCGCAGCCACACCTCCCAGGACGAGATGATGGCGTACTCGGTAGCGTGCACGATCGAGAAGGCGTAGCTGCCACTGGCTTTGATCGAGCGCCAGATGTTCTCGGCATCGGCGCGCGGGTCACCGGTCTCGGACCCGGTACAGAAGACAGGGTTGGCCAGGCACCCGTCCACGAACTGTTCGTGAAACTTGTCCAGCTCGGCCTGCTTCTTCTTGCCGACGGCCGAACGCACCGAGTCCGCCTGACCGGGGGTGAACCCGGCCAGGTCCTTGACGATCTCCATGATCTGTTCTTGCAACACGATGATGCCGAAGGTGCGTTGGAGGTGTTTCTCGGTCATCGGGTTCTGGAAGCTGGGTGCCTCGAGGCCCTCCCGTCGAAGCAGAAACGGTTCCAGCTGCTTGGCATAGATGACACCCGGCCGGTTGGCCGAGATCAGGTCGGCCACCTCGACCTCGTTGTTCGGCTTGAAACGCTTGGCCACCTTCGTCATGTCCGCCGTCTCCAGCTGGAAGATCCCGGTGGTGTCACCACGATGGATCTCGGTCCAGATGTCGGGGTCGGAGTACTGCTCGTCATCGAAACCGTAGAGATCGAGCGTGACCCCGTGGCGCTCCTCGATCAACTTGAGACACATCTCCACGGTGTCGAGATGCCGCAGACCGAGCACGTCGAACTTGACGAAGCCCATCTTCTCGACTTCGTTCATGGTCCACGCCGACACCAGCGCCTTGCTGTTGGCCGACCCGGTCACCCGGATCGGCAGAATCCCTTCGAGATCCTCGGTGGAGATCAGGATGCCGGAGGCGTGGCTGCTGGAACCCCGGATCATCCCGACCATCTCGGACATCTTCTGGAACAACCGTGGGTACTTGACGACATAGGGGGCCATCGGCTCGGCGAGCTGTTCCATGATCTCATCCCAGGTCATGGAGGTCTTGTCGGGATCGTTGCTCTTGGCTCTGTCGAAGATCTTCGACATCTCCGTGGAGTCGTTCCAGTCGATCTTCCAGATACGGGCGAGGTCTTTCAGAATGCCCTTGGGTCCCAGCGTGGACACGGTGCCGATGGTGACCACACGATCGTGACCGAACCGTTCCCCGAGATCGATCTTGACCTGCGGTCGTTTGGACTGGGGGAAGTCGAGATCGATATCCGGCAAGCCCTTGCGGTCCGGATTGAGGAAACGCTCGAACGGCAACCCGTACTTGATCGGGTCGACCTCGGTGATATCCATCAACCAGGTACACAGCGAACCGCCACCGGAGCCACGGCCGGGACCGAGAAGCATGGTCGACTTGGCGTGCTTGGTGTAGTCGGCCACCACGTTGAAATACCCGGCGAAGTCCTTCTCCAAAATAAGCTTGGCCTCGTATTCGAGCCGCTCGTGATAGCGCTCGACATCGAGCCCCCGCTGCACGATCTTGCGCTCGAACCCGGCCTCCAGTTGTTTGAGGAACAATTTGTTGTCCTCCTCGGAGGACTCGGTCACCCGGGGCATCCGCAGTTTGGGTTCGATGCTGACATTGCACGCCTCGGCGATCACGGCGGTATGAGCGATGGCCTCCCGGGTGACCTTCTCGGTGACCCCATGCCTGGCCATCCAGAAGACCAGCTCGTCGTCCCCCATCATGTGCGCGGCGCACTGGCCCCGGCCGGTCTGGTCGTCGTTCTTACCGGTCGACATCTCCCAGACGATGTTGTGGTTCTCCCACTCCTCGGGCTGGGCATAGTGCGAATCGTTGACCACCACCAGCGGGACCCCGTACTGAGTGGCCAGAGCGACCTTGCCCTGGTTGACCTTGGTCATCTGAGCGTTGAGGTCACGCTGCTCGTTGTTCTCGGCCTCCATGAACTGGAAGGTGTGCAACTCCATGAAGAAGTTGTCACCGAACGCATTGAGATACCGACCCATCAACTCGTGGCAACGGTCTTCGTCGTCGGCGAGAATGGCACGGGCCATCCAGGCAAGCAGGCACCCGTCGCTGGCATAGATGTCCTGGCCGTACTTGGCGATACCGTCCCAGTCCTGAAGGGCTCGGCGGTATCGCTTGTTGATGTAGGCATCCGAGGACCAGGCCCAGAGATTACGCAAGCCGTTGTTGTTCTTGGCCAACAGAGTGACATGGCTGAAATCCTTGGGCATGTACTTCTCGGCCACGGCCTGTTGATAACTGTCGACCAGGTAGCCTTCCATGCCCAGGATGGGCTTGATCTCGGCACGCTCACACGCCTCGAGGAACATGAGGTGAGCACCGACCTCCTGGTGATCGGTGAGAGCCACAGCCTTCTGTCCGAGTTCGACGGTGCGCTGAGCGATCTGTTCGACACTGGCATAACCGTCGAGAAACGAATGCTGACCGTGAACATGGAGTCCGACAAAGTCACTCATGAATCTCCTGTGGGGATGGACGAGAGAGATGTGGTCGTCAGGAGTCGTCTTACCCCGCCTGCCGACGGGGACCGTCCTTCAGGGCACCCCGACGGAATCTCACTGACCGTTACCGGCGCGTCGACCACATCCTCTCTTCGAAGAATCTACGACGAAGCGCCCGCAGGTTCCTTGGAACCCTTCGTCATCTGATCCCGCAACGAACTCATCCGCGTGTTGGCCGAGGACTCCACAGTCTGTGCCTCGTCGGCACCTTCGTCACTGAGCGGTGTGGTGGCCACATCGTCATTCTTCTCGTCCGATGCGCCCTCCGGGCTGCCCTTGCCCTTGTACTTGCCCAGCAGCGGCTCGCAGACCTCGGCCGTGGCCAACCGGGCGATCACCCAATCCTCGAGCGAGAGCGGCTGATCGTCGTAGACCTTGCGGACATCTTCCTCGGTGTCCAACCCGTCGATCACGTCGAGCGGCACCACCGAGTAGCTGGTCTTCTTGTCGTTGCCTTGACGCTCGATCAGGTAATCCCGATCGAAGAGCCCGTTGTTCCGACGGTTGTGGGTCATGAACATGTTCCAGAAATTGGACAGGCCCTGCTTGATCAGGAAATACTGCCGCGCGTTCTCGACGGTCTGGGTCTTGCCTTCCTTGTCCTCGTAGGTTCGGGTGGCCGTCTTGTCCCGAACTGACATCTTGGTCCGGCCGCCCACCTTCTCCTGGGTTTCTTCCCGCAACACACACAGGCCGAGGGTGATTTCACGCCGGTACTTGGCAGGGTCGACCACCTTCTTGGCATAGTCCCGCAACTCGATCTCGGGGTGCTCCTCGAAATAGTCCGGGATGTCCAGGCCGACCGAGGCAGGAGAGACAAAGGTACGAACGGAATCATCATCACACTTGATGAAGTCGTACACCTCGCAGGTGATCACTTCGTCGGGCATGAACCGCACCACGTGCTCGTACTGCTCACCCTTGCCGTTCCGGTCGTCCTTCCAGACGAGCATCGGCACATAGTCCTTGGAGCCGGACGCCTTCTGCCGATCGATGGCATTCTGGACTTCATCGAAGCCTGACTTGAACTTGGCCTTGGCCTTGAGGTCCTTGATATCATCGGACATGGGGGTTCTCTACTTTCTACTCAATCGTGCTGGGATACAAAGGGTTTCATGGAATTGTCTGGGATGCGATGAGATGTCTACCGTACCACGATTGTGTCACCCGTGAGCGGAAACTGTCGTAGTAGTGGTCAATACTCCTTTCGCTTCGTCCGGGGTCGGACATACACCTCGAGGTATTCGTACCAGAGAGGACCGACAAGAGAATCCGTACCCGCTTCGAGTCAGCATCAGCTTGAGCGGACCCCGATAATCGATGTCGTGCGCAGCCTCCAACAGGAGGGCATACCAGATCTGCGCCCGCTCCCGGTCACCCTCGTAGGCCGGAGTCTCGAAGAGATAGTCGTAGAAGACCTCGACCTCGGCCGAGGACTGTTCTGTCGGATCGGAAGTGAGAACCTCCCCCGTGTCCACCATGTCCCTGACGGTGCGGCCCTGTGCCTGAGCCGTCGCCTTGACCTGCTCGTTGACCTCGTTGTCCACGAACTTGGAACCCGACGGACAGGAGTGATAGATCTCCCTGATCCGGGGATCGGTGAGATAACCCTTGATCTCGGTGATCTTGGCAAACAACCCGGGCTTGGGGTTGCTGCCATCGGGGTGATAAGTGGCCATCAGTTTGCGACAACGACGCTTGATCTCGGGAATGGTGGCCCAGGGGACCAAACCGAGGAGAGCGTAATAATTGTTCGGGTCGTTGAGATTGCGTGGTACCAGTGCCAACTCACGGTTGGTCGAAGGAAACCCGCAACCGGGTTCGGCCGTATCACGTGTGCAATAGCTGGTCGGCAACTGGAAAGTGGTGTTACCGAAGTAGAGGTTCCCGGTGGTGGTGTTCGACCCCGTGGAATATACGAAACTCTGTGTTCCGTGGGAGGGGAAGGTCATGGACGGCTCTCAGAAGGGCCTCTTGTCGGCAGGAACGTCGAGCGCGTCGAGCCGGTCCCGTCGTTCTTGAATGTACTGAGCATCCCGTACCTGCCGCTGTGCCTGGTCTTCCTCATGAGCTGCGGTGATGTCGATGAGCGACTCGAGCAGTCCCGGTCCGGGCTCGAGGTACTGATGCTCGACCGTAGGGTACGGACTGTCGTCCTGGGGTGCGCTCATCCGTTGCCTTCCATTCGGCCATGGCCATGTAGCCGGACCTCGCTCGAGAAATCACATCCATGAGCTGATCCCTGTCTCTGTAGTCTCCCAGGTCTTTGCCCTTCTCGGCGGGGACGACCTCGACAACGGTGTGACGGTACAACGCCTCGGTGAGTCGACGTGCCGCCAGTTGTCCGGCCGGGTCGTCGTCCATGAAGATGGTCAGCTTGGCAAACGGCCGGAGCAGAGCTACCTGCTCTTCCGGCATCTTGGCCCCGAAGGTGGCGACCACCCCCGCCAACGGGTCTCGATCATCGAGCATCAGGGTCTCGGCCATGGCCACCGACATCGGGGACTCGACCACGATCAGCTCCTCCTTGCCCCGCTCGATCACCCGCTGAAGGTTGTAGAGCGTGGAGAACTTGGGAAATCCTTTACTGTTCTTGTACTTCTCGATCCGGCCGGTCTCAGGGTTCGGCGGGGTCCGAGGCCAGCGAGGATCGGTCAGGCAACGCTTCTGCCAACCCACCAGCTTCCCGTCCGGGGTCCAATGCGGGAAGGTGACCCGGACGGCCACCGGGTCGTACCCGATCTGGAGCCGAGACGCGGCCTCGAGCGAGATGCCCCGGTCGGCGAGGAACGGATGCATGTTGGCCCAGCCCTTGAGCACCCGATCGGAGTAGACAGGGTAGCTCTCCCGCTTCGGGGTGGCATCGGCGAAGACATTCTTCAACTCGTCGGCGAAGGACAGCTGACGCTCCGAGGATGCCTCTCCTACCAGCTCCGAGAGCAGCGGCATGATGTCGGCGAGATGGGTCTTGTTCTCCATCCGCAGGATGAACTGAAGAATGTCGCCACCCGGCCACGTGGAGTAGGTCCGACACAAATAGAGCTTGGATTCGACATTGGCCAGCGCGCTGGGGTTTTCGTCACCGTTGGCATGATGCGGGTCCACCCCGTCCAGCAGGCAGGAGTGCACGATCTCGTCACCCTCGAGGCTCTGATTGCGGGCTCCGTAGTGATCGAGCACGACGGCCACATCGATCTGCCGAAGGTACTGCTTGTAGAGCCTGCGCGCGTTCTCCCGCTCCTCGAGGATGCCGAGTCCCCGGATCAGTTTCACGAGACGCGCTCCTGCGTGTACTCCCGGATCACCGACAGCTCGGAGCGCTCGTTGAGATGCCACGCCAGAAGCCAGGAATTCTCGTCACTACGACGAGCCTTGAGAACATCCATGACCATCGTCCGGTTGGCACGCATTTCCTTGGTCCGGCGCAACGACAGAGCCAGGTCGACGGTGCGCTCGATATCCGCACTGTTGGCGATCTGCCACGCCCCGAGCGCTTCCCCCTTGGCCGAGGCTGCGGCGGCCGTACGGTTGAACTGGACGGCCATGAGGCAGGACAGCTTACTGGTACTGCCCCGGTCGATCTCGTCCTTCAGGTCGAAGATGATCTCGGCGTGCTTCTCGGTGGTGTCCATGCGGTACCGGGTGGGCTTGGGGTCCATGTGTGAGAGCTGATCGATGATCAGATAATCGCCGCCGAGTTGTCGGCAGCGACCCACCAGGTCGACCACGGTGCGCTCACCCCGCTCCGGTTTCTCCACATAGATCGGACCCAACTCACCGAGGTCCCGCTGAGCCGCCCTGTGCCGGTCGTATTCGGAGACGGAAAGCTGGCCCCGGGTGAACCGGCCGTACCCCACTCCGGAAGCGAAACAGTCGATCCGGTCCTCGAACTCCCCGATGGCCTGCTCCAGAGTGAAGATCACCGGAGTGAACCCGGCCTGGCGAGCCTTGAGCGCGGCATTGGTCAGGCTGAAACTCTTCCCCACTCCGGTGTAGGCCGCGACGATGCCCAGCTCCCCGGGCAACAACCCCCCGGTGTGCGAGTCGACCTCATCGAAACCCAGAGTCATGCCCCGGTCGAGCGCGCCGGACGCGAGACGCTGTTCGTAGCGGCGCTGCCGGTCGATCACGGTGGACGCCATGTCGGACCGATTATGCCGGGGTGAAACCGCCTCCTTGGCCTCCCAGGACCTCGAGTGCAGCTGATTGAGCGCACCGATCGGGTTGTCCTTGAGTGCCTCGGCCACCCCGATCAACATCTCCTGCGCGTTGTTGCGCACGTACCTCTTCTGAAGCTCCTCGACCAACCAGGTCAGAGCCTCCTCACCGGACTCGACCCGGTAGCCGGGGAACTCGGCGACCAGCACGGTCTCCGGTGGAACCTGTTCCATCTCGTTGCGATGCCAGTAGGCAGTGATGAACTCGAACACCTGCTGATTCATCGGGTCCTCGAAAACCTGGGCTCGCAGCCCCATGTCCCAGACCCGAGACATGTTCTCGACGGTCGACAGGTGAGCCAACAAGGACTTCTCGAAAGATGCCATGTGGGGGTTTTATCCTTTCAGAAGATCGGGCGCACAAGCCCTTTCCTCAGCTCCACCAGAAGCCTCTCTGTGGACTGAGGACGGAAGTCCGACCCCAGCATCTCGTACCGAAGCGAGCGTTCCCACAGCAACGACAGGATGGCCCCACCGTAGCCGTTGCTCAGCTCCTTGATCGTCATGTTCGTGGTGAGGAAGGTGACCTTGCCGTCCTGCACCCGTCGCCGCAGCACGTCATCGAAGGTGGTCTCCGACAGATTGATCTTGGTTTTCATATCCCGGCCGAGGTCGTCCAACAAGAGCACATCGGTCCCGATGATCTTGGTCTGGAAGTACCGCTGCTCCTCGGGCTCCCGCCATCCGGCCGTGAACATCTCGACCATGTGCGCAAAAGTCGTGGAATAACAGTTGTAGCCGAGCTTGATCAGGTCTTTGAGCAGCAAGGTGATCGAGAACGTCTTCCCCACCCCGTAGTCACCGTAGAGGACCAACCCGAGCCCCCTGTCGACGTAGTTCATGTGGTTCCTGAGGTAGTCGTCCATCCAGAGCCGGACCTCCGGGTCCCCCTCGAAATCATCCCAACTGAGCTGCTGGTAGGTGACCCCGATCCCGGCCGCGAGATAGTGCTTGTGCAGCTGAAGCTGAAGCTGACAGTCACACTTCTGCATGAGGCCATCCCAGAAATATGTGCGCTCGGTGTGGCAGGTGGGGCAGTACTCCCTGAAATCGGGTTTCAGCTTGGGATGCTGCCGGTAGAGCCTTTCGGCTTCTCGATCGGAAAGAAAGTGGTAACGGAGCTGTTCGGCCTCATCCATGGAGGAACTCGCTCAGGGAGACGAAGCCACGCATCGCCTCCTGTTCGGTCTTGACCTGGGCTCGGTCGGTGTTGACATAGTCCTGGACCTCGGAATAGAGCTGATCCGTCCACCACTTACGTTCCTTCTGGAACGAGAAGAACCCGATCGGTTTCCCGTCGTGTCGGCCCTCATACCGGAAGATCACCCACTTGAGGATCTGCCCGGCACCCTTCTGGCCGTACACCTTCTGAAGCTGAGTCATCACGGCACGTTCCCGGTGTCCGGCCCCGTCCACCCGAAGGTCGATATCGAGAACCTGATGCATGGCTTCCTTGAGATAGGACACCAGCCCCAGGGGGGTCACCTGCTCCACCCGCTGACCGATAATCTGTTCTGCCGCATCGAGTTCGGTAAAACTCACCGTCGAATCTCCTTGCATGGGGGTTGGTTCGGGACCACCGACCTCTGCCGGTGGCCCCTTCGTCCGAGCATAGGACTGATCTTGAAGATATTGGGGGATCTACGTGCGTGGCAGGTGCTTCCCGAGCCGGTCTTGCACCAGGCGAGAGGGGCTCGGCCGAGACACCCTCCCTGTCTCATATCACCGGGAACCGGCGTCCTTACGGGCGGCGTCGATCCGGTCGCACTCGGAGAGAATGCGCCCGAAACCGTCGATCACTTGCACTCTGGGTAACCAACCCCGAGCATCGGCCACCAAGAGAAGGTCTCGAAGCCCCTCCAGTGTGTAGCGGGGGTAACCATAGGTGTTCTCCGGAGAACGGGGCTCGATCGGGGTACCGTCCGGCCGGACCAGATCACTCTGCTGGTGCCGTCGCCGGAGCCATTCCCGGGAAACCCCGATCAGCCCGGCCGCTTCCCTGGTCGAGTAAGACAACTCGCTCGGCAGGGAAAGCAACACGGACCGGAGCACGGGTCAACCTTTCTTCTTGGTGTCGTCCTCGGGGTCGTAGTCCCGGGGCACGAACCTCGGTGTCTTGGGCTTACCCGGCACGATGGCCTTCTTGAGCAGTTCCATCTTGGAGGGGTCCTCCTGGATCAGCCGCATCAACTTCTCCTCGGAGAACACGGTCTCGGTGTGCGCAGGAACAACCACCTCGGGAACGTCCACTACATCGAATACCCGGTTTGCCTCCGGCCCAAGCAGACGAACCAGTTCCTCGATGTTGAGCTGCGGGTCGGGCTGACCGGCACCCTCACGCTTGAACACTCGACGCATCTCGGGAATCTTGAGAGCACCGTTCTCACCGGGGCCGACGGTCTTGTCGAGATGAGCGAAAACCAGAGTCTTGATCGCCTCCCGGCGAGTGTCGAGGAACTCGGTGATGTCACGCATCCGGTCGTGCTCGGCCATCAGGGAAACAGCCTCGGAATGCTCCAGCTCCCGGGGGTCGGTCGTCTCGATCGTGACGATCTTGTCCACGTACTCGGTCATCATGGTCTCGACCTTGGTCAAGGTCTCCAGGTCGAGCGAGGCGACAGCCGTGGCCCATTCCTTCTTGCGAGCGGCAACGGTCCTACGCCGAGTGGCGTCGACCGACGCAGTAGCCACCTCGTTGATCGTGCTCTGAAGCTGAGAGGCGTACTGAGCCTCGAGATTAGCGAGGAAGGACGTGACCAGATCGGTCATGACGGAGGTTCCTTTCGGGGTGTGGGGGTTCGGTCTTGCGATTTCCCCACTGTACCAGATCTGAGCCAGAATTGTCTAGACCACACAAATATGCGAGTCGACCAGGGCCTGAGCGTCCCGACCGGAAAGTGTTGCCCCCGTATAGATCACCTCATGACACCGGAGACATTCAAGATCGGGAGAGATCTCTCCGACTTCGCCCCCGACTTCGGCCGAGGGTTCCTCATATTCTTCGGGGGTACAGGCCGGACAGGTGTGTCTGTGCAAAGAGAAATGTACTTCCTGGCCGAACACGACCACGTCCACTTGCATCTGACTCTCCTCAGTTTGCGTCCACAGCGGCCTCGGCAAGATGCTGAAGCTCGATCTGCTTCATCCGCACAGCATCGGCGAAGACCTTCATCTCGAGATTGGTCAGCCCCTCCGACATCTGGACTCCATGCACCCAATGCATCGAGATCAGAAGAAGAAGCTGACCGTAGTACTGCATCTCGATCCAACCGAACTCGGTTTCGACCATGGGCAGACCCAACCGAATCGCCTCGACCGGCTGAAGTTGCCTGCCATGCACGGCCTGCGCCTCCTCCATCATCTTGTCGGCCGTCTCGCACCAGAAGACCATCACCTTGATGAAGGATTTCCCGATGTCTCCCTGTTCCTCCAGCATCCGCTGCTGTGTACTCCACGAAACATCGTCCAGAACCTGCACTGACATCCTCTCCCTCTACCAGAACTGTACCCACTACTCTGAGACTAACATCGGTTCGAGCAGGGGAGTTGGATGTACCGCATTCACGAGTGGGACGACATATCGACTCGGGTGATGGCCGGGGAACGTATCGTCGTCATCGAGGAATCCCCTGAATACCCAGGTCATCTCACCTTTCAGGTGATGGATCAGGAGAGCTTCGTCCGCACATACTCCGAGTACCTCTCCCGGTACTCGTTGCTCTCGGAACTGTTCACCCTCTCGGCCTTCGTCACCAAACTCGAGACCGACGGCTGGGAACCGGTCTTCCTGACCTCGGCCGCCGATCTCATTCTGGAATACGAGCATTACTCCCAGCCCCTGATCATCGACAACCTGAAATTGCCCCACGGTTTGTTCGGGTTCCAGCAGTATTCGCTCAACCGTGCTCTGGAACGTGCCGTCGACCAGAAGGGGAAGGTGTCGGGCTTCTTCTTCAACTGGTCTCCGGGCTCCGGCAAGGGTTCGGTGGCGGCCGCCGGAGCACAAGAACTATGGAACAGAGGTGAGATCGATCTGGTGTTGTTCTTCACCCTGCGCCGAATGAAGATCAACATGGCCCGGCGGATGGAAGACCTGACCGAACTACGGGCCGAAATTGCGGAAGGGACCGCACTGCGCCGGAGAAAGCGTTACGCGGCGGCCGAGGCCCAGTGCTATGTCCTGAACTACGAGAAAGCGCACTTCGATCTGGAACCCCTCTCCGACCTGATCAGAGGCACACGAGTGCTGTTCGTCCTCGATGAAGTGCAGAAGGTGCTCTTCGATGAGAACGGCTCCCCGACCCGAGCCCGAGCCGGGCTCCAGAAGCTGATGCGTGAGTCGAAGAAGTCGATCGTCTGGCCCATGTCCGGCTCGGTGGTCAAGCATTCCCCCGTGCGCTATCACGATGTGTTCCGAGTGCAGGAGATGCGCGGCCGGAATCCGTTGGGCTCCAAGGAAGACTTCATCGAGAACTATTCCTTCTCCCACGAAACGGTGCCGACCTTCGGCAACGACTTCGAACTGGTGATCCGTTGGAATCAGGCGAAACTGGCCGAGGTTCCTCATCAGGTTTCGGCGCTCACTCAGTCGGTGCGCAAAACCAGTCCCGGGGTCCGGGAGTTCTTCAAGGACATGACCACCGAGGTGATTCCAGTACAGATGTCGGTCGAGGACCGCACACTCTACGACGTGATCACCGACGATGCTCGCGGTGACCGGGAACGGATGTCGCAGTACTACCAACTGCTGCGCTACGTCTGCAATACCCCCGAGTCACTGCGAAGATCGGCCTCGGAGCTGGCCCCGATCTATCTCGAGCGCTATCCCCAACTGATCACCTCACGCAACTGCGCCAAGCTCGACACCACGTGTGAGTTGCTGGACAACAACATCGCGGCCGGGGACAAAACGGTGGTGTTCTCACATCACACTCATCTGAGCTTGTTTCTCATTGCCGACGAGCTGACCCGTCGAGGGATCACCTATGTACTGCACTACGGAACGGGGCAGACCGACAAGCAGGGCCAACAAGCTCAGGACGACTTCATGACCGACGACTCCATCTCGGTGTTCCTGAGTTCGGATGCCGGAGCCTACGGACTCAACCTGCAAGCCGCGCGGTACGTGATCAACTACGACATTCCTTACGATCCGGACACCTTGACCCAGCGGAACGACCGGATCGATCGTGCAGACTCTCACCTGACCGGGCTGACGAGCTATGTGCTGATGACCGAAGACACACTCGAGGAACGCATCTGGTCGATTCAGGAGAAACGACGAGCGCTGTCGGCCACGGTGCAAGGGACGGTGGAAAATCTGAGCCGGATGGACGCACAAACCTACCGAGAAATGTCGGAGGCTCAAGCGATACCGGAGCTGATGTTCGGGGGCACACGGTCATCTCTGATGGCTCGGTAGTTATACGTCCTGCCGACTTATATGTCGGTCGGGACGACTCTCCCCTTGCTGTATCACCGATCGTCATCAATTTGTTACAAAAAGAAACATCACCCTACGGCGCAGGCTTTCTCGATCCTCTTGATCTCGTCCAGGTTCGGCCCCGACCACAAACGTGACTCTCCGTGGTCCTCCACCCGGACCAGGGGGAACGCCCGCAACCCTGCGGCGACTGCTTCCTGGAACACCTCGGGATGATCGGCGATCTGTTCGGTGGAATACCTGATCCCCTTCTTCTCGAAGCGGCCCATCACCGTGTGGCACGCAACGCATCCTGGCTTGGTGTAGACAACAACTTTCACGACGAAATTCTCTCTTCCGATCGGACGGGCTACGACCTACTGCCGATAGTCCGGAGTTGTTCTCATGCCGTACGCATATCCTTCGTTCGACAGGATGACGGCCTGAATCAATCCCTGGGTGACAGGTTGCTGGGCCACCACATAAGCACTGTTCCGATACCTTAACTCCGTCACTTCTTGGATGGGCTGAGAACCGTCACCGAGTCTCACGTAGTAGCGGATATGGGATAACTCCGAATACACGTCCGAGAGGTAAAGCTCGTCTTCCTGGTCCCCCGTGAGGACCAGCTCGAGATTGAAATCCATCGCCGTATCTGCGGTGGTGTTGGCCGTGGGAAGAGTCGCTGTCGTCCCTGCGCCTCCGGTGGCGGTGTAGGTCGTCACGGCTCCCAGGGTGGCGGTGAGCTTGTTCTCCGCACCCGCCGCCGTCCCGCGATAGAGCTTGTAGCCCGTTGCCCCCGGTACCGCCGTCCAGTTGAGAACCTGTGTGCCGTTGAGGACAAGGGTGGCCGAAACCTCGTTCGACCCCAACGTCTCGCCGTTGGCGTTGATGGCCGTGAGCTTCCAGTAATACGTTCCCGCCGCAAAGGTTCCACCCGAGGTATTGGTCGCACCCTTCGTGAGGACTGGAGCAGCCAGAGAGGGATTGACCGGGACCTCGATCAGATCGGTGGTGAAGTCCACCCAGCGCCCGGCCGGGGCATCCACGGGAGTCTGATAGATAACCAGGTTGTCGCTGCGCCGAACCAACCGGATCAGCAGAATGTTGTTGTTGGCGAACGGTTTGTAGAACACACAGCCGAGTCGGAACAGACCTCCAGGGATGTAATGGGTCTGCTGCCGCAGCCGGATACCGGCCTCTCCAGCCCCGGCAACCCGGTTGAAACGCAGAACACGACGGCCCTGGTATCGACGGTCACCGTCGAGGTTGACCGCGACCACCCCACGTGAGGCCCCCCACGAGATCACGGCGTCGGTCCAGTCCACAAAGGAGTCCAGCCATGCAGAACCGGAAAGGTTGGCCGGAATGATCGAGGCTGCCGGGGTGAGCTGGTCACTGGAGCTACTGGCCCACAGTGCATCCGACCGGATCAAACCCGAGTCCTGGAACTCGGAGAACAGCTTGGTGAAGTTGCTGCCGGTCTGAAAGGTAAACGAAGCCACACCCTGGGTACCGGTGCCGTCCCAGGTGATCACCCCGGTGGGCATCTGGGCGATGCCGGTATAGGTCCACTGGTCGGCGGAGTACAGCGGAAAATCGTAGACCTCACGGTCCTGGCCGAAGATGTAACTGGAGACGAACGGAATCACCTCGCGAACACCCGCGAAATACGCGATGGCGGCATCCCGACGAAGCGTCCTGATCTCGTACCGATGCACCGCTGTGGTGGTGAAGCGCAACCGGGTCTCGAGCGTGAGCCTGCGTTCGGTGACGGTGGAGGTGGAGGTGAGCCGTTCCATCACCGATGCCGGAATCCGCAGCTGTTGACCGGGGAAAATCCAATAATTGGTGCCTCGCACCGGAATTGCTCCAGCACTGCCCCTGGTCTCGATGGCTCCGGGGTTGGCGGCGTAGATCTCCTGCCAGGGGATCGACGTATAGGGCTCCAGCTTGAACAGGCCGTCACTCTTGATCGTGGTGTAGTTCTGATCCTGAGCGAGGATGAACGGGTTCAGCACCTCACGCCGGTAGATCTGGTTGCTGCTCAGCTCGATCTCGGTGGTCTTGCTCAGGTTCGGGTCGTTGCTGTGCGGCACCGTGGTGGTGGTATATCCCACCCCCGTGTTGATCTGCACCGGATCGTAGGAAGTACTGATCACCCGGCCGAGAGCGTCGAGAATGGAACCGAGCGAGTTGACGGAACGAACCCCGTTGAGCGAGACCCCCGCACCTCCGACCTCGGAACCGGTGAACAGCCGTGGCCCGAGAGTGGCGACCTGCTGCACACTGATGGGGAACACCTTGTAGGACACGTCGATCCCGGACTCGTAGATCGGGTACGGCTCCTCGGTGAGATTGGTGAACTCCATCTTCAAATACTTGGCGGTAACCATCTGCGGGAAGAACATCATGCCCTTCTCGGACACGTAGTTCTTCCAGATCGGGGTCCAGGTCTTCTCCGAATATTCGGAATGGTCGACCCCGCCGACACCGAAACGCTGCTGAGTCCAGTCGGCGGAATAGACAGCGTTGTCCAGCGAACTGGAGGGGATGTTGCCGAGCGCGTCCGGCAACTGAGGGTCCGGGTTGACATAGACGATCGGGTTGACCATGAAATTCTCGAGGCTGCCCTCGTACGCCTCACCGAACTTGATGACCTGTGCCGTCATCAGACCCCGGAACCCGTACATCTCCACCAGCCCGTCGAAAGAGACGAGCGTGGGGAGGGCCGAGGTGGGGGAAATGACGGAGGCGATGATCTCGTTCCGACGGTTGCGGACCTGAAGAATGATCCTCGAGGGGTTGTAGGCCCAGCCGATGACGATCCGCAGAGGCTCGTCGGCGAGGAAGGTCTGCGTGATGCCAGCGGAGAAGGTGACCGGTGAGAATCCACTACGGAGGAAGGACAGCACGAACTGTCCGGCCCCGGGGTCATAGGTCAGTTCGGGATGATAGGCCACCTGCTGATCCGGTGGGGTGCACCGCAGCAGGACCGGCAGGACCGAGGGTCCGTTGGTGGCGGGGAAGTCCGGGGTCCATTCGAACCCGGCCCACGCAGGGATGCGGTCCTGCGGTCCCCAGTAGGCACGGAAGGCATAACGCGAAGCCAGGGTGGCTCTGGTGTCCCACCGACCTCGGCCGGAGCGCCAGTCGGTGTTGATGTCCACCTCCGGCTGCAAGGAGATGGGGCTCAGCTTGCGTGTGCCCACGGTGTCGTCGCTGGTGTAGTAGAGGTTCAGGTGCTGACCGGTGTGCACGGGGTCGACATAGAGCCGGTCGATGGTCTGTGGTCCTGCGTTGACGTTGCGCACGTCGAGGTAGAGCGAAACCACGGCTGCCGGGTCCGGCATGGGAGCCGAGCGCCAGAAGGTGGTGGTGTTGCCGTCGATGGCCTTGGCCGCGTCCCAGTCCTTGATGGTCTTGGCGATGACGTTACCGATGGTGTCCTGCTCGTCCTCAAGGTTCTGGACACCCTGGTTGCGGTCGTAGACGTTGCGCTTGATCAGTGTGTTCCGCACCCCCACCGAATACGGGACGGAAGGCAACTCGGGGTCGGTGGTCCGATTCAGTCTCAGTTGCACACTCTTGGCCACGATCGGATAGACGGTGGAGTGATAGGAGTACCAAGCCCGGGCAGACGAACGAGACAGGTCCAGGGACAACGGAACCCGCTGCTTGTCGAGGATCTGTCGCCAGTTGTTGGAACGGTCCTTGTACCAGACCTCGATGTGACAGGACTCCCGCAGAAACTCGGCAGCAAACTCCGAGATCGACAACGGGATCTTGTAGTTGATCGTGACAACTTCGGTACTGGTGTCGGTACTCGGCCGTGGCTGACTGTACCACTCCCGGTTACTGGTGTCGATCGGAACAGCAGGGTTCTTGGGGTCGAAGTTCTTGTTGTTGAGCAGGTCACTGATCAACTGGATCAGCGTAAGGGGAAAGTGAAAGTCGAAATAGAGATTCAATCCGAAGGCCACTGTCAGTGCACCCCACCCCAGAAGTTCTCGAGCACACCCAGAACGGAGTTCTGCCGGTTGGTCCACGGTGAAGTGACGGTGGAATCCCGCACAGGTGGGTTGTAGGCCACAGCGAAATCGGGGGAATAGGTTTTCTTGGTGGTCGACTCCGGCACGATGGGCACACGGAAATGCAGGTTGTCTGCTTGTCCCCCGGCCGCAAGGACGCTGGCCTTGGCGATATCCACATACGCCTGCTGACTGACGTAGATGAAGATGTAGGGCGTCTTGTCGGCGTTGAGTGCCGGAGCTACTCCCGGAGTGAGACCGTACTTGCCACCGGGATAATTGTCAGGGCTGTCGGCCTTGTCGTACTCGGTCCAGGGGGAGAACTGACCGGACGTGGTGTACGCCTCGTAATTCGGCTCTCGCTTGACCGAAACGCCGTCGGCCTGGAGGGTCCCGTACTCCACCGAGTCGATCGGGGAACGGGCTCCTCCGGAGATCAAATAGTAGTAGCCGTACTCCTGAGTGATGTTGAAGGCCCGGTAGGGCGCGACGTTGACATCTCCTTGAAGCAACCATTTCTCGGTGGGCAGCAGGTCGATCAGCAACAGGTCGGGAGCGGGAAGATCAGCGAGGATCGGTGCCCCGGTGACCTCCTTCTGCACCTCGAAATAGCTGGAATCGGCAGCGGCTGCCTTGATGATGATCGGGGTGTTGACGGCCAGCCCGTTCAGGGAGACGGTGACGATCACGTCGGCCGGGGAGATGCGTTTGACCATCTCCCGCATGAGCCGGAACTCCTTGGGACTCAGACCAGTCTTGTGCGGGGTGAGCACGACCTCGTTCCGCGCGGTGAGCGGTGCCCGGCCGAGCGATGCCGTCAGCCCGAAGTTGTCCTTGTACCGCCACACCTCGAGAATGTCACAGTCGGCCGAGGTGGCCGCGTGCATAGCCATCCGCAGACCGGCAGGTGTGCCACCGAGCCCGCAGGCGATGAAATACTCCTTGATCCGGGCTCGGTACCAGGCATCCTTGACGCGCACCTCATCCCATTGGTCCGAGGTGAGCATGTCCTGAGAGGGGTTGTATTTGTAGGACTCCGATTCGGCTCGAATCAAGATGCCGATGTTGCCGAAGATATAATCCAGGTCCGAGAAGTAGACGGTCTCCAGTGCCGCCCCCAACCGGGTCATGAAGATGTCTTTCTTCAGCGAGCTGGCCCCGGCGTCTCCACAGAGAGCATCGACCAGCTTGTACACGACCGTGGTGGGGTCGGCAGTGAAGACGGTTTCGTCAAAATGCGCGAGACGCGACTCCGTGGAGCGCGGCGGCATGAGCGGGAAAACTGCGCTGTTCGTATCGGTGACACCAGGTGAGGTCATCACGCACTCACCTTCTTTCGGGCTCGTGCCTCACGCTGCATTCTCGCCTGGCAGATCTTGCAGTACCGGCGGGGACCGCTACCAGGGTAGGTGCTCTTTCGGAGGCCATCCAGCTTATGTCCCAGACTGCACTCAGTGCGTGTGGCCATTCCTCGAATCTTGTTCACCCGTGCGGTCACTGGCTCCAAATGACTTGGCCTGGAGCACTCGCGCACTCGGCACAGGTGATCTAGCTGCAATCCTTCAGGGATCGTCAGCCCGAGCAGCACGTAGATGTAGCGATGAAGAGTGACATTGCCGCCATCACGACCACCGATCCAAATCGTGCCATAACCCCTTCGAAGCTGACCAGTCCAAGCCCAGCACTCGTCAGGCACGAAGGTGCTGCGCTGTTCGATTACAAACTGAGCAGCGATCTTGGCGGGCACCTCAAGGGGGATCATCACTACCTCGTATTCGCTTTCCTAGTGACGACCGCATCAAGAAAGACCGGAAGCTGATTGTCGGCGAAGATGAAATCCGCGATCTGGGTAGCCAGCGGGGTGACATCGTCGGAGTAGGAATAGACCCGGACCCCGTAGTTACTGGCATTCTCGGTACTGGTGGTGATCCACACGTTGTCCACCCCGACCACCTGATGCACGATCGAAGTGATATCACTCATCTCCACGACAGCGGCATAGCCGAAGCTGGCGAAGAAGTTCCGCAGCATGGTCTGGATATTGGTGAGCACCTGAGAGACCACCATGCCCCGGTTGAACTCGACCGAGAGGTACACCCGGACATAACGGTAATCGGCTTGGTGCACGAGCACATCGGTGGTGATCTGCTTGGCCTTACGCATCTGGGCGTTGAGCAGTTCGGGGACCCGGTTGTAGCTGTAGGTCAGAGTGAGCGCGGTACCGGACGCCGGTCCGGCCGGGAGCCATTCGATTCCGGCGATGTCTCGGTTGGACCCGGCGAGCAGAGTGGTGCCCCGCACCCGGTAATAGTGCACACCCTCGGTGTAGGTGGTGGAGGCAACGGTGATGGTACTGGGAAAAGCGACCACGGGCATGGACCCCAAGCGCATGAAACGGTTGGCACTCGAGGGAGCGACGTTACCGATCACCCGGGTGAAGTTACCGGTGTACAGCTCGTTGCTCGAGGTCGTGGAGAACACCTGAGCCGAGACGACGGTGCGCTCGGACACGGTGTACGGGTCGGTGCCGTCGACAAAGATGTCGATCTTGTTCGTGAGTCCATTGACCGGATCGTTGCGAGAGGACTTGGTGGTGTACTCGAACTCCACATCGATGATGTCCCCGGCAACCATGACACCTCCGGCATTACGCACCAGGGAGGGGACAGTTCCTCCGGTGAAGGTGTAATCCACGCTCGGAGAATAGAACACCTCGGTGTCCTGGCCGAGATCCTTGTAGATCGACTGACTGCTGTTCCAGACATATTTCACATCGGAGGTGATCGGCACATTGACGCTGGAGGCAGGTGCTGCCACCTGAGTGCGATAGGTGGTGACCGGTCCGTAGACGACCACCTTGGAGACGAACCGATTCTGAAGACACAGCGCGTTGTAATAATCGAAGGTCCCGGCGATATTGCGCAGGAAGGTGTTCTTGAATCGGGTCCGTAATTCGTTGTCGGTCTCGGTGTCGACCCCTCCGGTCATGGAGGTGAGGTTGGTGACCGAAGCCGAACCGATGGTGGTCCCGAGCGAGGTGACGGTGCCCGGCGCGACGTTGCCGACCGAGCCCGCGATGGTGCACTCGACCGGAATGTCGGTGGAATACACACCTTGCGGGAGTACGGCCGGTGCGGTGGAGTAGAAATACAGGTCCCCTCCTCCGACACCACCCTGCGGCACATAGAACTGAACGCTCTTAGGGATCTCGGTGGCCTGGGTGGCGATGGAGGTCAGCTCCATTCGCAGGGTGCCGGTGGCCTTGCGGCCCTCCAATCGTCCGAATCCGAACAAGCCGACGAATTGCTCCAGCTCGATACCGGACTTGGTGTCGATATCGAGGACGGTGCCGGTGGAGTACTGATCGATATACGCCTCGGAGACAGCCTCGGACACGGCGTCCACGATCTTGCGCTCGGGGGTCCCGATCTCGAGAGACAACCCGGGCAGAGTCGTGTTCAACTTCGCACGAATATCTTGGCTGACCGCTGTTGGAGTGCGTGCTGCCATCTACTTCTCCCTCACTCCTACACCCCGACTCCGACAGCCGTCTGGCCAGCGGTCCCCTTAGCAGTGGTGAACCTGATAAGTACCGAAACTGTATCAAATGTTGTTCGGACCTGGATGTCGTCCACGGTCAAAAGAATCTCGTCGGCCGACAACAGCGAGGGGTTGGTTCGCACGATCTTGGCCTGAAGACTCTGATAGTTCTGAAGCACTCGCATCACTTCGGAGCGCACCTCGGCTCCGCTGGACTGGGTAATGATTCCACCGATGAAGTTATCGAGAATCGAACCATAGGTGAGATGGAAACGATCACAACGGAATCGTTCCCGCAGCCAGATGGACAGATCCTGATAGATCTTGTCCACCCCGGTGACGATGCCCATCTGGGAGCCCTTCAAAAGGATGTCCCCATCGGCAATGGCCAGCGAGAAACTCACGTCCGTCCACCTCCTGTCGTTTCTTCTGTCCGGTCGGCTCTCATAGGAGATGATCAGGCAGCCAGAACCTCCCACAGCGCGATGACGCCACGCGCGGCGGACGACGAATCGTTGACGCCAAGGGTGACCGGCCCCGGTGTCACGGTAGCCGCCGACGCCTTGATGAACACCTGACTGACCAAGTCCGCCGTCGTCTCGGTCCAGTTCGCAGAGGTGAGAGCCGTGTTCGCCGCCGCTGTCAGGGTGTTGGTGGACTTGGAGTCGTCCACTGCCCCGTAGACCCGAGACCGTGCCGCCGTGGTGGTGATGGACTTGGTAAACACCGTCGTATCGAGGAACTGCGCCCCTGCGGTAGCGCCGGTCTGAGTGGCAGCAGCGCCGTTGAGCACCAACACCTGAAGCGACCACGCCCCCGCCACGGCGTTCGTACTGGTGACGGTCATCGCCCCCGGTGCCGTAGCGAAATAGTGGAACGAAATTCTGATGTATCCACCGGAAGTCGTGGGGTCGCCGGTCTGGGCGAAGGCCACGGTGTACGCGCTGCCCTTGGAGTCGGTGTGCACCGCGCTCGGGGTGCCGCTGGAATGCCAACCGCCGATGGAGATGGCCATCACCAACGAATTCGCAGGCGGGGAGAAGCTCGCCGTGGTCAGGTTGGCGACACCGGCAGTATGCACGACAGCCGGTGCCGAAGGGTCCTCGGTGATGCTGCCGGGAACGACGACGGCAGAAGACGGTGGCCGCACCACCATCATGCTCATGAGAGAGTCAGATTCACTGTGCCGGTCAGGTGGACGGTCAAACGATCACCCGGACTCGCCGGGACTGCGCTGGTGTAGACCGAAAGAATATCGTCCTCGGCGAACACCCAGCTTCCGGTCACGGTGCGCGCCGCCTTGGTAGCATCACCCTGAGCCTGGTTGGCGGCGGAGACGGCCAGCGAACTACCGGCCAACGTAGCCCCGGAGTTGCCGCGCATCTCCACCGTCGAGGAACCGCTCACGTCCTGTGTGCCGAAGGTGTAGATGGCCCGAGTGAACGTGCACGGTCCAGGGCGAATGCCGTCCAACACCTGACCGTAGCCCACAGCCCGCGTTGCCAAGGTCTGGATATAAGAAACCTTGTGCGGGGCGGTCCCTTGGGTGATACCAGCGCCGCCGCCCGTCACGGTGACCCACGCCGACTGATCGTCCGGGCGTGTCTGAAGCACTCCCCCCAGCAGCCGAATCTGCCCGGTCCCGAGATTGGTGATCTGCGGCAGGACTACCGGCGATCCGACCAGATAGGTCGGTCCGGAACTGCCGAGAGCGGTGAGACCCTGAACCGGGTCGAGCCCGAACCGATCGTCCATGTGCGGTGTCTTCGAGACCAGCACCCAGGAATCCCGGCTGGAACGCTTCACCACCCATTGCTCACCCAGCACCGGGATGGAGAAAACACCCCCGGCCATCAGGGCAAAGGTGATCTGAATGTCCCCGACCTGCTGATTCCACCCTGTGCACAGCCGCTTTTCGAGGTCTATCGCCTTGATGGCGACGATGGCCTCGGCACTGTCGGTCTGCCGTGTGAAAGGTATGCTCACCCGCCACTACCCTCCGTGAGAGTGGGGAGACTCCCGGTGGAGGTGTCGACCGAGGTCCGTGATGGGGCCATGATCGACGCGGTGGTCTGGAATCCGCTGGTGTAGCTGAAGGTGTGGTTGACCGCATTGACATAGACAGAGATGTCGTGACCGACCAGGTTGATTCTCATGCCAGGGAACAACTCCGGCATGAAGCTCAGTTCCACCTGGGTCAATGTCTGTTCAGCCCACTTCTGCATGAAGCGCTGGGCTGCGATGAGCAACTCGAGACCAGGGTTCGACTGTCCGTTAATGGAGGAATACTGCTCCTTGAGCGGACGGATACCGAACCGTTGAAGAAACTCCGTCGGGTTCGCAATGTCCGGGGTCACCACCGAGTTCTTGGTGAGCTTGTCGAAAAGCCAGGCGTCTTCCACTGTGGCGATACCGGAGGACTGAAGATAAGCCAGGTCACCCGGCATCGTGGTGCCGTCGTACCCGTAGGAACCGACGGTGAACATGTGAGTCACCATCTGATCGTCGTTGAGATCGACCCGTAGATTCTTCAGTTCGATATCCTCGAGATCGACCACGGCCGGTGTGCCGTCGAGACCGAAATAGTCCGGGTAATAGGCAAGAAACTCACCGGTCGGTGCACTCTGAAACTTGCACATCCGAGCCCGGCAGACAGCGTTCACGGTGTCCATCAACGGTTCGTCGTTGAGCGAGGACCGCTCCCCGGTGAACATCTGAGAGACGCCACCCTGATACTTGTCGCTCGGGTTGAACAGATACCCGAAAAGATTCTTGGCCAGCTTGTTCTGGAAAGCCGAAGTTCCGGGTGCCCCAGGAGTTCCCGGTGCACCACCTGCCCCGCCCGGACCACCGGGTCCGACGACGTGATCGCTGGCCCAGTGCACATGATCGCCGTGCTGAGACACTGTGCTCTCACCGTAGGCTGCCCGGATACCGGCCTGATCGGACGGGTCGAGATGCCCGGTCTTACCGCTGAGCAGGAACGGCCCGTTGATATAGATGAGTTGCTGGGTATCGCGGTAATTCTGGTACACCCAATTGGCTATCGCCTGAAGGTCACCACCGATGTCGATGGCCATGCCCATCGGATGGTAGCCACCGTCGTTGGCGTGGTCGGTCATACCCGCGTTGAGAGTGGCGTTCGGGAACGCCGTCTTGACCGCGATCCACATCGACGTATTGGTGGGTCCGTTGCCGAGCTGCCCTGCTTCACCTGCCGTGGGGGTGTAGGTGGGGCCTGGAGGAGGGGTTGCCCCGGGTGCCGGTGCCGGGGCTCCCGGGTTGGACGGTGCCGGGGCCGGGGGTGCTCCCGGGGCAGGGGCTCCCCCCGACTTGGTGCCGGAATTGGGGGGAGCGGTACCCCCGGACGCGGCGATCGCTCGGAAACCCGGCATAAACTGCTGCGCCGAGTGGTGATAGACGAGCGAGGACCAGTCGTCCCAGTTCCCGCGACCGTTGTAGAGCATCCGAGCGATGTTGGTGCTCACCGCAGGATCGAGTCTGTTCTGCCCCGGCAGCATGTTGTCGTGACCGCTGTTGATCTGCCACAGCCCCCGGTCGATGGTGCCGTCGTTGTTCGGTGGGCTGACAGATGCAGGATTACCACCGGATTCGGCCTTGATGATGGAGCTGCCTGTCACCACGTCCTCGCCGGACCACCCGGCGTTGGTGACGATCCAGACGATCTCCATGTCGGAATACGCGGTGCCGTTGGCCGGAGGGCCGATGGAGGTGAAGTTCGCTCCGGCCAGCGCACCACCAGGACCGGTGGCCGCACCAGCGGTACCGGTACCGGTCGACTCGTCATAGTCGAACATGGTCTTGAACTTCTTCAGCCCTTCGGAGGCCGTGTCCTTGTACTTCTCCGCACCCTTGGCCAGATAATCCACGAAGGCAGTGGGGAAGTCCTGGATAATGATCTGGTCTTCCTGCCATCCCCCCACCTTGATGAGGATGTTCTGGAGCATGAACCCGATACCGCTGTCCTTGTTGGCACCGGCCTTGTTGTTGGCATTGGCAGCCACCTGATCGAACAGTGCCGCCGAGGCTGGCAGACCCGGGTCCCAGTAGGTGTACTTGAGCCGCTTGAGCGTGCACGACGCGGTGATCTGCACGACCCCGGGGTAAAGAGTGATCGCTGGAACCGAGTTCAGGTACCCGGTGAAAACGGTGATCCATTTGACCCGGCGCATCCGGATGATGACCCGGTCCATCCGGCTGAGCACGTTGTTGTACCGTCTGCCCTTGTTCGCCAGTTGAAGCGAGGCAAAGGACACTCCGTCTCCGGAGCGCTGAATATTGCCACCCACCAAGTCCCGGGAGATGTCGATGATCCCGGTCTTGGTGGAGATCAGCACCTCGCAGTCCGGGCTGTAGACCAACGTCTTGAAAGACGGCATCCGAATCAGTTCCTCCAGCTCATGGGATCAACCCACCGGGGATAGGACTGTTGGGATCGGACGGCCGAGGATGGGCTCCGGTCCCGGGAATGATGTTGTTGATCGCCGGATTGTTGGTCGGTGGAGTGATGCCGTCGGCGGGAGACGATCCCCACCATCCTTCGTTCCCCGCTCCGGCCCCGATGTTGTTCCCGAACATCGACTTGAAATCGGAGGCCAACGAAGAGCCGTAGGTCTTCTCCGAGAGCAACGAATCGACCAGGAACATATCGACAGTGCACCGGGGAGCGATGTTGAAACGCTTGTCCCCTGCGGGCATCTTCTCGATGAAACCCGACCAGTTGTTGATGCCCCGTTCGGGCCACCAGAGCAGAACCTCCGGATGCTGGGTGGTCCCGGCCATGGCCTTGATCTGATGCCCCCGCACGAAATCCTGAAGAGCCTTCATCTCGGCCCAGCTGGAGGTGATGACATCGAACTGGAAAGACTGCTGAGTGGACTTGATCGGGAAATGCTGAAGCATCGTCTTGGTCTGGGCCGAGGTGATGTTCCCGGTGAGGGGAGTCCGGAACCCCTCCACCTTGAGATTGAGCGAACCGACCTGCTCACAGGAAACCTTCATCAGGCTCATCGCCGGTTCCTCGCATCGAGCGCTACATGATCGACCGGCTGCCGAAACGGAGGCATCTCGTCTTCGACCGGAAAGAAGAACCCGATCTC